ATGGATGGTGTTGGGGGGGGGGTTGTGTTTTTTTAGGGTGTGCTCTTTAGCATTGAGTACGGGGTGGTAATCATTGCTTGTGTGGGTTGACTGGGAAGAGCCATTTGTCTTGGTCATACGCGTCATACGTCTTATCCCACCAGACTGTATCTTTCTTGGTAATCCTTGCAACTGCTGTTGTCTTCTTCTTTGCTCTGTGTACTTCTTTACCTGTGTTTGCAGCTTCTTCGTATGTTCTGTAAAACCTTAAGAACTCAACTTCATCGTAAACATAGTAGAGACGGTTATCTCTCTCTGCTCTAATCCTGTCGTATTCCTTCTCCCTGATGTAGATGTCATCAGTGAAGTGGAAATATCCTCGTTCATCAAAGGCATAAGGTTTTCTTCTGTTTTCTTTTTGTTTTAATACTTTGCTTTTTCTGTATTTATGAAATCTGAATGGTTGTTCTATAGGTGGATGTTCTAAAGAGAATTCATCTTTCACGTCTTCAAAGTCTATGTATTCCATTCCCATACAAATAGACTCTCTGATGTGCATGATGGAACAAGGGTTGTACCTGAATGGCTTTTTATCCTTCTTTTCTTCTTGTCTGTATGGTGTTTTCTTGGGATAACTCTTCTTGCTAGTAGGGTTGTAAGGGGTAGAGGGTTTAAACGTCTTAGAAGATGAAGTAGAAGGCTTTTCCGATGATGTTCTGTTTCCATATGGGTTCTTTAGTTTTAGAGAAGATTGTTCTTTCAATCTTTCTTCTCTCTCTTGTTTCTTCTTGGGTGAAAGTGTAAGTTTTGTTCCTGGTTTCTTGTCTGGTGTGTTCATGTGTCTTCTCCTTATGAAGAGTGTTCTTGATGTGGTCATTATAAGGTGTCTGCAAATGTAGCATCGTCTGTAACCCGCATGGTTGAGCCATTCTTTCAAAACTTTCACTAAGTAAGGAATGGTTAATGGTTGTCTAAGTGAAGAAGAAGGAGAAGAAGAAGGAGAAGAAGAAGAAGAAGAAGAAGAAGAGGAGTGGGAGTTTCTTGTTCACATCGCTATCTTTTGTATTCGGTATTGTTGGTTTTAAGTCTTTGCAAATGTAGCATCGTCTGTAAGCCGCATGGTTACTGGGTTTTCAAGAATTTACTTCTAAGTAAGGAATGGTTATGTGATGTCTTCGTAAAGAGTTTGAAGTTCTACTGTGGGAAATCTTCTTTATATTACAAACTCTTAAAAGAAAAGGCTCCTGAGCTTCTTGACGATAAACATATGTAGATATAAAATACATATGTCATTCCAAAAACCACAGGAGTCTGAGGCAATATGAATAACAAGATAGTCAAACTTACAACAGGTCATTTCGTTTATCTCTTTCAACTGGTTGAAGTTTTAAGAGGTTTAGAGAGAATCGACCGTTTAGATGCGTCTGAATACCTTATTGATGTAATTATACCCCCAAAATTACTCAAAGAACTTGAGAAGGCGTATGATTACCTCACGGATAAGTACAAGGACGAATTCATTACTGCAAACGAGGGAAGGTCTCTCGACTTTGTTGAATCCTTCTCCTATGTGAATATTGGATTCTGGTTGAAAGGGTCGATGCAAATAGGCTTCCAAACTACATGGCTTGAAGAGACGGAAAAGATGATTGACAAATACGGTCAAGAATATATAAAACCTGTTATTCCTCTTATAGAGGAGGAATATGGTGTCTCTTGCTCTTCGAAAAGTAATGTAGTGGTTAAACCATTTTGGCGTACAGAAATCTATAATCCTCGTAAAGATGATTTTGATAATAATTCTTCTTCTGAAAGTTTAGAAGAAGCGACTACCCCTGTTGAAATGTCGGAAGAAGAAATCTTAGATAATGTTGAGAAAGTTCTTCCTAAGAAGGCGAAGAATCGTTTGAAAAAGGTCTTACGTAATGAAGAAGACTTTAAGAAGAAGACGGAGAAGAGGAAGAAATATCTTTCTGAATACAAAAAACGTCTTGACAGGGCAAGGGAAGCCGCGCAAAAGCATTTTGAAGACCGCATTGCTGAAGCGGATAGGAATTGTCCTTCTTCTGCTTACCCAGAAGATTGTGAGTCAGAGATTGTCGCTCTTCGGGAGCATTTGTCGAATATTGAATTGGATACGGTTTCTCTTGAAATGTATAGACATTTGCAGGAGAAATTGAAATCTATTATTTCTGGAATTAACATTTCTACCTTCCGTACAGAACGGGATAGAAAGCTCGTTTGTGGATTTGTGAATTCAGTTCACGGATTAATGAATTCTATTCGTAAGTCTTTGATAAATAGAGGATTATTGGAAGATGACTCTTCTTTTTATATCTATGTAAAAGACATTGCATTTGATTCCTTGTCTGACGAAGAAGCTCGTAAGCATTTCGTTGAGAGTAAGTTTATTTCTGCTTATCTATACAATAAAAGAAATAAACATGGTATTAGTATTACCTTTAATGACGAGAAATCTCAGAAGATATTTCTAGAGTTTTCAACTGTTTATGGAAAAGAAGGGAGAACGTCTGCAAAACATTACCTAAACGGTGCAATAAATTCTGTTGAAGATACTAAAGAATCTGGTGCGCTTTCTTCTTTGTTGAAAGCTATTGAAGAGGGATATGACGACATCACAGTGAATGCTTCCCTGAAAAAGACTCCAGTTCTTATCTATTTGAACACATTGAGACTTATTAGTCTAAAAACACTTGAAGCGGTGAAGAAGATTCTTCCTTGTTTTGTGTCAGATAAAGTATTGTTAAAACTTATGTCGGAAAACGACATAAATTGTTCATTTGATGTGTTTAAGGAGGAGTTTTGTCTTGCTGTTTTAGTGATATTTATGAATTCTTGTAGTGGGAAGACTGATATTTCTCTTCTTCCTTCACAGGATTTGAAGATAGTTTTTCCTAACTTTTATAAAGTATTGACTATTGCTAATAGTGCATTTAGCTTTTTAGTTGAATGTGGTATTGCATCTGTCATTACTCCTTTCCATTATTCAAAAGAGACAGAAACTGGAACTGCTAGAAGGGTAGTTTTCTCCAATAAGTTCTCTTACATTATGGAAAACATTATTTTTATTGACCTGTTCATGAGAATTGAACAAGGTACAAATTATGAAAGAGTTGTAAGACAGACTAAAGATGGAGAACTTTTTATTGGTAAAAAGAAAGTTTATAAAGATTCTTATAGTTATGCTCGTCTTTACATAACTGGTTCTCAAAGAAAAGTCAAATTTACTTCTCTGTTAAAAGTGTTTGCTAAACGAGGAACGGTGTTAGACATTGATAATAAAGAGGAAAAACTTTTAGAAGCCTTCAGGAAGTATTTCTTTATTGTATTTGGAACACAGTATTCATCTTCTGATGATTTGATGAATTCCGTTATCAATACTTTTATTGAGAATAAGTCATTGAAAGTAAATGAAATTTATTCTAAACATACGTTTACTGTTGTAACAAAACAGCTAAAAAAAGAAGGAAAACTAGACAGAATTATTGCTGACTTCAAATGTATTTATGCTCTAAGAGAAGGAAGAAATGTTGATACTGACGCGTCAACTGATTATATTCTTGCTGCTGCTTCTGGTAGATGTTTCTACGGAGATGGAAGAAACTCTGTCTCTAACGGTTTGAAGCAAGTATTTGCAGATGTTTTTGGTATTTATAACTATGACCTTAAATCTGCTCATATGATGACCGCAATAAATTTCTCTTCTCTCTTTATAGAGAAGATAAAAGCGCTTCGTATTCTTCCAGAATACAGTCTGGATGTACTTAAACAACTGTCTAAAGAGTACAGAGAACTTAATACTTTTATTGATAAAGAGTTTGTAAGACCTTACATCAATCGTAAGTGTATGGAAGAATGGCATAGAAACTACGAAGAACTCAATGAATTTACCAAGAGAATCTTCTTAAATAAATATTTCAAATCTCTTTTTTACATTAAGAATACGAGGAGTATTATTTGGAATATTGAAAACGTAGTAGATACCATTGTTGAGGAATATGAAAACCTTTGGTCTGACCATCTTTCTGTTATTCCTAATGAATACACTATGAAGAGAAGAGAATTGAAAGCTCGTATGGATTTCATTAAAGACCTTCATGCTGATATTCCAGAGGATTCAGCAGATTTCCTTAAAAGAATTGCACATCGTGTAAATATTTGGGATGCTGTCGCAGAGGAATGCCAAGTTTCTAGAAAAACCGCAAAACAGATTATTGCTGTTGTTAATGGTGCTGGAGTTGATAGACTGAATTTCATCTTCCAAGAAGATAATGCTTCATTTGATATTACTAAGGTCAAGAAGTACATCACTAATGGTGAACGTTCTGTAACTTATGCTGTTTATAATCTTCTTCGTTTTATCTTTAATAATATTGAACTGTTTGCTGTCATCATGTCTGACCTTAATACTAAGTACATTGATGGCAGGAAGAAGGGAGATGAATGGTTGTGTGCTGGTTATACCCACTTTTCAAAAGAAGGCTTGACTAAGGCACAAATTGCAGCTAATATGTTCCAAGGGTTGGATGCGATGATTGCTTATGAACTTATTGCATTTGCCCATAATGAACTGGGTCTAAAGATTTGGAGTCACGAACATGATGGTTTGGCAGTCTTCTCTAACGGGAAGTACACAGAGAAAGAGATTGAGGAATTGCTTAATACAAAACTTCAAGAAATTCTGAACAGATATTTTGGGACTACTGGTGTTGTTTATATGAACAAGATTGAAGCTAAACGTTTCAATGAAAAAGTTTTTAAACAACTTCAGAAAGCAGCTTGATTTGAAATAAGAGAGGTGATTGAAATGAGTAGAAATAGTAAGACTAAACGTGATGCTAAAAAGAAAGTAAATAGTCAGAAAGAAGTAATGTCTATTGAAAAGATAAATAAAAAATTGGCTGATTCAATAATGAGAGTTGTTTCAGACGGTATTATTTTATCTATTGACGAATTATTAGAGGAATATTCATCTGAAGATATAACATTTGATATGGTTAAGGATAGAGTAATAGAAATGTGTAAAGAAGATGCTGAAGATGAAAGGTTTTGTGATTTTTTAGAGATTATACTAAATAAACTTCAAGAAGCAGGAGACGAGTTTAGATTCAGAAGAATTGTTAATGATGTTAAGAGTTGTAAATTTCGCGTTTAAATAAATGTGGAAAACGAATATGAAAAAGTTACATATTTTTCATACTAGTAATAGTTATGAGAATGAAGTTTTAAAAGACCATTTGAATCATATAGAATCTTTTAAAAAGATTCTTTTCAAACATTTTAAATTAGAAGGAGATAAAGCATTCTCTATAACCATTGAGACTCTTAAAGATGAATTTAAAAGTCTTTTAGAGGAGGACAAAGGTTATATGGAACTCCTGCAATATAGATACAACTTTGAATCTAAGGAAGAAATGTTTGAAGATATCTTTTCTAGTCTTTGGTTTCTTAGAAACGAATTCGTTTTCAAACGTTTTCTTGATTGTGCCAAAGACGAATATAATTTCTTGGAGGAGGTTTCATGTTGAATGGTGATTTATCAAAAGAAGATAATCAGAAACTAGCTTTCTACTACATTGCCTCAGAAGAGTTTTACAACGTCTTTAAGGCAGATACTAAATATCCCGTTTCAGTGACAGCTAAGTACATTTGGCTTAGAATGATGCAAGAAACGGGAGCAATAAAAGAGGAAGACAGTCCTCTTTTCTTCTTTCAAGACGCTGAAGAGATGAATAAGGTTCTTGCTATTTTTGAGTACCTATTTCAACCACTCGCTTATAAGAGAGTCGGTCAGTTCATGGTCGGTCAAAGACTTTATGATGAATTAAAGAAGGGAGAGATTAGATGAAAGCAGACATAAATAAATTGGAGGGCTTGAAAGAAAGCCCTCAGTCTTTTGTTCTTGTATTAGGAAAGGAACAGAGAGTTGTTATAGTCCTAGACCCAGACGTTACTAAAGAAAAGATTTATCTTGATGACAAAGTTCTCTTCTCTTATGAAGATGTGAAGAAAGAAAAGAGATTAAATTTGAATAGTCGTAGAGGAGAGCCTTTTGTTGGCCTTACATTAGCAAGGAAGTTTATTGACCACGAAAAGGGATATGCAACTCTTCATAGAGAAGGATTTACTGAAGAACAATTAAGTCATTTTAGAAAAGTATCAGAACTTTTTGGAATTTTTTTGACGAGAGATAAGAAGTTTGTGGAACATTCAAACTCTATTTATATGGAACATATTTATGATAGGGAATCAACACAGTATGTTTACTATTTTGGAGATAACAATAGATTAATGTTAGTTCGTGATAATTCTGTAATAGACCCATCTCCATCTTCTATTTACCTTGATAATGAACTGGTTTATACTCTGAATAAAGAAAAAGAATCTTGTGAACTTTCTTATCTTTTCAGAGAGATTCCCAAGATTACTTTTAATATAGACCCTAATCAGTTGCCTAATATTGACTTTCTTAAAGAGCAGCTTAATAAACACAAAGAGTTTCTTTTTAAGCGAGTCAACGAAGGTGTTTATGTTCAACGTTTTATAGGAGGAAGCCCTAATGTCATTATCTATTAATCCCCTGCTCTTAACAGATTCATACAAGCTAGGACACGCAGACCAATATCCAGAGGGAACAGAGTTTGTCTATTCAAACTTTACTCCTCGCTCAACCAAGTATGCTCAGTTCTTAGACGAAGATAAAGAGATTGTCTTCTTTGGTCTTCAAGCTGTTCTTAAAGACATGAACAAAGTCTGGGAAGAAGGTTTCTTCTCTCGTCCAGAGGATGAAGTTACAAAAGAGTTTATTAATGAAATCAAGTTCTTTGTTCAGCCACATACTCTCCCTAGTATGGAGAAAAGAGTAAGAGAGCTTCATCAATATGGAAAACTTCCTATTCAAGTAAATGCTCTTGAAGAGGGAAGTATCGTAAAAGAGAAGACACCAGTCTTTACAATCGTTAATACAAAGAAAGAATTCTATTGGCTTACTAACTATCTTGAGACTTGGCTTTCAGCTAATCTTTGGAAAATTATGTTGTCTGCCACTATTGCTAGACAGTATCGAAAGATTATTCATTCTTATGCTAAGAAGACTGGAATTGATAAAGATGAAAACTGGAAGTCTTTTATTGACTGGCAAGGACATGATTTCTCTATGCGTGGAATGTCTGGTGTCCAAGATGCCTGTTTTACAGGAATGGGACATCTAACTTCATTCCTAGGGACAGACACTATTGCAGCAGTCCATTACATTAGAGAAATGTATGGGAAGGATGTTCCAGAGGATTATCTGATTGCATCATCTGTCGCAGCGACAGAACACTCCGTAATGTGTGTAGGCTCTTCTCAGGATGGCGGAGAGATTGGATTGTTCAAGCATCTTATTGAAAAGGTTTATCCATCTGGTATTGTTTCTATCGTTTCTGACACATGGGACTATTGGCGAGTAGTAACTGAATACACAAAAGAGCTTAAAAATTTAATTCTTCAAAGAGAAGGCAAATTAGTTATTCGACCAGACTCAGGAAATCCAACAGACATTATTGCAGGCATTAAGATTGATTATGATTGGCCTGAGTCTCTCAAAAACTATTCTTTGAATAGTCCAACTTTACTAAGTACAATGTATCAAAGAGTTTCTGAGTCTGGTAGAAGCAAAACTTTTAAATTGAGTGATGGTGTTTACCAAATGAACACGGATGGTTCAGTAGTTAAGATTCCTCAGCATATTGTTGACGGTTCTATTCAAACACTATGGAACATCTTTGGTGGAACAACCACCATTGGAGAAGACGGAAAAGAATATAAGACACTAGATTCCAATATTGGTCTTATCTATGGAGATTCCATCACAGTTCAAGTCTGTGAGGATATTCTTGAACGTCTTGCTGAAAAAGGATTCTCTTCTGCTAACGTTGTCTTTGGCATTGGAAGTTTTACCTATAATTACAATTCACGAGATACATTAGGCTTTGCCATGAAGGCAACTTATGCAATCGTTAATGGTAAAGGGTTTAACGTCTATAAAGACCCGAAGACTGATGTAGGTAAACTGAAGAAGTCTGCTGTTGGTCTTCTCTCTGTGGTTAAAGAGAATAATGAATATTTGGTTAAAGACCATCTTGAATTTACGTCAGATGAAAACAAAGAAGATTATGGGCTTCTTGATGTTGACCAAGGAGAACTTATTCCCGTCTTTAAAGATGGTAAGCTGTTGAAAGAACAGAACATTATTGAGATAAGAAAAAAACTTAAACTATATTAATGTTTTAATGGTAGAAGAGAGTATAATTACACGTTATACTCTCTTTTAGTTTATAGACAAGAAGGAGTCATCTTAATGTTATTTATCAGAGTTCCTGGTACATTAAAAGAAGTATCTTTAAAAAGGTTTCCTAATGGAGAAATATTACCTTCATTTAATATTCCAATTACGTTAAAAGGAAAGATGTATCCTGATTATAGGATTATTCTTGACCATAGAAATAATGTTAAACATGAAGAGTTTTTTGCTCTTGCACAAATAGTTTCTGCAATAAGAAATCATTCGTTGTTTGACAATACCATTTCTCTTGAATTGGAACTTCCCATTCTTCCATATGCCAGACAGGATAGAAAGACTAAAGATGGAGAAGCTATTTCTAATAAAGTATTTATTGAGTTTATCAATTCACTTAAATTTGATAAAGTAATCACTTATGACATACATAGTGATTCTTCAAGAGTCCTTTTCACTGATGGGACATTAAACGAGAAAGAACAAGACGAGTGTTTTATTTCGATTATTAAAGATATGGGAGAAGACATTCTTTATCAGGTTTCAAAAGATGATGAACTCTTTGTTTTTGTTGCACCTGATGCAGGAGCTTTAAAGAAGGCATACAAGGTTGCTGAAAAAGCCAAGGAGGTCTTAAACCTAAATAATGTAGAAGTCCTGACAGCACAAAAACATAGAAATACGGAGACTGGACTAATCACAGAAACTTCAATCAATATTCCAAAGCAATTCTTCTTTGGAAATAAGAGAGTCAACTTTATTGTGGTTGATGATATTTGTGATGGTGGTGCGACATTTATTAAGTTAGCTAAAGCTATCAATTCAGAGTTAGACTTTCATAACATAGACGAAACAAAAGTTAAAAAGGTGTTGTATGTTACTCACGGACTTTTTACAAAGGGTAAAGAAGTTCTTAAAGAACATTATGATGAAGTTATTTCCTTTCATTAAGAGGTATAAATTATGAATAAAGAAACCGAATTACAAGCTCTTTCTATTAATGGTTTTCTTACCGAATTAGAAAGAATAGTGGATGAACTTAAAAGTGATGCATTGTTTTATAATACTTGTAACATTAGTAAGTGTCTTTCATTAACTTATTTAGATGTAGTGGAAGTGTATCTTATTAAAGATACTAGAAGCGGTGTTCGTGTAAATTTCAAAGTGTATTCTAATTTTGATTTTCTTAAAGGTGCTATAGAAGCAGTGCTTGATGTTAAGTTTAAAAAATTAACAACTTTTAGTGTTGATTGGGCTATTACTTCTCTTTTAAATCGTCTTCAAGAGATGGAGCAGAATTATTACTTTGTTATTGGAGATGAAGACTGCAATCTTTGGTTTGTTTTTAATCCTTATCCAACTAAACAAGAAGACGGAAAAGAAGACATCCACAGGCTATTAGTTTATACAGAAGGAACAGAACCCAAAGAAGTTATGACTGTCAGTTCATTTGCTTTTGATAAAGACAAGAAACTTTCATTTGAAAGAACGCCTTCAATAGTCTTGGATATTTTAGAAAGCATTTTGAAAGATGATGTTTTATTTATGAACAACTTTAATACTTGGTTCTTCTCTGGCTATCTTGCTGGTTTACAGAATTTAAGAGATAAACTTAAAGTAAAACAGATTACAGAAAGAACTTTTTACATTATTGCAGAGAATTAATAAACTAAACAAAAAGAGGCTTTATAATTGGAGCCTCTTATTTATTTGGAGGAAACTAACATGGCATTTAAAAAGAAATTTGAACGTTACACCATTGAAAACTTCTTAAAACATATTGAAGAAGAAGTAGAAAAAGTTAAGGTGAAATTACAGGATGTAGATACAGGAAGCATTAAGATTTGTTCTAATTACACATATCTTGATTCAGGAGAAATTGTAGTAGAGAAGAACAAGGAAGGAAAATTTAGTTATTTTATTAATTTCGATTCTATAATTTCTTTCCTTGGAAGAGACCTTCAGCTTCTTGTAAGGAAAACGCTTATTCCCAAATCGACTGGTAATGAAGAAGAATTGAAAGCAAATATTAATTATCATATTTCTCAATATGATTCATTTTATTTCTTTAGACTTGGTGATGAAAGAACTTATATTTGGTTAGGGTTTGATACAAGAAAGTTTGATGTTGGAATTTCAGATAAGAATTTAGTAAGAAACATTTTCATTTATGATTCCTTTAATGGATATGTAGATATGCTTAATGTCACTAATGGCTTTGTTTTTGAAGAGGGGACGACCATTCTTAGAAAAGATTCTCCGACAGTTATTCTTTGGTTCCTTAATAGTAACTTTAATCTTTTAGCGCCAAAACTTGATGTTTATGCAAGATATTTCTTAAAGGGTCTGTTGATGGGTTATTTTCCCTTTGCTCATATGCTAGAGGCAGATATGATAACTCCTTATGTTTATCATATTCAACCAAAAGATAGTGTTACGTCTGGTTGTTAATATGTTTTATTCTAAATGGGATGTCTTATTAGACAGAATAAATCTTAAAGAAGAAAAAGAACCTGTAAATATCAGGTTCTTTTTTGATAAAGATAGAAAAGTAATTGGAGAGGTAACGAAAGAAGGATTTCTTCTTCTTTATTACGATAATAGATTATTTGCTAGAGTTACATCAAGCAAGTTTGAGCAAATAGTTTATTTAAATGAAACTTATTCTTCTTTGAAAGAAAAAGAATTTATTTCAATAGTTTTTAAAAATTGTTGTTTATCTCATATGGTTGGGACATATGAATATCCATTTGTTTCAGAAACCAGTATTTTATATCTTCGTGAGTTTACGAAAGATGAATTTCATTCAATAATTGATATTATGGATATTTCAAAAGTAGAGTTAAGAAAAATTCATTATGTTTTTAAGGCGATTGATGAAACTTTTAAGTTTTATGAATTGGAACGTACAGATGTGACTTATTTAAGAAAAAGTTAAACTCCCAAAATCTTTTCAATCTTTTCTAACCTAGACCGAAGTTCTCTATTTTCGTCTTGTAACTTTTCAAGAGTTTCCATTTCTCTTAAAATACGAAGACGTGCTTGATATTCATCCTGAGCGAAGTTAATGATTGCAGAATGTCTTCTGACAAGTTCAGGATGATTCTCGACTTTATATTCTACAGACGATGACATGGGAGGCGCTCCTTGTTAAAACTCTTATTAATGACAAACTTACAAATGGCTATTGCATATAACAATGTAGCTATTCCTAAAACTCAACATGATTTTTCTCAAAGAGAAGTAGAATGTCTCTCAGAGGCAATCTATCATGAATCACGCGGTGAACCGTTAGAGGGAAAGAAAGCTGTTGCTAATGTAGTCCTTAATAGACTAGAATCTAAAATGTTTCCAAGCTCTATTTGTAAGGTTGTTTATCAACGAAAACAATTCTCTTGGACGACAAACAAACCAAGAGTAACAGATAAAGAATCATGGAAGAAATCAAAAGAACTAGCAAATCAAATCATACAAAGACACTATGACAAAAGAAGAGTTGACAATACAAAAGGTTCACTCTTCTTCAGGACAGATAAGCCACATAAGAACCGTAGGTTTGTCAAGGTTATAGGAAGACATTATTTTTCCAAGTGATAAATATAAAGAGAGGACTTGACAATCCTCTCTTTTTTATTTAAGATAAAAACTATCTTAAACAAACATTAAAGAGGTTAAACAAAATGTCTGAAATATATTATTGTCCAGAATGTAAACATGAAGAAACAGTAAGGTTTACTGAATGCCCAGAGTGTCATTGGATTGGCATTTCAAAGGTAAAAGGATTTCCTACTTTCCTTATAGGTGGAGTTAACAAAGATAAAAACAACTACGCTTGGCGAGACAGAGTAAAAGAACAAAGAGAAGTCGGTAAGCGTATTGGTATTTACGATGGAAAGGTGGAATGACTATGGCTAAGTTTGAACAATTTTCTCGTAAACAAGAAGACCAGATAATGTATGAAATCATCTTGAAGTTTAAAAAAGAACTTGGATGTGAGACATTAAATGATGCCGCTACTGCTTTTATAGCTGCAAGTAATATTTCAGAAGAAGAGTTCAAAGAGAAGTGCGGAGATATTCTTCTTGAAGCAATAAAGAGAGATGCAATTAAACATAAGTTAGTTGTTGGTGAAGAACTCAAAGTCAAGACGACTGGTCTTTCTTCTCTTAAAATGAAAACAAAAGGAAATCCTAATGACACGCTCAGTAAAGAAAACCCCAATTACAGGAATTACTTTAAGCGAATCGGAAAAAAGGGACAAACAGGGGGCAAATAGGAAGTTCAGAAGGATAGAGAAAAGATTGCTTTCTTTTAACTTAACAAGAAGATTGGAAGATTTTATGATGCTTCCAATTAGGGTTAGAGACGTTTCAGATAATTGGCTTTTTTCAAAAGACGGTAAGATGTATTTGAGAAATTCAGAGTTTGTTTTACTTTATAGGAGGAAATGAAATGAAAAATTTTAGAGCTACTTATAGAAAAGTCAATTACAAAGGGTTGGAAGTATTTCTTCCAGTTGGTTTTAATTGGATTGCTACAGATAAGACTGGTATTGTTGTTGCATTTAAATATGAACCATATTTAAACACTCCGGGATATTGGGAGTGTGATGACAGCTACTTTGAACTCGGTCTATGCAATAGTATGTCCATAGAAGAATCAAATAATTCAAAAGAATATTTCCCTGATTAATTATGTTTAACTGGAATCTACCTCTTCTTCCGGTTAAACTAATAAGATAATCAAATATTGTTTGACAACTTTATTTGGTTTATAAGAGGTAAAAATTTTTTGTCCATATTAACAAACATATAGGAGACCGTACTATGTCAATTTCTGACTTGTCTAAATATCGTAAACTTTCTAAGAAGCCAGCAGCAGAGCGCTACAAAACGAAAGATTACGAGGTTGACGAACGTTTCTTTAAACCCGGAACAAAAGAAGGTAAGATTAGTGTTAAACTTCGTTTCCTTCCTAACACTATTGAAGACAATGAACTGGGTTATTATCCTTTCAAACCTTTCAAGTTCTATTCAATCGAAACAACTACTGGCAAATTCTATGCTGATGCTCCAGAGAACGTCAAAGTAGCTCGTAAACCCCTTGCTTCATTCCCTGCATTAGTTGCCACTAATATCTGGAAGAAATACAAGAAAACTGGTGATGAGCAGTACAAAAACTTGTTCAAAGACCGTGTTGCAAAAGAGGTTTATCTCTGTAACATTCTTGTAATTGATGATGAATATAATCCAGAGAATAACGGTAAAGTCTTCCTTTGGAAAATTGGTCGTCAGATTAATAAGCTATGTCGTTATGCAATGGGTCTGGAAATGCCAGAGGATAATCCGGATGATTATCAAATTGAAATCACTTCTGACGTCGCAGACGTTGATGAAGGTTTAGTCTTCCATCTCAAAGCTCATAACAAGAAAAAAGGTGCTGATAGAACCAGAACCTACGAGAAATCTGTTTTCCTGATGAAAGATGAAGCGGACATCTCTGTTGAAGATTTGTCAGAAGCTTTGGATAAACAATACTCCATTAAAGAGTGGTTTGAGGAAGAGCATTACGAAGAGTCTTACGAGGATATGAAAGCTCGTTATATTGAATCTACAGGAGATTACTACGACATCTTCCCAGAAGAATATGGAGAAGTTGCTCCTGCAAGAACAATTAAACGAGAAGAAAAGAAACCTACCAATAAGAAAGTAGAGGAGGAGTATGACGATGACATCCCTTTTGATGAGGAGGAAGAAGAGGAAGTAGTAGAAACTAAATCTTCTTCCAAGAAATCTCGTTATGAAGATGATGAAGAAGGGGATTCATATGATGACAGCGATGATGACGATGTTGATGATATTCTTAATGGTTTAACCTAAGTCCGGCAAGCAATCACCAAAAAGAAAAAGGCTCCAGTTAAGGAGCCTTTCTTATTATTAACTTTTATCAAGTATCAAGCGCCAATGATGTAAACCTTAGCATTAGCAGCAATAGTAGAAGTTTGTTCAAAGTCAATTTTCTGACCAGTACGCTTACGGAATAGGCTATTCATGAAGTGCCAATCATCTGCGTTGATAGGTTCTTTTGTCAAAGCAACAACCTTACTGCTATCAGAGGGATAATCAATACACAAATAGGCTTTCTTACCTTTAAGTTTTCCTTCAAGAGCAGCAGCAAAGGTAGTATTACTGTTAGGCTTAAAGAGAAGATAAATCTGTCCGTTTTTGAATTCACGGGTTACAACAAATTCACCATCAACAGAAGATTTGGCAAAGGTCTTATACTCTTCGCTCGGAGCACCATCTTCTTTTTCTTCTCCAATAAAGAAGAATAGTTCATCTACACCACCATTAACTTTACCTTCAATAGCATCTAATTTAGCGCCATTCTTCAAGTTAATTTCATTGAGACCAACAACCAAGTCTTCTCTCTTAATTGGATTCTTGCTCAGAGCAATATAGTCATCACCTTTCTTAATGGCAATGTCAAAAGAGACAGCTTTCTTGGCTGCATTAAGAGCATTACTCATTTCAGTTGAGACACCTGCAAGGTGAACAAATACTGCACCATTCTCTATGTCAGTAATGGGGAACATACTGAAACCATTGGTGGATAGTTTTTTGCTCATGTCAAGAATTCTTCTTTCAGACGTATTACCACCAGAAGAAACATCAGCGTTAAACAAGAAGAACTCTGTATTATCAGGCAGGTCAGAGTGAATCAAGTCACAGAGACCATCATTGACATACATACCATCAGAACTGTAGCTTATCTTCTCAACAGGAATTGGATTACTATTCAAGCTGTAGTAAGTCCCTTCAATCTGAATACCAACGTTAAACTTCTTGACACCACTTTGTAGAATTTGCGGGACAAGGTTCTTAGTCGGGAATTCATAATCAAATGAACCATTAGTCTTGATGCCATAGTGGGCAATAAGTTTTTCATCTGTTTGAATTACTTTATTTGCGTCAAGTTTAGGATTAGACTTAAATTTATCTAACGGGTCAGCAGGCGGTACAGGTGGTTGAGGCGGAGGAGAAGGTGGTTGTGGAGTAGGGATTTCTTCTTTTTTTAGAAGTTCTATTTGTGCTCCTTTACTATTAAGATAATTAATAATTTCATTTATCTTATCTTCATATTTATTATTGCTACAATTGCCACATCGTTTAGTGATTTCTTTAGCAATAGCAACGGCTAGGTCATTGACAGCTTTTACAAGACTCATAGATTTCCTTTATATTAAATAAATTCAATAGAAATTTTCCTTTATAATAAGGAAGTTACTAATTAGAAACAAAGGAAAACACTAAATGCAACTTGTAGAAGAACAGACAATTTCTCAGATTCTTCAACTCAAGCGACAAGGACTATCTAACAGAGAAATTGCTAGAAGAGTCTTTGCCAAAGAGACAAAAGAATCAACAGTAAGAGGAGTTCTTAATCGTTATCCTAATTACGATTCATACTTTCAAGAGAAAGAATTAAACGAACAAGATATAGAACTACAGCGTAAACAGAAGCAAGTCCAAAGACTTCAAGATATAAACACAGCATTGCGTAGGGAAGTTAGGGAACAGAACAGAGATGTAAACTACTTGGAGAATATTTTTGCTTCCTTACAAAAACAATTAGACAACTATAAATTTACTGAACCACATCAGATTAATAATTTAGAATTCATTGATGCGACCAGAGACGATAATAAATTTGTCGGTGTTATTCAGTTGTCAGACCTTCATCTTGGAGAAAGAGTAGAGTCTCAACTTACCACACAGGCTTACGACTTTGACATCGCAGCATCCAGACTTTCCAAGTATGCAGAAGAAGCAGACAAACTCTTCTCCACAAAGAACATAAAGAAGATTCTTATTGCTTGTACAGGAGATTTGATTAATTCTGATAGAAGACTTGATGAAGTAACCCTTAACTCCAATTCAAGAGCAAAGACCACTCTACAAGCAGTTGATATACTCAATCAGTTTATCTTCTTCTTCCTTAATAAAGGATATAAAGTCTTTGTTGCCTCAGTGATTGGAAATGAATCAAGAATCAATAAAGATGTTTCATGGACTAATCTTAATGGTTCTGACAACTTTGATTTCCTTATTCATGAAATTCTGTCCAGAATTGATTCTGACATTCCTAACTTGTCCTTTGTCCCTATGCAAGATATGATTGAAACTGTCGTTCAGCTTGGAGACTTTAATCTTTGTCTTACGCACGGAAATAATAGACTTGCATCACCTAATCCTTCCACAGAGGTTGAAAAGCTAAAAGCTCGTTTTCTCTCTGAGGGAATACAAGTTGACTATGTAATCTTTGGACATATTCATTCCACTATGATTACAGACACTTATGCAAGGTCAGCTTCACTTGCGGCAGGAAATTCATATTCAGCAAAAGCCCTTAATATAGGTGGTTCTAAAGCTTCTCAGAACTTATACGTCGTTGACACAGAGGAAGTGACCATACAAGCGCTTCCAGTAGATTTGACACCATACACAGAGGGAGGATTCATTATCCTTAATGAAGAGGTTCCTTCTCGTTATAAAGAAAGAGAAACAAGACAAGAAAAGTGGTTCTTTAAACTACATTAACTAAGATTAATTTGCTTCGTTGTATAGCAAAAGGCATAATGCCTCCATCAGTTAAACAGACTATGGAGGCTTTAAAAATGTTTACCTTTACTACCCTTGCTACCATCATTCATGTGGCATTTGCTATTCAAGCACTATACTGCATCTACCTATACTGCTATGAAGAAGAACACGTATCTTCCGCTGTTGGTGGTTGTGTTGCTTTTCTCTTCTTTATTCTTTTAGGAAGTTATTTTATTGATTCGTTTAAGAATGAATCTTGGGATATATTCTTTGCTTTCCTTTCTGGTCTTGGTCTTGTTTGTCTTTCAATCTTCCGTGGTGCAAGAACAGAGACCAAGAAATATTTGGAAGCAAAATTCAAAGCTAAATTGAAATATGAAGAGAAATTGCTTAAGATTGATTACGAAAGCAAATTAATGAAAGCTAAATTTCGTCAACAAGATGAACTTCGGAAAGCATATGAAAGCATGAATTCAAATTCTTCTTTTAATCCCTATGGGTATCATCCTTCTGTGAATGTTAGCAGAAAGGGAAGAAGGGTTACTATCAACTATTAATGAGGAAACACAAATGTTTGTTGTAATTACATTATCTGAACTTATTCTTATTTCAATCCTTGTTGTTGCGATTATTCTTTACTTAGGAACAACATTCATTGATTATGTGGTTTATCAAATCAAAAAGAGGTTCAAGAAATGACATTAACAGAAATTTACTTTGCAATCAACTACTTAGTTGTTTTTGTTCCTTCAATAGTAATAGCTAATTTCTATTACAAAAGAAGATACATGAAAGAAATGAAAAGATTAGAAGACAACATAGGACAGACTCTTTGGAAGTCTTAAAAGGAGAAATGCAATGATTTATCCTGTTTATATGCCTGTCATTATTTATGACAATTCTTCTGATAAGAAAGCTGAGAGGAAGGAACTAGGAAAGGAAATATCCTTTGTTGGAGAAGATGGAAAGCTAGTTACTTATGCTTGTAAAGGAGAGAAAGAAGTTCTTATTCTCCAAGAAGACGGTAAAGTAAGTTGTGGATTATCAGAGGGAACAAATTGGTTTGGTGTAATTCTTCTTTGGGGTTTCTTTGGATATGTGGTTTATAAACTGTTAAGTACAATGTACATTGACTATAAAGAGAACAAAGAGTTTAGGAAAGCAGAAGCTAGGGCTAGAGAACAGAACAAAGAAATCTTAGAAGAGATTAGGAAAAGATAATGGAAATTGTTTTTATAATTTGGCTCTTGTGTTTGATTTACTTTATTGTTGATTCTCACATTGCCTTTAATACATACTTTAAAGAACATGAACCAAAAGAAGACATCTTTACAAGATGCGGAAAACGAAAGACTGAAGAAGTAAACAATTTAGAAATTCTTGGATTGCTTTTTCTTTTAACTTATGTTGTCTCAAAAGAGACTAAAGATTAAGGAGGAAATAAATGAACGTTAAAGACTTTAATTGTCCTGAAAACACAACGACTTTTATTGAGCAAAAGCCTGATGGGACTGTTATCGTGAAGTGTGAAGAGTTGGACTCAAACGAAGTAACAATTATCGTTTTTCTTCTTCTTTTCTTTGGTTGGTTGTTTATGTTTTTTAAGGAGTAATCATGTTGGATTGGGTAATTATAGTTATATCTTTTGTCACTTTGGCTTCTATTAGCATCTTTGTAACAATAACTTCAAGTAAGTTCTCTGCACCAGTAAGCCTAGCAGATAACTTTGCTAAGTTTCTATTAGCAGAACAGTTAAAGATTATTAAGAAGCAAAAAGAAGAAATTGATTCTTTGCAAGAAGAATTAACTATTCACAAGCAAACTCTGCAAGAGGTTAATAAAGCAGCAACAAGAGCATTAGCAAACACCGTAATTAATAAGCAAGAAGAGGGAGAAAACAATGTTTGATAAAACAACAAACAATGACGGAAGACTTTATATCTTTCCGAACACAGCAAAGGGTGACTTTACAATCAAAGAGGTAAACAATGCCAAAGCTGTTCCAGAGCAGTTGCAATGCAATTACTACAACTCAAAGATTGTTCGCATCAAGACAGATAACACAGAGACTTGGGAATGTATTCCTCCTAAAAGAGTAGAGGAAGCTACTTCTCCCTCTAAAGAATTCTTGGATAATTATTTTGGTTGGGCTTTTGCTATCTTTCTTGCAGTTGCAGCAACACTATTTTTCCTATTTGTACTAGGATTAGGTTTAGCGTTAATTAGAGAATTTATTAAAGAAGTTATTGGAGGAAAGGTATTATGAAATTAATTGATTTGTTTGAACAATATGTCCGTATTGTCTTTAATAAAGGGAACGATGATAAAACAGAGTTTAAACCAGAAATTTTAAATGGCAGAACTTTTACTTCATCTTATCTTATCTGCGGAAGACATAACTTTATAGAGTTTGTAAATCTTTACAATGAAGCCAATCCAGAAGATACAGTAGAAATTTATTATGAATATTCTTTAAAGAAAGAGTTTGATACAAAGACAGACCAATTCATTAATGACCTTCTTGATATTTATGTGAATAGGTTATTTAGTTATGACCACATCTATCTCTTCTCCCTCTGTGATAAACATTTAACCTTCTCTTTATTTGGGGAAGCAGAGGGTAAGAACTACTGGGGATTACAGGTTGTTGATTATGCCAATGACAATGCTGTTGACCGTTCCAATAATCTATTAATAGCTGAGGAAGGAAAAGAAGAAATTTCATTAAAAGATTTCTTTACTTCTATTGCAGACCTATACGTTGATGATATAGATGAAAGGAATTATCTATTTGAACATCTTTTAAACGAACTTTCTAATTCAGTTAATAATTTTCTTATAATCTTAAACAATGGAGAAAACTAATCATGACAACAAAAGCTAGAATCTTAGCTGATTCATTAAATCCTTTTAATAATAAAAGGTTAACTACATTTCAAGTAGAGTTTCCAAGAATTATTCTCGCAGAGAGTAATACTCACAGACAGATAAGTAGGAATTTCTCTTCATCAAGAGCTATTCCTTTTAAGGCTATGAAAGAGCAATTACAGAGGGAATATTTCGTTCCCTCTTATTGGGGTCTTAATAAATCTGGAATGCAAGCTGAAGAAACTTTGTCTGAGACCAATAAACAATTTGCTGAAAAGTATTGGAGAGATGCTTTTAACTCTTCTCTTCACTTTACAGAAGTCCTTGCAGAAGAATATAAGGTTCATAAACAACTGGCTAATAGATTGCTCGAGCCTTTTACATACGTTAAAGGTGTAGTCTCTGCGACGGAGTGGGACAACTTCTTTCATCTTAGAGCGCATAAAGACGCTCAACCAGAGATTCAAGAGCTTGCCTACTTGATGAAAGAAGAAATGGAGAAATCTATTCCTATCACTGTAAAAGAAAACCAATGGCATATTCCTTGGTTTGATTACATTGATGATGATAAATATTCATTGGCAGAAGTAGATAGAATTTACAATAGAGAAACCGCTTGTATGATTTCTGTTTCACTTGCTGCTCAGGTTTCTTATCGTAAGGAAGACTTTAGTGTAGAGAGAGCAATAAGTATTTATGAAAAACTTACGAGTGGAGATAGAATCCACGCTTCTGCATTTGAACACGTTGCTAAACCTCTACAAGACAAAATCGAAACAGGAGTAACCCACAAATTACTTGATGGAACACTTTGTAGTGGAAATCTTGTGGGTTGGAATCAATATAGACACTTTAACTTCGACTTACCGCTAAACAATGATTGAATTTCCTTATAAACAAGCTGTAGAACCTGTGCCAGACTTCATTCCGGCTCAGGTTTTAGACCAACTTTCGGAGGACTTCTTGTCCTCTTTTTTGAAGCTCTTAAACGAACTGGAACCTAATGAAGAAGAAAAAGAAATCCTTTATCTATATTCACTCGAAGAATGGGAGGAGACCTTCACTAAAGAGTTTTTAGAGGTTAAACTCACTAATCCCTCTCTACACTTATCCATTAGGAAGAACAAAGATTTAGTGTTTTTCACTCTTGCAAGAAAACTTGGTGGTACGTTCTTCTTCTCCCAGACAGTAGCTTTTCCATTAGGACTATTACCAAATGAAGAACGGCTAAGACATTTATTACTAAACCTACATAGCAATCCATTAGATTAAACTCTTGAAAAAGAGCTTTTCTTTTATTAAGAAAATCTTCATTTGAAATATTCTTTTTCAATCTTTCACTAAAGGAATTACCTCCAATGGCAACTCTACCAAAAGACATAGACTTTGAAATTTATAGAGGTGATGATTCCTTTGAAACTCTGGTGATAACCAATCCTGACTCTTCTCCTGTTGACCTTACTTCTTCTCAAGTAACAATGCTTATCCAAGCTAACAAAGAAAAATACCTTCTTAAAGAAGGTAGAGGTCTTCAGATTGAAGCTCCTAACAAGATACACATCCACTTCTCGCATGACTTGACAAAAGACTGGACATTTCGTTCTGCTAAGTATGACCTACAAGTGGTCGATGCTCAATCTTTGTATAAGACATTTGTCAGAGGGACAATCTCTATTGAAAGAGACATTACGCCATGACAAATAAGAAAGAAATCCTTGTAAGGAGAGACGAAACTAAACCTCACAACGTCTCTTCAAGCTCTGCTCCAACACAAAAGGTAGTAACAGTCGTTGCACCAGAAAACAAAGTGCAAATATCTTCCTTGCAAGGCGCACAAGGTCTTTCTGGAAAAGATGGTGACTCAGCCTATCAAGTTGCGGTCAAAGAGGGATTCAGAGGAACGGTTGAAGAATGGTTGGAGTCACTTAAAGGTTCTAACAGTTCTTCTCTTACAACATCAGAGAACTTCAAAGAAACATTTCTTCTCTCTCTTAATAATTAAATTAAAAAGGAAATAACGACAATGGCACAGAAGCCCTTATCACAAGCAATTAATGAAGGTTTTCAAGCAGTAGGAACCTCACTAAAAGCAACCAATAACTCTATCGGTAAACTCTCACAACTCAAAGCTGAGATTACCGACAGAACTAATCTCGTTGAAGCAATTAACTTTACCTACACAGAAGCAGCAAAGAAGGGAACTGCTGGTAAGACATCTGAGATTGATGATTCTGTTGCAGCCTCTAATAGTGTTTATTCTTCTTCCAAGACAGAAGCTGTCATTGAGGCAAAAGTAAAAGCAGAAGTTTTGAAGATTACCCAAGATGCCCCAGAAGCATTTGATACCTTGAAAGAAGTTGGTGATTGGATTCAGACTAACTCTACTGCTGTAACTGCAATCTCTAATAAAGTTCCATTCAATGAAACTAAAGTTCTTGAAGACGCACAAGTTCAAAATGTCTGGACTACATTGAAACTTGGTGACACAAGTCAAATTGACTTTGTTAAGACATTTACAGATGCTCTTGCACCTTAATAAAAGAAATAAAGAAGAAGCCCTCAATAAGAGGGCTTTCTTTTTATTCAATGAATTTGATTACTCTTCATCATAAATAATCGAAGTTAAAAAGAATTTAAGTTTTTCTAAGAATATCTTGTCTTCACTATTAAAATTAATACTCTTTAAAAGAATAGAAACAACATCTGTCAATAAATAAATAAAGATTGCTTCATCAAGAAGACTAAGACTAGATTGTTTTTCAAGAATAGCTGTGTTATTTACTCCAAGAAAAACAATACTCTTCTTCTTTCCATCAAAGATAAAAGTTCCAAATGAAGTCTTTTCTACATGAAAAGTCTTTTCGTTAGGGGATAATACATTAGTCAGCCAAGCGAACTCTAAGAATAAATTAGTTGAAGAACAAAACTGTTTTTGTGTGTTGAGTTCATAGGTAGAACTAAACCAATTAACATCGTGTTCAAAAAACTTATTAATACATCTGCAAAGAGTTGCTAAAGGATAATGAAGAAATAGTTCTTCCAAATTACTAACGTTTAACGTTTTATAAACTAGGTGAGAATAAACCTCACCTTTTTTATTGATTGAAGCCAAAAGAGAGACCTTATCAGTGATTGGATACTCAATAGATTGTGTCGGTTTATCCTCTTTTACGTTATTTATTCCAGTCTTAATTAACTCAATAAATTCATCAATCTTGTTTGACAAATCATAAATCATAACTTTACTCCTTTAATTAAATATAAAAACTTAAAACTGCTAACTGTTCCAGAAGAATATTACTTTCTTTAATAAAACTAGAAAGAGAAGGTTTAATATTCTTAATCTTTTCCATAGCATTATTCAAGTTAGTTAAAAAGGAACAAAGAGGTGTGTTAGACAAGTCATAAGTAATTTCAAAAACATCAGTTTTACCTGATTCATAGAGATAAATTAGTGAAGTTTTTTCAATGTGTTTTCTTTGGTCTGTCATATCATAATAAAGTCTAATACTCTGTGGTTCTTCTTTAAAAGATAAAGAAGAGGAAATAGGAAAGCACCAATCTTCATTACAACTTTCTTTTAGATTGAGATAATCAGTTAATAATTTGTCATAAAGTCTGATAAAGAACTTACTCTCTTTAGGTGGATTAATAAGTCTTTCTTCCAATTTAATGTTCTTCTCTTCACCCCATTTATACATAACAAGAAGAGCCTCCAAAGTAACCATCTTAGTGATAATAAGGTTAATAGCCTTTTCTTTGTCATTTGCACGGTTAATAAGGAAGTCTTCCCTTACAGAAATGTAAGTAATGTAATCGTTAAGATTGTATTCCATAGGAACTTTATCTTCTTTTGTTTTTTGATAAAGCTCATAGAAAGAATCGAGTTCTATTCCGTTGAAATTAAAAGAAATTTCATTGTTCATATTGTTTACCTCTCGTTTGTCTGTTAAGAACAACAACATAATCCCTCAATCACTATTCTTTGTCAAGTGGTTTCTTAACTTGTTGTTTTTATTAAAGTTAAATCCACGATGAAACACTACGCTTGCAGTTTGATTCAAGATGCTCTAAACTCCCTACATCATCTTTCATCAACCCAAAGAGGAGTTTACGACAAATGAAAAAACTTCATTTCCAAAAGTTAAGAGTTAAGAACCTTACCTCCATTGGAGACCAGTTCATAGAGATTCCACTAGACACACATAAAACCTCTGTGATTACAGGACAGAACGGTGCTGCTAAGTGTCTTGGTAAAGGAACCCCTGTCCTTATGGCAGATTTCAAGGTAAAGCCTGTAGAAGAGATTGTAGAGGGCGACAGACTTATGGGAGACGACGGGACAGTGAGGACTGTCCTTTCGACCACAAAAGGCGTCTCAGACCTGTACGAGATACAACAAAACAGAGCAATGAACTACGTCGTTAATAGTTCACACATTCTGACTCTTCTTCCCTCAAAGTATTCTGCAATAAAGGTTAAGTCTCCGACAAACCCTCATAGGTTCTATCGTCTAACGGGTTCTCTTCCGATTGACATTCCTCTGGATGACTTTCTTTCATTACAAAAGAGTCATCAAAAACATCTATATGGATTTAAAGCAGTAATGACAAACAGAAGACTTAATAGCTTTTTTGAGCCTTGGCTTGCTGGTTTTTATTGTGTCAGTGGTGTCAGAGGAATAGGACAATTAAAGATTAGAAACACAGAAGGAAGAAGCGAAATTATTAAGAAGCTAATTCTTATCTCTCGTAAATATCATTGGAAGAAAGAGGAATACATTCCCAGAAGTTCTGTTGCAGACCACTTCTTTCATATTTACGAGTCAACAGACTTTGAGGGGACAGAATTCCTTCAAGAGATGACTAAGCATAGAATTATTGGTGGCTCTAAGGAAATACCAAGAAAAATTGCCTACTATTCCTATCAAGAAAGATTGGAGTTTCTTGCTGGTGTTCTTGATGCTTGTGGTGGGAGGAATGACACTTCCTACAGCATAAATAGAGAAATGTTCCAGTCAAAAGGCTTCAGAAATCTATTGATGTCTCTTGGCATTTCTTATAGTGATTTAACGACTACAAAAGCTCAGAGAGTAAATATCTTTGGAAATGTTCATGAAATTCCAGTGGTGGGAATACGTCCTTGTCATAAAGCCAATTCAAATAAAAGCACATCCTCTATCAATGTTGTTCCATTAGGAAAGGGTGAATACTATGGTTTTTCTGTTGATGGTAACGGAAGGTTTTGTTTGGCTGATGGGACAACGACCCACAATAGCTCCATCATAGATGCTCTTTCATTTGGTCTATACGGTTCACCATTTCGTTCAATAAAGATTGGTGATTTGGTAAACAATGTAAATCAGAAAGATATGCAAGTTGAGCTTACCTTTCTTAAAGGAAAAGACCAGTATGAAATCAAAAGAGGTTACAAGAAACAATTCCTTGAAGTCTATAAGAATGGAGAGAAACTTCCTTCTTCTATAGACCTTAAAAGTCATTTAGAAGAGAATATTCTTGGCGTAAATAAACAAACATTCTCTTCTCTTATTGCCCTCTCAAAAGCCAATTACACACCAATCATTCAACTTCCCATAGACAAAAGAAGATTGTTTGTTGAGTCTCTACTAGATATTTCTGTTTACAGAGATATGCTTGATGTTCATAAGGAAGAGGTTAAGAGAGTAAAGAATGACCTTTCTTTCAAGGAACATGACTACTCTCGTCTGACTAAACAACTAGAACAAGCTAAACAGTTTGTCCTTGACCTTAAACAAGAGCAAGAAGTTTCTTCTTCTAATCAAGAACAAGAACTAAAAGAAGCTATTGAAAAGGCTAAAGAAGAATATGAATCCTTTAAAGAGAAATATAAGACTATTTCAGAACAAATGGAAGAAGCAAAGTCTCTTATTGCTGACAAGAATACATTTCTCCGTAAGGCTAATAAAGCAGAGGCTAAAGCAAAAGCTGACATTCAGTCTATGAAGAAAGAAATCTCTTTTATGAAGGAACATGACCATTGTCCAACCTGTACACAAGAGATAAGTTCTTCTTTTAAGGAGGACTACATTAAAGAGAAATCTAGTGCTGTATCTGAACTAGAAGGAAAACTGGTTAAGGTTTTGAATAAAAGAGAAAGGGTTGAAGATGAAGTTTCTATTGCAGAAAACAATCTAAACAATCTTCAAGCTCTTTACTTCCAAGAGAAACAACTGTTGGCTAACCTGAAACAAGCTGAAAGCAATCTTGATAAGTTCTTGTCTCAGTCTTCAAAGAATGATTCTTCTGCTCTTAAGAAAGCTAAGTCTTCTCTTAAAGCTATCTTTGAAGAAAGAAAAGAACTAGAAAAAGAAATTGAAGAATTGAAAAAAGAACAAGAAATTCATACACTTACAACTTCTTTATTGTCTGATACAGGAATAAAAGCAATTATCATTAAGAAATACTTGCCTCTTATCAATAACTTAATAAATAAAAACCTGCAAAAACTGGGTCTTTTTGCTACACTAACATTTGATGAAGAGTTCAAAGAGACCTTGAAGAAAAGAGGGTTTGATGACTTTTCTTATAACCAACTTTCAGAGGGAGAAAAGCTAAGGGTTGACCTCGCAATCATGATGGCTTGGAGAGAACTAGCTTCCTACAAGTCTAATGTTTCGACAAACCTATTGATGCTTGATGAAATATTCAATACATCAATGGACATAGACGGTTGCCAAAAGTTTATGTCTATGCTAAATTCTCTGGAAGACACAAACACATTTATCATCTCTCCTAATGTTCCTCAAGAACTTATGGAGATGTCTCAACAACAAATACTGCTTGAGAAGAAAGAGGGATTCTCAACAGTACAATTTCTTCCCTCAAAATAAGGAGTTTGAGTTATGAAACTTTCACAATCAACAATTTCTTTTCTTAAGAACTTCTCGAAGATTAATCGTCAGATGGTCTTTATTGAGGGTAATTCACTTTACGCGTTTAATCAATCTACTGTAGCAACAGTAGATATTGCAGAAGAGATACCACATAAGTTTGGCATTAATGACCTTAATGTTTTTCTCTCTGCTATTCAATCATTCCCTGATGATGGTGAGTTAGAGATTGATTTCTCTTCTCGTGAATATCTGACTATCATCTATGGTTCATCCAAGATTAACTATGGTCTTGTCTCTGACCTTCTCATTGAAGAGATTGAAAACCAGTCTCCGTTTGGTGAAGTCGGTTATGCTGAACTGGACATGAAAGAATGCCTGTTTACCTTTGACCTTCCAGAAGAAGAATTGTCTCGCATTATGAAGGTCTCTGCTTCACTGGGTGTTGATGAAATTCACTTCACTGACTCAGAAGTTGTCCTTAAATCAGACAGGACTATTAACTCCTACGAGTACAAACTTCCTGTTCCCTGTGAGAATGAATTTGAGTTGACTCTTGATATGCGTAACCTTCTTCTTTATAAAGGAAACTATCAAGTAAATATCTTTTCACAATTTGTTGAGTTTGTAAATAAAGATATTCCTTCTTTGAAATACATTATTTCTGTAACTGACCTTTAAGAGAGGAGAATTTCATAATGAAAGATGATAGAAGAATTTGGACTGTTAAATACTCTCCAACTAAGTTAGAGGATATGATTCTTCCTGAGCGGCTGTCAAAGCCGCTTTTTAAGGCAAGAGATAATCCTATTGAAATGCAAAACTATTTATTAACTTCTTCTAATGCTGGCAGAGGCAAGAGTGCCTCAGTCTTTGCTCTTGCAACAGAACTGAACACTTCCTTCCTTAAGATAAACTCTTCCCTAGAACGTTCTATTGATTTGCTTAGGACAGATATCCTTAACTACTGTTCACAACGTTCTCTCAGACAATCCCAAAACAATGTTCCCAAGATTCTTCTTTTGGACGAGTTTGATAACGCCACACCACAGTTCCAAGAAGCATTAAGAGCTTTCATAGAAGACTATCAGAAGACGACACGATTCTTCTTTACAGCCAATAAGGCAGAAGCAATCATTGAACCCATATTCTCTCGCTGTGTTCATCTAGACTTTAACTACACAGATGATGACAAAAAGGAAATGATTAAGCCTTTATTCAAGCGTTTAATCTATATTCTTGATTCAGAACAAGTAGAGTATGACAAGAATGATGTAGCTAAACTGGTTAAGAACTCTTCTTTTGATATTCGTAACCTAATTAACTCTTTACAAAGTGGGACACATGATGGCAAGTTTTCTACAAAGAATATCAAGGTTGTTGGAGATGATGAAGTTAAATCTCTTATTACTCTTCTACAAGACTTTGATTACACTTCTTTAAGGAACTGGGTCTTTTCCTATCAACCTATGTTGAACGATATAAACAAAGACCTGTATAAGAATATTGATTCCTTCTTGGAAGATGACTCCTCAAAGATTCAATACATCATTACGATGAATGATTATGCTGTTAAGGAAAAGCAAGTAATTGACAGGACAATCAATGTCTTTGCTTTTCTTCTAGAAGTGGCAATGCTTATTCAGAGAGAAAAAGAATGACAAAGAAAGAAACCAAAAAGAAGAATAGTCTTTTCTCAGAGATTATTCCTTCATTAACAAATAGTAAAAAGGGTCTTATAACAGACCCTATTACTTTAAAGAAAGAATTTAGTCCATACGTCGTAAACAATATTCTTACTTCTTCTATAGATTGTTTTGTTGCAGTAGAACAGGCTAATAGACTGACAAAAATTACTGATGTTGGAATTATTAATCGGTTTTATAAGTTACACAACTTCAATATTCGTTCTCGCTTTACCTTTGCAGGAAAGAGAAAGAAAGAAGTAACCTCAGAAGAAATTACTCTTATTGCAGATTACAATAAGATAAGTATTCAAGAAGCAGAGAGAGCTTTACAATTCTACACAGAAGAGGACATCTCTTTTATTCGTACTCAACTCAACTCAGGAGGTCTTTAATGGCAACACCTAAACAAAAACCTATTACTCCAGAAACCAAACTGGCTGTTACTTCTCTTATTCCAGAAGGAGAGAATTTGGAACTTAATGCTCCTCTTTCAGAAGAACCTGTTCTTGGTGTTTTCCTTTATCGTAAGGAAGCAACATTCCCCACTAAAGGAGATGAAGAGGCAGCTTGTTATGACCTCTATACCGCTCTAACAGAACGAGAAGAAATTGTTCAGTTTGGTGAAGATAATAAACCCATTCATACACACGTTACACACGGACAATTTACCCTTCATCCAAAATCAAGAGCTTTAATTCCGACTGGTATCAAGTTTGATATTCCAAAGGGATACGAAGTTAAATGCTTCTCACGTTCCGGCTATTCCTTTAAACAAGGTGTATTCCTTTGTAACTCAGTTGGTGTAGTTGATTCTTCTTACACAGGTGAAGTCTTTATTCCTGTTTATAACTCAACTACTGAACGAGTGGTCATTGAAAACGCTCAACGAGTTATTCAATTCCAACTCTCTAAGGTTCTTGACTATACGCTTAATCCTACGACTAAGTACGACAAGAAGACTGAAAGAGGTGAGGGTGGATTTGGTTCTACTGGAGTTTAATCACAATGGCAAATCATCAAATCATTCTGACTAAACAAGGTGTTCAAGTCCTTGGAGAGGTTAAAGAAGAAAACAGTAAGACAATTACTCTGTATGACCCTGTCATTATTGTTCCGATTGAAGATAAATTTATTCTTTCTCCCTTTTATGAACCAGACCTGACAGATGAAAAAGAAGCTAAGTTTAGTAAGGCAGACCTTCTTGTTTCTCCCTATAAACCAACAGATAAATTGATGGAAAACTATTTAGAAGGAAGACCTAAATAATTCTTCTTCCTTTATAAATAAGAAAAGCCCTCTAATCAAATGGAGGGCTTTTCGTTAGGTATTAAAATTCTTTTATAGTTAACTTTAAAAGAATTCTTATAAGATGGCAGATGAAAACTATTTATTCAACGATTTCTTGAAGACACAGTTCCTTCAAGGATTTGTTCAATCCATGAATCCATTTAGCACAGCAGACTGGATTCCCTATCAACCTTATTATGCAGGAGACATTGTAGAAGTAACAGACACCCAAGGATTTACCCAAGTTACGAAACGATACATCTGTGTAACCAGACAAGGAAAGTCTGGAACAAGACCTCCCATTCACACAGGTAAAGGTGAAATAAGGACTGACGGTGGCGTTAGATGGATGTTCATTGACATCAAATACTATTCCACTCTTGGACAAGAAAACCTCTACGTCACATTTGGACAACAGGGTGAGTGGAGAAATAATGAACTCAACAAAGACGTTGAAATTACACCAGCAATAACACCAGAAAGAATAAACAACATTATTTATGCTTACAGAATAGACAGAAATAACGTTGCAGTCGTTGTTCCAAAGAACTTATACAGACAAGGACAAATCTTTGATAAGTTTTCTTCTACAGCATCTTCTTACACACATCCACACTATACGACGACAGACACAGGAAACATTTACTTTTGTTTAGATAACAATAATGGACAACCATCTCAAATTAAACCTGATATGGAATCCTCTGAGCCTATATCCACGACAGACGGATATACTTGGCTTTATCTAGGAAGACTGGAAAACACAATATCCAGATTCTCCACAGAAGATTTGATTCCTTTAGACAGAGAAATCTTGTTTAACGCTCACATATCCAAACATAAAGGTGGTATTGCATCTGTAAACACCAATAGACCAATGGCAGGTTTATTTGAACAGACAGATGAACTGGAAGCAATCTTCCTGAATAAAGGTGCTGGTGCAGAGGCGGAACTTATTCCAATCATTAACGCATCTGGCGCTGTGGAGAGAGTAAACATTGTTAAAGCTGGTCACGACTATTCTCACGAGACAAGAGTAATCATTAAGAACAAGAATGCTATTGGTAGTGGAGCGACTGGCGAGATAGAGGTTGACGCCAAAGGTTCAATAACCTCTATCAAGGTTCTTAACAATGGTGAGAATTATGATAAGGCTGTAATCATCCTAGAAAGTCCGACTGGTAGAGGGTTTATCGGAAAGCCTGTTATATCCACAGAGAAGAAGATTGTTGATGTTGAAATTAAAGATGATGGAAGAGGCGAGGGATACGACCCAGCCACAACCAAGGTCTATTTCATTGCAGGTAATGCTGGAATGGTCTCTGACGTTTCTCTTCTGCCTAATAACTTGACACAACTTGATTTAATGGCATCCCTTGGTAATGCTTCATTAATGTTCTACATCAACATTCCTGCTAATTCTTCTTTCTTCCCGAATGATGTTTACTACAGAGAGGTAATGATTGTTTCTAACCTTAAAGACAGTTTAGGACAAATTGCTCGAAAAAGAGAATATGCTGGTGTAGGGAGTCCCATTGCTGGATTATCTCCTAGTGATAGGTTAGGACATAATGAAGGTTACATTCTATTCAGACAAATATCTGATAAGAAACTTCACAAGAAAGACCAAAGAGAGCAAGTAAGGATTATTTTGAGTCTTTAGAAAAAGTAAAGCCCCAATTAAGGGGCTTTATCTTTCCTGCTCTTAAAGGAGGCTTGGAGAAAAAACGACAACTGAACAGGAAATTGTCGTTGTGAAATTTGGTCTCCTCGACAGGAATCGAACCTGCAACCTAGTGCTTAGAAGGCACTTGCTCTATCCAGTTGAGCTACGAGGAGATTAAATGGTTCCCCGAAGCTGGACTCGAACCAGCAACCTAGCGATTATGAGTCGCCTGCTCTACCATTGAACTACTGGGGAATTTATGTGAGTAAGTATAACAAAAATATTTTTAGTGTCAACCAAAAAGAAGATTACATCTTGGCAACAACTAATAAGAAACATTACAAAGACCTAGCAAAGAAGATGTCACGTTCTGCCATTTCTTCTTCTCTGCAATGGTATTCCAACAGAATAAGACTTGCAACAGGTCAGGTCATACAAAAAGGTAAGTATTACTCTACCGTAGAAGATATTGCCAAAGGTGGAGTCTTCCAATACACCTATGACCCTAAATGGAAAGATACCTTACCCTACTACGATATGTTTCCTCTTGTCGTTCCTATTGAAATGAAGAGGAATGGTTGGCTTGGAATAAACCTACACTACTATCCACCTGAATTAAGAGCCGCTCTCTTTGATGACATTGTTCAAGCCTCAAACAAGAAGAAGGGAAGCTCTCGTTTAATGATTGCTTATTCATGGATTCAAGCCTATAAGAACTTTGACTTAATACAACACGGCTTGAAACGTTATCTCTTCTTGCACGTTACATCACCTGTTGTAAGGATAGAAGAACCTGAATGGGACTTCATTATTCCTTTACCAAGTCAACAGTTCAGGAAGAAGAGTGCAGAGTATGTGTGGAATCAAATACCTTAATTTCTTCTCTTAATTACAAGAGAAAAAGAGGATAAGACCCTTACCTGCTACTACCCTATTAGGTATGTCTTCCATCTTCTCGTTTACGACTAATCTCTCCTGTTAAAAAGCAAATAAAACGAAATTAAAAGAGAGTCTAGCTAGACTCTCTTTTCTTATTTACCCAAACCATTTAGGCTCTTGCTTACTGAACTTAAACCAGACAGGAACTCTACCCGGTGGATATTCAGAATAGATTAAAGCTCTATGTTCTTCTGTAATAAGACCAGATGCAACATCACAAGGCATAGGCAATTCAACCTTATCCTCGGTCTTTCTGGGAAGCATATGAAGCCAATCATCCAGATAGGTTGTCACTGTCCAACAATTATCTGGAAATCTTTCTTTCTCTTCTTTAGGACAAGCAGGACAGAAGAGATTATTTAATCCATTGTCTTTTGAAATATGAAAGAAGAATCTTTCTTTCTGATTCTTAATCTTCTCACAGAAGGAATCGTCTTCAATGGAAGAAGTAAATGCTCTTTCCTCTTTCCTCTCTTCAACTTTACAGAACATCTCTGGAAGAAGAGAAGAGAATGTTCTTTCATTTGAACTAGACATAAATCACCTTAAACGAAAAGGAAGAGAGAGAGAAGAGAAAGAAGGAAAGGGGAAAAAGAAGAAGGCATCACTAGCGTCAGCTAGAAGCTGACTAGCTTCGCTCTTTGTAGAAAACATAAAAACCCAGTAAGTATGCGGCTTGTAGAGCATCTCGTTATCAGAATATCCAAGCAATATGTGCTTCACACAAATGCCCATAAGAACAGTAAGCATCCCACTCCAGACTTTGATTCTTTCTATTTCTTTCATTAAATAATTTCTTCTCTTCATGAAATAAAGGTAAGTCATCAGAGAACTTATACAAAGTCATGACAACACCCTTCAACTTCATCTCAATTAGTGAAGTTGTATTCCTAACATCATCCTTGGTCATGTAATCCATCAATTCCATAAATAATGGACTCACAGAAAGCCTGCTAAGGGCAATCTCACTCTTACCCTTATCAATCCCATCAAGATAATATTTGATGACCTCTGAGGGATGTTTAAAGACCTTTTCAAGATTAACAATCTCAATCTCTAAAGGATTAGTGGGGTCTTGACACGCAACACAATCCGCTAGAACAGGAACATCCCTAATCAACTCAATCTTTTTCCAAGACTCTTCTTCAAGAGGAACGACAGGACACTCACAAAAGTTTCCAAAGGTAATCTCTTCAAACTTACGTTCTTTATTCTCCAAAGAAGAATAGTCATCATCACAACACAACTGAGGCATGACAACAGTTGTCTCTGGACAATATCTATTGGTTATTGCTTTTTGAATGACATCTTCTTCAAACTTGCCTCTGTCAAAGCTCCAGTTATTCAGAACACGAATACAAAACCATTGTTCAGCATTTTGTTCTGGGTCATCTGGTGATGCACCTAACAGACTCACTCTAACTTTAAATCTAAAAACCTTACCAATGGGAAATACTCCACCACCCTCTTCATGTGAGGAGAAGAACCAGTTAAAAGATGGAGAATCTGTAAGAGTCTTTCTCATCTGGTCTAAGTTACAGATGACACCAAGAACTTTACCCGTATCAGTCATTCTCAGACCATCAGGCAATTCACCCTCAATAATCTTGTATCTAAGAGGAATGTCACACTCTTGGTCTGGTCTAGCCTTCTTAACGTCCAAGTCAAAGATAGTTGAATAACCCCAATACATATCAGAGGATAAAAACTTATTGAGCTTAAATCCTTTACTGAACATTGTTAGACCAAAAGACAAAGAAGGATTAGAAGAATAAATCTCCAAATAGTAAGTTGTATCAGTCTTTAGATTTCTTGTAAATGTCTTTGGAGAAAAAGAATCTATTGTTGTCAAAGAATCAAGATTAAGGACATTATCCTTCAACGTATAAGTCTGAAAGAAGATTTGGTAATCAACAGAAGATACACCACCAACAGTAAAGACAACAGTATCGTTATTTGTTATTGGCGGAATAATAAAGTAAACAGACTGTCTAGGTCTCACAGGCAAGGTGATGTTGTTGGAGTCCAAGACTTCCTCAAAGACATCACCCCTCTGAATCTTCTTTTGTAGTTCTCTTAAAGACACCTATATAACCATTCCTTACTTAGAAGTAAATTCCAACAAACCCAGTAACCATGCGGCTTACAGAGGATGCTACATTTGCAACTAGTACAAAGTAACAATTCTCAACCAACAAGAATACCCAGAGGTTCACTCCACTTATTAATCAATTCTTCATCCAGAGAAGAGATACGTTGATTAGCCTCTTGCAAGATAGATTGACCATCAAGCGTTACACCATTAGCCAACTGAACATTACCCAACTTAATCAGGTTATATCCCCATTGTCTTTGAACTAATGCAACTGCATAATCCCTTAACCAAATGTTTTCCCAGACTGGAACTTCATTCTCGTCAACTTCCATAAAGACTTCAACAAGAACTCTTTCACCAGCCTTCAAAGATAAAGACTTGTCATCAATCAACAATCTTCTCTGGTATCTATTGAACTGGAATTGATGATAACCATTGACAGTGTTCTTAATGGTATTCATGTATTGATTGGCAATAATCCAGTTAGTCATTCCCCCATAAGTCATAGAAGAAAGACCATTAGAAAGGAAAGAAGAACTACCAACCATTCCACCATAGTTTGTCCCTTGACCATAGATGGATGCACCAGTGGTTTGCATAAAGGAAAGAACAGCTAAGTTCTCTGTTCCCATTTGACTAAACGTCCCATCATCAGGGTAAACGTGTAGGACAGACATTACCTTTTCAGGAAGAGTGAGATAACCATTCTCAACGTCTTCTTGGTCTATCTGTTTAACCAAGTAATACCTGTATGCACCTTCATTGTGAAACTCAAAGAAACGTTTAAGCGCATCATCAATACGATGATTGACCTGTTCCTCTGTGACGTTAACAGTAATGACGGGATGACCAAGAGTCTGCATGATGTAGGCAACAAACTCTTCTTTCGAGTTTATATAAATCGACAAAACAATTCTCCTATAAGACCAACCATAACCATTCCTTACTCAGTGAAAGTTTTGAAAGAATGGCTCAACCATGCGGCTTACAGACGATGCTACATTTGCAACTAGTACAAAGTAACACTTACTAAATCTTCTGTAACCCCAATAACAAGTTATCGAGAATTTTATGAAGCACTCTGTTACTTGGGTCTTCCTTCAATGCTCTTCTCTTCAAGTCTCTAAGAGTATTCATATACTTTCTTAATCTATATCTCTCCTGATTATCATTCTTATTGCCACTTCCAGTTGGTGTGGCAATAAATTCCATAGTCATCAGAAGAGCTTGATAGTCCTTATAGGAGAAGTGAGCTTCCTTCTTTGGTGGAAGCATAAGTTGACGAGTATTAATCTTGACGGGATTCATAACAGAGAAATTCTTTATTAGTTCTATGAAGAAGATTTTTCGCATCAAGAGTCTGGTCAATAAATCAAATCTAAGGGAAATCTATAAAGAGATTACTTGAAGAAGAGGAGATAACAGGTGTACCCACTACTACCCTATTGGGTAACTGCATTGAGAGAAGAATCCTCGACAGTTATCACATAAATTCAAGACAAATAAAAAGGGACTCCGAAGAGTCCCCATATTCTCAGCAGACAACCATCACAAACAGGAGATTACTCCTTAACCTTTTGGTGAAGGTGCAAGACGTATTGTAACAAATCATTTTTCTTATCTTCATCAATCTCACCAGAAGAAGAGACCACACTCTTCAAAAGACCTTCAACATTATCTTTCTCCAGTTCATCTTCATCAGACAAAGAATTTACAGAATTGTTAAACTCAATCTTGCCCTCCTCTGGGAACAAATATTCCTGTCTGCAATTAAGAGAATTTAATTTCTTCTGTAAGCCCTCTAAACGCTCTTTACAGCCTTCATCTCCATCGACCAATACCCTGACATAGCATTCTTCCTTATCGTGTCCTAGAGCTTCATCTACGCTCTTATAGGAGAAAAAGACATAGTCTGTGTTCTCAATAAACTCCCAATACTTTTCATCCAAGTCATAAGACCAGAAGCCTTTTTTTTGACCATAGTCAGCCCAAGTAAAGAAGAAGGGATTTCCTGTGTACCAGATGTTTCCACTCTTACTAGGACAATGGAAGTGACCGCTGACCACTTGTTTGAAGTCATGAAAGAAACTCTGTTTCAAGTCTCCAACAAAACGACCACCATTGACCTCACACCCATCAATCTCAAAGTGTCCCATGACAATAGTCTCTTCTTTCTCAGAGAAGGATTTCATCCTGCTAAGAAGATATTCACTGTTTTTAGGATTAATCCAAGGAACTAAAAGAAACTTCTCTTTGTCTTTCACAGAATCATCACTTCTGTAAATAGCACAATCATCATGAATGACTAAACAATCTTTAATTGACTTAGCAACAATGTGAACTGGACTAATAGAGTTATCGTCTTTGTAATAAACATCATGATTACCAATTAAGACAAATTGTTTAATTCTTAAAGAAGCAATATCAGATAAATAATTAAATGCTTCATTAAGAATAAGAGAAGAAGTGGTTTTTCTATTATCAAATAAATCACCACCATGAACAACTCGTAATACTGGATTGTTTTTCAAATAAGGAAGAAATTGTTTCTTCTTCCAGTCAAGCTGTTTCTTTAAGAAGAACGGGTCATTGTTTCTGACTCCAAAGTGTTCATCAGTGACCCAGACAAGTTTGTATCTCATAAGGAAGCTGCCTCTCTTTTCTGTTTAAGTTGGAGGGGGAGTGTAAGTGAGGAGAAGAGAGGAGTCAAGAAGAACTTAAAAAAAACCAACCATAACCATTCCTTACTCAGTGAAAGTTTTGAAAGAATGGCTCAACCATGCGGGTTACAGACGATGCTACATTTGTAAATGATACTTTGTAACAGTCTCTATAAAGACATTGAGGAATCAATAAGCAAGATGAAACAATGTTAGCGAAACAATTAAGTAGGTAGTTCTTAGAGGAGGTCTATCTGTCTTCTTTCCCTCTTTAAGACCCCCTCTAAAAAACCAACCATAACCATTCCTTACTCAGTGAAAGTTTTGAAAGAATGGCTCAACCATGCGGCTTACAGACGATGCTACATTTGCAGACACACTTTTTCATCTTTTCATACTCTTCTTTCAGACACATCTCTTTCCCTATTGACATCTCTTCTTCCATCCTTTAAAATGTCATGATTCTCATCAGAGTAACTTCACAAACAGGAGACAAGAATCATTATGAAAAAAGAAAAGAAACCAACAACACTTACTGGCAAGACATTAGACTTTGAAATCATGGCTGGTTTAGTTCAATCAGATGATTTCTTCTATAAATTGTTTCCTGTATTAGAAGAAACAGATTTTGAGGATAAAGAATCAAAACTTATCTTTAACGTTTATTCAGAACTCTTACAAAAGACAAATGAGAAACCTACCTTTACAACTGTCTATTACAAATTAGATAAAGTGGAAGGAATTGAACTTTCAACATTGGAAGCATCAAGAAAACTGCTTCAAGAATCCTATGAAGCAAGATTGCCTGATGAAGAAATTCTTCTTGAAGAAATAGAAAAAGAAATCAGAAAGAAACGTTCAATGGATACTCTTCTTGAAGTTCTTTATGACTTCCAAGAGAAACCCACAGATAAAGCATTAGAAAGTCTGGAACACTCTCTAGAAGCGTGTAGGAGAGCCGCTACGTTCTCTACTGATACATCAGTAGGGATGTCCCTTACAAATGACGTAGAGAGACGCTGGGACTACTACACCAATCCAGAACACAGGATTTCTCTTGGCATGAACTCCCTTGACAGAAGAACTGGTGGTGGAGCGCCTAGAAAGACTCTTAATGCTGTCATGGCAGCTACTAACGTAGGGAAGACAATGTTCCTCTCTTCTCTTGCGCTTAATTACTTCAGACAGAACTACAACGTCCTTTATGTAACCTTGGAGATTAGGGAAGAAGAACTCTTGAAGAGAATGGACGCCAATCTTATTGAGACTAACCTAAGTGAGTTCCATACCCTTACAAAAGAAATTTATGACAAAAAGTTTAAACAAGCAATCTCTTCTTCCAGAGGTTCAATCACAGTTAAAGAGTTTCCTGCCGGACAATGTAGCGTAAACAATCTACGTTCTCTTCTTCATGACCTTCAAGGCAAGCAGGACATTAAGGTTGACGTCCTTGTAGTGGATTACTTAGGTCTAATGCGTTCCATCAATTTGTCTAAGGGCAAATCAAATTCGTATGATTATCAGAAAGCCATTACAGAGGAGCTTAGAGGCTTATGTATGGAGAAAGACCTTGTCGGATGGACAGCTATGCAGACAAACAGGTCTGGTGTTAATTCAGAAGACTTAGACCTAGATAAAGCTGCTGATTCTTTTGGTATTCCAATGACGATGGACTATGTTCTCTCTGCTTGGCGAACACCAGAAGGAGACCAAGAAGGAATTCTCTTTGTCAATGAATCTAAATCCAGATATGGGAACAAGATGGATTGTCCAATCATTCGCCTTGAGTGTGACACAGAACAACAACGCATCTCAGACAAGACACCATTCACTGGTGGGCAAGGTAGTATCAAACAACTGAGAGAAGAAAGAGAGAAAGCAAGAGAAAGAAACGATAAGACAAAGGCCTTGTTGTCTTCCAAACATAAGGAAGAAGAAGACATCATGCAAATTCATGAAAACGAAGATAAAGATGAAGAATTTGTTAGATTAACAAATAACAATCATCTTTTCTCCAAAGAACAATTAGAGGAAGACACTACACTTGGCGTAAACAAAGAAGAACTCACCAAGAGAATTCTTACACCAAATCAAGGCAAGGTCTATGTTCCCACTATGGAAGAACTAGGTCTTACATCTGACGTTGTTAAGACCATTGGTCTATACCTACAAGAGAATCTTCCTGAGTGGTCTTCTCTTGATGTCAAGAGAAAGAAAACTGCTGTTAAGACAGAACAACTCTATCGTATTGGCGTTTATCCAAGACCAAAGACAAGGGAACAAGTAGAGGCAGAGAAAGAAGAACAAATCCGTAGAGAACAAGAACAGAAAGAACAAGAAGAAAGAGAAAGGTTCCAAAGAAGAAAGGAATCACTTCCTCCAATGAAGAAAAGAAATAAAGATGAAGAAAAACAAGAACTTAACACTTTTTCTAAGGAAAAAGTAGAGGAAGATAACACTTTTTCTAAGGAAAGTAGTTCCTCTTCTCTTGTAGATTTCGTTCAAGGTGTAGTTGACCAAGAAGACTTTGGCAAAGTGATTGAGCCAGAGGAGGGAAACTATGCTCTTTATAAAGATAAAGATAAAGAAGAGGTTGAAAGAATAAATGCTTATATGTTTGAGAAGAAAGAGTTAGAGGAGAGAAAACAATCAGGTGAGTTTGATGAACTAGACGCTGCTCTTGAAGCTGCTTCCTTAGAGGAAGAAAACATACCTAATCAGTTTGCTGTCCTTAAACAAGACTATGACTTAGCTCTTTCTTCTTATCAAAGAAAGAAGACTTCTTGGGTTCACTATATGCCCAAACATCTTCCTTCTAACATTCCAGAAGAGTTAAAAGAAGTCCTTACAGAAGATGTAGTTGGACTAGAAGAATACCCAGACGGAATATACAGAGGAGTAGATAAATTGTCAGACGAAGAAGTTCGTAGATTAAAAAAACAAATAGCTCCATATTTGAAGAAAAGAATGGAGCTAGTAGAAGAAGGAAAAATTTATTTGAAACATTACAATCCAGTTACTAAGGAGTTTATTTACAATGGCGGTTCCTAAGATTTCTTCTCCGCATATTCCTCTTACTCTTCCATTCAGTAAAAAGGAGGTGGTCATCCGCCACCTCTTGCTTAGAGAGTACAAGGCATTCTTGTCATCAGCAAACTCACAACATCTTGGAACACTCACAAAGACTGTTCTTGATGTGATTAAGTCTTGTGTCATTGAGCCAGAGAATTTCTCTCTAAAGAGTATTCCTTCCTTTGAGGCAGAGTATCTCTTCCTGAACATTTATGGTGCATCTGTCCCAGATGGTCTCTCTGTCTCTTACAGATGTGTTCGTCCTGTAATGAAACCAGAATTCATAGAGGATGAATATGGACACGTTCATCCGACAGGAGAAGAAGTAGAACAAGAGTGCGGTTTTAAGACAGACCTTAACATTTCATTAAAAGACGTTGAGCTAACGACAATCCCAGAACAAGTCGTTCAACTCAATAATGAAATTGTTCTCAAGTTGAAGTTTCCTTCAATGGAGGATTACTATGCTCTTGCAGAAGACCTTAGTGTAGAGATAAATGAAGATGAACAAGCAGAAATCTCAGATGAACAAGTTGAACAACAAGACGTAACCAATAAGTTATCTGCTCTTCTCTTTAAGTGTGTTGATTCAATCTGGGTTAATGACGAGAAATGGGAAGAAGAATTTACCCAAGAAGAATTTGCTCAATGGATTTCTTCTATGCCAATCACAGTCGTTCAAAGGTTAATGCAATTCCCACAAGAGATTCCACAACTTAAATATTCAAAGGATTTCATCTGTGAGGGATGTGGACATAAACATCACGTTGACATTATTGGACTTCAAAGTTTTTTAAAGTAATTGTTTCCCCACAGCTTGAGTATGATGTCTCAAAAGTAATCTTTTATCTTACCAAGCTGCACAATTTCTCTTATGGGGATTTAATGGATATGTCTATGATTGATTATTCCATTAATGTTCTTCTCTTGGAGAGTTACTTACAAGAGGAAGAAGCAAGACTTAAAGCAAGAACGGGTTCAGTCTCCTCTGGAAGTTCAGGCTCTATGCCTTTTGACCCGAATGCCTATGATGAAAGTGTCTTGACAAATCTATTCACTTAGGAAAATTCTTTTAAATCATCAATTTAGCTAAATATAACAATCATGATTAAGAGTTTATTTGAAAACCAACTTCCTAATAATGAACAAGAATTATTTAAGATTCTTTCCGGTATAAAGAACAGGAGAGAGCTTATCCTCTTCCTTAGAGACTTGGATGCCAGAGATAAACTTCATTCACAGGAATATCCTACTAACTTCTTCCAATTCAAGTGGAAGGGAAAGGGTTACGTCATTGATGCAACAGAGCTTCAAAAAGAATCTACCCTAACCTTCTATGTGGTTGATAAGGCTAAGTCATCTCTCTTTGGCAGACACAAGTTCTATGAATCTCAACAAGAACCATTGGACGAAGTAAACGCTTATAAAGTCTTTACCAATTCTAATAAGAAGACTGTGAAGAACTCTACTGTCAGAGTGGATAATGACGACATCAAAGATACTATGATGGAAGCCTTTGAAGAAATCAAGAGAAACGGAGGAAAGGTTACAAAGATTAGAGGAAGCAAATATAGTGCTGTCTATCAAGTAGTCTATGGAACCAATGAAGCTATTGTTGACTTCAATGATTACATCAATTCAGGCTTTGTTAAGATTTCTACTAAATACAAAGAAGAGTTCATTACTAGAGCAGTTAAGGCAACCTCTAAGGCAATCTTCAAGACCTCTCTTCTTGTGGCATTCTCTCCATTCTTCTTCCTAGGAAAGATAATTAATGCTCTTCGTTCTCGAAGAAATAATCCTTAATAAACTTTAACTAAAAGGCTCCACTAGGAGCCTTTATAATTATCTCAATCCATAACAAGAGGTGAACCTAAAATGACAGATTCAATTTTATTGAATAATACTTACTGCGATGAAAACGACCTGACTGATGAAGAAACGCAACAAGCAGCAGGAATGATTGTCTTCTTGGTTGATGTTTATATCCTAGAAAAGAGAGGAGAAAACTTTAAAGACCTTAGAACATGGCAACGTCTATTTACGTTAGCTCACTTTGGGGCTATTGCTGATTTCTTGGATTATGATAATCCGGAAGTAAAAGAATCCTTTAAAGAAATGTTTGATACTCTTCCTAGTGTTATTCCCGTTAAGATTGAGAATAAAGATGGAGTAAATATTCTTGTTACTATTGATGAAGAACATGAACTATATAACTCCTTCTTTACCAATGAAGCGTTTCTTACGATAGCGAAAAAGTCAGAAGAGAAGTTTAATGCGTTTTTGGAAGAACAGGATGATAAGCCTGAAATAATTCTTCAGTAATAAACTACTGTATCGTCTCAAATGAATAAAGCCAGTATTTAACTGGCTTTTTATTTGATTTCTTCTAGGAGAAATATCATTCTAGTTTCAGAAAAACTACTGTAGAGTCTCAAAAAGAAATGGTAGCATTGCGACTACCATTTCCCGTTTACACCCGTGGACTCGATGTCTCTTCGAGGAACGATGGCTCCCTCTACAAGACGAAATCATTATAACAAAGAAATCTCACTAAGGTCTTATGATTTCTTCATCCACTCTATCGGCATCTGGTTTATAGGTTGGGTATTTATATTGTCTTTGTTGATTTCTGTATGGATTACTTTCTTCTTCATCCGTCATGTATTCATCATACCCAGTTCTTCTATCATAAGAGTCCCACTTCCTGTTAGCAGCAAAGCTCTTATGTTTCATCCAGATAGCAAAGACATTACTACCACCAATTACAGAGAGATACAAAGCCCAAATCTCAACAAGAGAAGATTTATCGCCTGCATCAAAGTTGTATTTGACAAAACAAATACTGCCCAATATGTAGGCAATGTTAGTCCAGAACTTAGTTTGACTCAATTTATCTGTAGTCTCACTTACGACTAAGTAACGTAAGTCTTCTCCCTTGACTGCTTGGAAGATTGCCCATAGAATAAAGCTGACAAAAATACTTGCCACAACAACGGAGAAAAGCCTTATGTAAGTAGCAGCGCTTAAAGAAGACAGAAAGTTTAATATTTCCATAATTAAATCAAGGAGTTAGTATGTATGAATTTTTCACGTCTGCTTCCTTAGTAGGAACAGAAATTGTAGTGAGGGGATACAATGAAGAGCAGAAACCTTTCACTAGGGTAAACAAAAACCCTACATTAAAACTATATAGAGTTGCAGAGAATAAGAAAGACGTAAACACCAAGTTTCTTTCTCTTAAAGAAGAACCTCTGGAAGAAGAGGAATTCAGTCTGACTGATTACTGGAGATACGCCAAGAAAGACGATTCCTATCATGGTATGAAAGACCCAGTCCTCCAAGAGCTTTCCAAGAGATTTAAAGGGGAAATACACGCCAATTTAACCTTAATAAATCCTCTCTTCTTTGACATTGAAACAGAGGTAACAGACACATTCCCAAATGCAAGAGAGGCTAAACATCCAATCACCTGTATCACTGTCATCAATGGCAGGAATGAAGCAACGACTTGGACAACTCTACGAATTCATAAAGAGCTTTTAGAGGATGAAGAGGGAGAAGTTATATACTGTATTTCTGAGAAGAAACTTCTAGCCAAGTTCATTGCTTATGTAAGAGAAGAGAGACCAGACTTCTTGGTCGGATATAACTCAAAAGAGTTTGACGTTCCCTACATCATGAAAAGAATACTTTATCTCTTTCCAGATAATGAAGAAAGAATTGAAGAGAAGAAAAAGAGAAGTGGCAAGAGGTATCCAACACTAAGAGACCAGAACACTTGTTTTGCACAATGCTTAATATCTCCTATTTATCACAATGTGGATGATAAGAATAAAGACAGGTTGATTGACTTTAGAAGGACATACAATGACTTTGATGAAGAGATAGATGTTTACAACATCAAAGGTCTTCCTCACTTGGACTACTTAGAGCTTTACAAGAAATACTCTAATGAAAAACTACCCAACAATAAACTTGACACTGTAGCAGAACATGAACTGGATGATAAGAAGTTAGCACATCCATATTCTTCTCTGAAAGAGTTTTACGAGAAAGACCCGACTAACTTTGTTCGATACAACATCAAAGACGTAAGACTTCTTTATAAACTTAACAAACGATTAATGTTTATAGAACTTGCAACAACTGTTGCACATTTCGGCAAGATTTCTGTTGAAGATGTTTTGGCAACCACTCAGACTTGGGATGGCATTCTTTACAACATGGCTTTAGATGAAGGAATAATTGTTCCTCCTAGGATTCCCAAGGAGTTCAAAGAGAGCTATATGGGAGCCTATGTTAAAGAAGTTATTGCCGGTTATCATAAAAACATTGTTACCTTCGATTTTACATCCCTGAACAAAGATACGGGGCTTCGGTCAGTAATGGCTGTCGAATAACGTTCTTAATTGCTGGAAACTCTTCTTCACTAAAGAAGACAATCAGCAGCAATATGAATCAAACAAATTTATGTTGTTCAACGACTATCGAACGAGACTGACTTAACAGTTAGTTAATCTAGTAGAGTAGGCTTAAATCGCTAGCCGAAATGGAACGCGTCCTTTAAAGGGGGACGGTGATATAGTCTGAACTCTATGGTGACATAGAGCAGCTTGAATAAAGCGGGACAAGAGTAGCGTACTTGTTTGAACATTAATGGTATCCAATGATAATCAGAATGCTAGGAATATCTCCTGAAACCCTAGTAGATTCTCCAAGAAGAAGTGAGGAAGAGATTTACAAGAACATAGAACAGTTTGTAAATCTTATTCCTAACGAAGATGTAATGAAAGCAAGAGAGGAGAATACCACTGTCGCTGCAAATGGAATGCGCTTCAAGAAGAATAAACAAGGTTTAATTCCAAAAGCAGTTGCAATAGTATTTAACAAAAGGGTAAACTATAAAAACGAAATGAAGGTTCACGCCAAGAGAGCAGAGGCAATCAAGGCAGAGCTAGACCGAAGAAACATTAGTTATTAAATAGGAGGAAACAATTAATGTCTTTTGAAATATTTATTGACATTGAGACTTTGGGGATAAGGGAGACTGCTTATCCCCTTTCTATTGCCCTTGTGGCATTTGACTTTAATCAGAAACCAATCTTTGCTGATTTAGAACAAGATAAAGAGAAACAACTATTCATCAAGTTTTCTCTTGAAGACCTGTCTAACTATAAGGCTTTTACTAAAGACCCATCCACAGTGGAGTGGTGGAAGAAGCAACCAGAGAAAGCTAAGAAGTTAAATCTTATTCCTCATAAGAATGATGTCACCTTGACAAAAGGATTACATCTTATTCATAAATTCTTTGAGAAGTTTTACACCATGAATTCTTCTCATGTCTGGAGTAGGGGTATTGACTTTGACCTTCCAAAGTTTAAATATATGCACGATGTTGGAGGAAGAAGTTATCCCTTCAATCCAAGGAGAGGGAGAGACTGTAGAACCTTTATTGATGTTCTCTGTGGGACAGACAACGGTTTCTATGAATCTCCTGTTATGTATCCACCAGAAGAACATGGCTTGATTAAACACTTTCCATTGCATGACGCCTTGTATGATGTTTACTCAATGCTTGAGATTGTTCACGGTGAAGGTACGCCGTTTTAATTAAGGAGGTAATCTATGAACTTATCAAAAGAAGAAGCACAAACTTTTGAAGACTTTAATGATATTAGTTACAGTAATAGAAAGAATCTTTCTAAACTGTCTAGTCAGATAGAGACTAAAAAAGAAATGATTCTTTTTATAAAGTTACAAGAGGCTTATAACAAACTTGAACAAGCAGAGTTCTATCTCAATCAACTAGAAGTTGAGTTTAAGAAGTTAGAAGCAATGATTAAAGTTAAGTAACAAAGAGGTAAACAGACATGACACATACACCGACATTAGATGAAATCAAACTTAAATCCGTTGATGTTGAAAGTAGCGAAGATTTAGACGTTGTTGAAAGACTTTATCAAAAAGAAAACAATCCACATCTTATTCTTCTTTACAAAAAACTACTTGATGCAATGGAATCAGCTATTTATTATAAAGAGCTTTCCTTTGCTGAAAGAAGTGAAAAAGAAGACTTAGAATCAGAAGTGTCAGAATTGGAGAGAGACATTCGTTATCTTGAACAAGAGAATCGTTCTCTACAAGATGACATTGAATCCCTTAAAGACGAACTTAAATCGAGAGATTATTGATTATGCAACAGAACAAATGGGACAAATTCTTCCTTCAAACAGCATTTAATGTTGCAAACACTTTCTCAAAAGACGCCCACCGAAAAGTGGGCGCAGTCATATATAGAGAGTCCTATCCTTTGTCATTTGGATATAACGGATTCATCAGAGGATTTCCAGATGACATCATTCTTCTTCAAGACAAAGAGAAGAAACTAATCTATACAGAACACGCAGAGAGAAATGCAATTTTTAATGCGTCTAGAAACAACATAAACATTATGGAAGCTTCAATAGCCTGTACATTCCATCCTTGTCATGAATGTGCAAGAGCAATCATTCAAGCAGGATTAAAGAGAGTCATTTGTCCGGCTATATCAGAAGAAGACAAAGCAAGTAGATGGTTCTCTTCTATTACAGAAGCACAACGAATGTTTACAACGTGTGGTGTAGAGGTCATAATTATTCCTTTTGAGCAAATAGAAGGAGTTCAGTAATGCAACAAAAAGAAGATTTCAGTAAATACAGTGATGAAGAACTTCTCAATCTTCTTAGAGAGGAGGAAGCATTAGTCGTCAGGTATAATCTGTTTCAGCTTGCTATGAAGATTCTTATTAACTCTTTGTATGGAGCATTGGCAGAGAAATCATTCAGGTTCTATGACGTAAGACTTGCAGAGGCTATTACTTCGACAGGACAGGTGATGATTAAGTATGGTGAGATGATGATTAATAAATTTATCTCTTCAATAATTGGAAAAGTAAAAGATAACGTTCTATTAATTGATACTGACAGTCTCTATACATCATTTGACGATATAATTAAACATTATTCTATCTCTGATGAAGAACAAATAGAATTTCTTGATAAACAGGTAAGAGATGAAGTTAGACCTTTCTTAAAAGAATCATTCGACAGAATGAATGATTTCATCAATGGAACAGAAAACTTTATGGACATGAAGAGAGAAAAGATTGCTTCTTCAATGATTATTAGAGCTAAGAAGAACTATATCATTGATGTGGCTGACAATGAAGGTATTAGATATACACATCCTAAATTATCTATGACTGGCATTGAAGCAGTTAAAAGTATTGTTCCTCAAATGGTAAAGGAAATACTTATGCCCTCTTATGAAATATTTCTTAGAGGAACAGAGAAAGAAATACAGGAACACGTTAAGAAATCTATTCAACAGTTTTTGGAAGCCCCTTTAGGAGATATTGCTCCTTCTTCTGGGATTTCAAAACCAGTTCAAATGCTTCCAAAAGGAACCACATCTCATATTAAAGCTGCTATAGCATTTAATAAATACATTAAAGAAAAGAAATTTACTCATATAAAACCTATTAAAATAGGGGATAAAGTAAGGATAGTACATTTAAAAGAAAACAATCCATATGGGAACGACAGAATTGTCTATGACCAGGAAATACCAGAGAAAGACTTTCCTCTTGAAAAATGGGTTAATAGGAAAAAGATGCTGATAAATCAAGTCATTAAACCTTTACAAACATTTGCAGTTCATAGGAATTGGAATATTATCCAAGAAGCAAAAGAAAAGTTTAAGGGATTAAAGATAAAGAAGAAATAATATTAAGGGGTCTATAAAGACCCCTCTTTTCATTTCTTCTCTTAATAAAATTCTGTTATATAACAAAACATTAAGAGAAGAAATGAAAACTCCTATAGACTTCAACCAATATAAGAATTTACTCAAAGAGTACATTTCTACCACAACAGAATTTAAAGACATAAACTACGAGGGTTCAGGTGTCAATCAACTAATCAATATTCTTGCTTATCAAATGACTCACATTGGCTATTATCTAGAAGCCAATGATAATGAACATTATCTACAATCTGCTCAAACGAGAACTGCTGTTATTGCAGGTGCAAAAAGAAATGGATACGTCGTAAGAGGAAAGAAAGCATCTAGGGCAGAAGTGAGAGTAAAAAGAAAACTAGACTATATGCCAGATGGTAAATACACCAGACTGGATAAAGATTGGGCTGTCAGAGGAATAAACAACATCACAGACGAACACAGAGAGTTTTTCTTTAAGACAGATGTCTTCCTATATGACTATGAAAAAGATGGAGACAATTATGTCTTCTTCTCTAAGGATAAAACCTTTACTCTTTTTCAAGGTGATAGAAGAGATTGGAGATTTCAAGTCTCAACAGACCCCAAACAACGTTTTGTCATTAAGGATAAAGAACTAGACGTAGATACACTAAGAGTTTTCATTAAATCTTCCTTAGATGAAAAGGAACTGGGAGAAGAGTTTCTTTATTCTAAATCAGCAACAGGGACATATTCCAAAGAAGGAAAAGTCTTTTATCTTGCAACAGCGGAAGATGGTTGGTATGAAATCTTCTTTGGGGAAGATACAATTTCTCAAAGACCAAAAGCAGGACAATATATTGTCTGTGAATACATTGCACCATCTGGTGAGGATGGAGATGGTTGTACATCCTTTACGCTTAATGGATGGGAATTAGAGACAGTCTCTTCTTCTTATGGAGGCTCTGATGGTGAGTCTATAGAAAGCATTAAACACAATGCAATGTTCACCTACAGAAGACAGAATAGGCTTCTCACTGCTGAAGACATTAAACATATTCTTCTGGAAGATTTCCGTAATATTCGCTCTATTAATGTCTGGGGTGGAGAGGACAATGTTCCTAAGTATTACGGGAAAACAATGATTGCTATCAAGCCAAATAACTCAGACACATTGTCTCAAGGTGCGAAGATAGACATCAAGAAAAACCTGATTAACAGATACGGTTATACAGGACAAGACATCATGCTTGTTGACCCCGAATACATAAACGTTGACATCAAGTTTTCTATTGTGACCAAGAAGACTATCTCTGACATTACGAAAGCTAATGTGGCTGACAAGACGATTGAAGCGTGTAGGGAATACTCCGATAAATACCTAAATCAGTTTGGAAGTTATCTTAATGACTTGGAGATGAACTCCCTTATCAAGAAGGGCATTCTTGGGGTAGATTCACTTTACTCAGAGAAGAGAATCAGTAAAGAGATTGACGTAAACACAAATAACTCTGCTCAACACATTCTCTCCCTGACAAACGAGATACAGCCTGAAAGCTCTTCTGCGACTTTCTCTGACTATAACTATACTTGGACATTGACTGATAGAAAAGAAAGCCCTTCAAAAGGTTCTATCTACGTTTCAAGAGATGACGTTAAAGCAGGAAAGGTAGAGCTTAGAATTGGTGAAGTGGATTATGAAAAAGGAGAGTTTAGATTCAAACTTCCTTTGACATCTAAGAGAGACTTTCCCTTCTCTTTTGAAATATCTGCCTTATCCAAGAAGCCAAACATTTATGGAGAGATGACTAATGTTGTAAGGATAAGAACTATTTCTGTAAACGACGTCTTATTCCAAGAAGAGAATCAATAATGGCGATTTCAAACTCACCCAGATTTGGTGATTTATCTTCTTTCGTTATGACTGTTGGAGGGCAAGACCTCTCCAACAATCTTCTTGACTTGAAGATATTTCAAGATATGTTCTGTCCATTCATGACAGCTATAGTTTCTATTTATGATTACAAGAATGTAATAGACTCTATAAAGGTTGGAGATATGGTCACGGTCAAGATGTCAACAATGCAAGGTTTTGACACTGACGGAAGTATTGATACTGCATTTGAAATCTATCACATTGCACACAGAACATCTGACACACCAAATCAACAGGCTTTTACCCTTTACGCTGCTAACAAAGAGTTCATGAAAGACCTGTCAACTCGTGTGACTCAGACCTTTCAGAACAAGAAACCCCAAGAGGCAATCAAAGAGTGTTTAAAGAAGATTGGCATAGGACAAGTTAAGACAAAGTATAAAGAGCCAAAGAACAAGATTACCTATCTTGCTCCAAACGTTAATCCTATGATTGCAGCACATATGGCTCTTAGAGACACCTCTCCAAAAGAAGATTACTTTATCTATATAGAAGAGACAGAAAAGAATGGTCAAGGTAAATACAGACTTGAATCATTAGAAGAAATAATGAAACAGTCTGAGATGCTTATCTTCAATCAGTCTATTAATAACCTAGCAGAGACAAGAAACACCAACCATAATCTTTCCTTCAAGAAACCAGTCATAGAACAACAAGATGAACTGAGAAATCTTCTCTCTGGATACTCTGCATCCAAAATGCACACCTATGATGTTACAAAAAAGCAATGGAAAGGTAAACCCAAGAAGTTCTCCAATAAAGGAGAACCAGACGCTGTTCTTCTCAATGCTCCAAAAGCACAAAACACTTTTGATGTTGGAAACTCTCTTACAGAAACGACAGACCAATGGAAAGCCAAGAGAAGAAGAAATCTGTTTAAGGTTCTTCAGTTTCCCATTATGTTCTCTACCTTTGGGTTTTGTAAGTCTTGGAAGGTGTTTGCTAATCCAGTAAAACTGATGATGAACCATAACGATGCTGACCTTAGAACAGCAATGGCTAATGAAAGATTCAGACCAGAGAAGTTCTTGGTTACTGCTGTTACCCATCACGTGAATGCTCAGTATGTTTATAGAAATTCATTCAGACTTACGTCATGGAATTTAACATAGTAAAGACATCACCTAACCATTCCTTACTTAGAAGTAAATTCTTGAAAACCCAGTAACCATGCTGGTTACAAGAGATACTACATTTGCAAATGATATAATTTATGTTAGTCTATATTATAATAAAATATAGAAAAGTTAAGAGTAAGAAGAGAAATAAATGACATATACAGTTCAGAAGATATTTGTTAATCCAAATCACGCTTTATATAAAACGTTGGATAACTATGCTTTTCTGTCTAAGAACCTGTATAACTCAACTCTTTACAGACATAGACAAGATTACAAAAATGGTAAGAAAAAGATTTCATGGATGAAGTTAGTTGGTGAGTTTGTATCTTCTAATCAACCTGATTATAGGGCTATGCCAGCCAAAGTAGCACAGAATGTTATTAAAGGTGTTGACGATGAATATAACACCTTCTTTGGTTCATTAAAAGCTGGATTGAAAGCAAAGATACCTCGTTACAAACACAAGACTGAAGGAAGATATAATTAACATTTGATTATCAATGTTTATCAGATAAATTCTTAAAGAAGGGATTTATTAAGTTACCTGTTCCAAAATCATTTACACAAGAATTGAAATTTAAGATTCCAAAAAACATTATTGGTAAAGAAATAAAGCAAGTAACTGTTACTAAATTTAATGATGGTTACATGATTAACATCATTTGTAAAGATGAAAACGTAATAAAATTAAAATTTGGTAATAATGTTGCAGCAATAGATTTAGGTCTTAGCAATCTTGTTGCTTGTGTAAGTAATAGTGAAATGAAACCGTTTCTTATTTCAGGAAGAGTAATAAACTCTATTAATCATTACTGGAATAAGAAAGTATCAAATCTACGTTCAAAATTAGACACATCAAAAGATGAAGGAGAAAAAGATGCAATAAAGAAAAAGATAAGTAAATTAAACAGAAAACGAAATTTTAAGATAAATGATTATCTTCATAAATTATCAACTAAGCTAATAAATCATTTAGATTCTAACCAGATTGACTCACTCATTGTTGGTTACAACCAAGGTTGGAAACAAGATATTAATTTAGGTAAGAAGAATAATCAAAAATTTTGTAATTTACCATTCTATAAATTCCTTAATATGCTAAAGTATAAATGCGTTAATAAAAGAATAACATTAAAAACACAAGAAGAATCCTACACTTCTAAATGCTCCTTCTTGGACAATGAAGAAGTCTGTAAACATGATTCTTATCTTGGTAAAAGAGTCAAAAGAGGATTGTTTAAAAGTTCCAAAGACATTGAAATAAATGCTGACATTAATGGAGCTTATAACATTCTAGTAAAAGCAATCGGGCAGTTTAACTACAACTCGATACAGGTATGTGGTTTACCCTCTACACTCAAAGTGTAGTGTTCAAGTAAGTTTTGTAGTTTTATAAACCACGAAACTTGTAACCATAATCTTTCCATTAGTTAATAAGAACAAAAAGGAGAAACCCGTTGAAACCAAAAGAAATCAACTGGACAAAGATGAAAGAAATTAACGGAGTCATCATGATGTTCTCTCTCCTACAAAAATTGGAAGAACATTTTGGACAACTATCCTTTGTCGATAAAGCAATAGTCTTTCAACACGAGAAGTACGCATTCTCTCTTTCATGGGAAATTGATGAAGAGACCTGTCAACCATTATTCATTCTTGAGGCAGCACATCTTCTCCCATTCAATAATCAAGAACAAGAAGAAGGAGAGAAACCACAAAGAATAGTTGTCCAAGACACTTATGGTTCTGCTGCTATTCTTAATGGGATGTCATTCTTTGCAGACATTATTATTACCAGAGTAAGAATGGTTGCTGAAACAATGACAGAAACCTTACAAGATGAAATGTTTACCAATAAAGATGAAGGAGATGAAGATGACCAAGACTAAAGTTATTTATGTAACAAGAGATAATTGTCCTTATTGTGATTTGTTTAAACCTCAATATGAAGCTCTATCGGAAATGTTAGAGCTTGATGCAACAGGTGAAATACTTCATAGAAGAGGAATAGACATTATTGAAGCAAATAGTAATGAAGAAAAGAATAAAGCAAGAAGAATGGGAGTTAAAACTGTTCCGGCTATTGTCCTTATACATACTACTGGTGAATATGAAATTCTGGATAATTTCTCTTCTTTAGTAGCATGGGAAGTAAGAGACTTAATAAGGAAAAGGATTGAAACGTTTAAGTCTAAGAGAAAAGAAATAGATTAACTAATGTTTAGAGATTAATAGAAGAGGTCTTAACGACCTCTTTATTTATTTCTGTTTAAGAGAAGAAGAAAAAGAGGAGAGAAACAACAAGAGGCATCACTACTCTGTAGAAAACATAAAAACCCAGTGTTTATGTGGCTTACAGAGAATGTGTGACGTTCTGGAAGCCTAGTTACCTCTTCTCATAAAGAACAGAAGAGGACATCACGAGAGACCAATCATTATCCATTCCTTACTCAGTAGTAAATTCGTAAGAATGGCTCAACCATGCGGGTTACAGAGGATGCTACATTTCTAAGTGTTACTTTGTAACATTTCTTAAAGAAGAAATCAAAAGACAAGGAGAAGAAAAGAGGAGGATAGGTTAGTTCTATTGTTTCTCTATAAATCTTCTTGTAAGGCTTCCTAAGACATTAAAACTTCTATCCAATAGGAAGACATTAGAACAGACCTTACATCCTCTCTAAACATCGTTTATAAGCTCAGAGAACAATGTAATCTCTCACAAATGAGAAGATGAAATGTAGGGGGTAATAGGGTAGTAGTGGGGTATGGTATATAGGTCTAGATTTATTGGAGAAGAGCATATGAATTTGGGAAGAATGGAAATACCTTTATTAAGAAAGATTCCTTTATTGATGAAGAAACTTAGAAGATATAAAGTCAAAAGTGTTACTTCATATCATCTACAAATGTAGCATCGTCTGTAAGCCGCATGGTTGAGCCATTCTTTCAAAACTTTCACTGAGTAAGGAATGGTTATGGTTTGTATCTACTACTCTCTTTTAAAAATCTCTTCTGTAGCTACAAACATAAGAAGACAATGGTTAAAGAACTTTTTGAAACATCATTTCTTCCAGTACATCTAGACCCCTTACAAGAAGCAGAGAACATTTCTTCTCTCAAGGGACAAGGTTTCAAAGTGGATAAAACTTCTTCTACTGAATATCAAGTCTCAAAAGGGAATACAACATTCAAGGTTAATACACAGACCAAGAAGGTAACAACTGGATTCTGGGATAGAAATAAAAAGAAATTAATTTGGTTAGGTATAGTTCCTGTTCTTGCAACAACAGGAATATATGGAATCTGGTCTTTATTTAAAGCTGGATTAGATAATAGGTCTTATTCATTAGACGATGTAAGAATGGTCAAGGATGAATACACAAAGATAAAAGGAGCATTTGGTTTATGAGAAGAAATATTCCTATTGACTTTCTCTTCTTCTCTTCTATTAATGAAAAGGTAGAGATAAAGAATGAATCAGACTTTAATAGAGAGAAAGCTAAATACAATAAAGTATTAAATACTCTTCATCAAAAAGGCTATTCAGTTGATAAGAGAAATAACAAGACAATAATCACCAATCCAAGAAGACCTGATGAAAGAATAGAACTGACTTTTCCTGAATCCTATAGAGAAGAGAAGGGAGGAGTTAAATGGTTTATTCAGAATAGGGGAAAGAGAATCATTTGGGAAGGTATAGGTATTTCTGTCAGTATTCTTGTTCTTCTCTTCTATGCTTCCAGTCCAGTCTCTCTTGCTCTTGGTTCTTTGATTGCAATGTTAAGGAGAGCCGCTGTCTGGGGAATGGAGTACACAAGATGGTTAACTGATAAAGAGAAATCATACGCATTTATTGATGATGTCTCAGACAAACTTAACAATTCTTAAAATTCTTTTATAGATTTATTGAACAAAATAAAATGACTAATAAAAACAAATCTTTCCAAGATGTAATGAAAGTCTTAGAGGAAAATGGTCTTTCTCTTGAAGATGTAAAACAGGTTCTTAGTGAAGATGGTGAAGGAACAAACACCACTACACAAGTAGCCTCTGAGCCAAACAGACTTAGTGATAAAGAGACCAATAAGACCAGCAAGAAAAAAGAAGATGAAAAAAAGGTAAATGAATCTTCTTCTAACAACATGGCAGAAACCAAATACTTCAATGAAAAGAACTACATCTCTGAACTAGAGTCAATTATCAAGAAGAATGACCCTGATGCAGAGATTGAGGTGGATGAATATGGTGGGGTTGATGTGTTGGTTCACTCAAAGGCAGCGTATGAAGCTGTCCTTTCTCAAGTAGATGCAATAGAAGAGATTGCGGACATAGACGTTGAATTCCTTATTGCTGATGAATCTGGTGAGACAGCAGCATCCACAGAAGATGAAGAACTTGAGCCAGAAGAAATGTCTGATGAAGAATATGATGCTCTGCCTGACTCAACTTGGGTTTCAATCTACTTCATTCCCAAAGATAAAGATGCTCTTATGGACACAGAGTTTGTTGAGGAAGAAACCGTAAAGGAATCCTATGATGAATCTTCTCTTTATCCAGATTACGAGGCTATTCAAGAAGTCAAACGTAGATGGAAGGTAAACAATAAAGGGAAAAGAAGAATCAAGATGAAGTGTAAACCCGGATTCAAATGGACAGGTAAATCTTGTGAGAAGATTTCTGGTGTTGAGCTTGCCAAGAAGAGAAAGGCCATTATCAAGATGGGCAGAACCAAAAGGGCACAGGGTGACAGACTGAAGAGAAGAGTTAAAAGACTTACAGCAAAAGCTAGAAGATTCCGTAAGTCATTTGGCTTAAAGAACTGATAACCCTTAGAGGGAATTACAATGGAAATATTTAACTGTTTGTCAGATATTATTTCAATCGCATGGGAAGTATTTACCAAGTTATTTATTTCCATTGTTACTTGTATAGATAAATTTACTCTTCTTGACTGGTTGACAGTTATTGTTGCTGTTTATTTAGTTTCAGAGATAAATTCAAAGACTGGTTATAAGTAAAATCTTCGTAGATTAATTAAAGAGAGAAAGAATTAAATGCCTTCTGCCACTTCTTCAAATTTCTTTGCAAACAAAGAAATGTCTAAACTCCTTAAAGGAGAAGACTACACACCACCCACTAAGATTTGGGTTGGTCTGTTTACGACTGCGCCTAACTTGGATAACACAGGTGGGGTTGAGGTCTCTACCTCTGGAACAGGATATAAGAGAGTTCCTATTGAACAGGGAACAGGTTGGACTGGCCCGACTGGAACAGCACAGACTTGGTCTAATACTCAAGACTTGGTATTTCCCACTCCAACTGGTAACTGGGGGTCTGTTCGTTCTATTGCCCTTTATACGGCTGAGACAGATGGAGACCTGTTGTTTGTAGGTTATTTGACCACAGCAAAGAGTGTTTCTGCGACAGATAACGCTCCAATCATTCACGCTAATCAGTTGCGTATCAGTAGAGCAACTTGTTAATCTTTTTTATCTAACACTAATAAAAAGAAAGCTCCTGTATGGAGCTTTTCTTCTTTTAAGGATTAATCTGAGTATCGTTTATCGTATCTGGATTTATTGGCCCGACAGCCCTTAACTGTACAGAGTTATTAACTGAGTCTAGAACCATAATATCCACCCATTCATTTGTTCCCAGATAGGCTTTATAGTTTCCAGTGATTGCGTCAGACCAGACTTCATTCAATAGTCTTCCTGTAGTGTGGGAATATATTCTTACTTTAGCTCTGTATGGATTTCCTCCCTGAACAATTTGTCCTTGAACCATATAGAAGAAGTCATAGTTTGTGTGGGCGTCCATGATGAAATCATTTAGTGCTTTTGTGTAATAGACAAATTGAGAGACAGCAGCATCTGCGTCAGTGTCTGGGTCGTGTGAGTTAAGAAGATTACACGTCACAGGAGGAAGGTTTCCTGTAAAGCGCATATCCTTATTAGACATTACTCTGTCTGCGTCTAGCCAAATGTCAACCTTGTTTCCGTTTTTCCTGATTGCGACCTTATGCCATCTATCATCTAACAAGTCAAAGTTAAAGGCTTGTGTTTGTCCGTGTAAATATCTGACCTCAACCCAGCCCTGTCTATATTGTCCGTCATAGGAGTTGGCAAAGACAGATAATTCTTCTTGCACAGAAATCTCTTGAGCTTGAAAGACCGCACATCTCTTAGCTGTCTGACCTTTAATGGAGAACTCAAGAGTAAATGAACTGCTAAAGTCAACAAAGGAAATAAACGACCTACTACTTCCTGCTCTATAAGGAAGTAACATTCCTCCTTTCTTAAACCTAATACCATATTCACCAATGTATTGACCATCTAGCCTGTAAATTAGATTTGTCGGTAAGTCAGTAAAGAATGTGGTGTCATATCTGCCTTCATTGATTGAGTAGCTAAGAGCAAATTGATTAGTCACGTCTTCACTTTTATCATTAAAAGGAATTAACAAATTAGGATTACTGACTTTATACATATTCTCCCTGAACCAAACCCTTCTGAAGAGTTTAACCAAATCTTCATCAGAGACGTAACGAGAGAATAAAGCCACTTGGTCAAAGACGGATTTACAGATGACTTGATGTTTGGGAGACGTTGCTCTCACCTCTTCTGTCGGTCTTCCTCCTAAGAAGAAGGTAAGTTCATCAAATAATTTCCCAGCTTTAATCCTGTGTATCATTTGAGGAACAGTATGGGTAGCAGAGTCATATTTTGTTGTGACGATACTATCATCCATTACAGTTTCGCCATCTACCATTAATTGGAATCTTGCATTCTTGTAACGTATGACGACAAAAGAAGCCATACTCTGTTCAGTCTCTTTAACACCAAAGTTCCAAGGAACAGAGTTTAAATCGTAACCTCCATTTGTCCATGACTTCACAGGTGTTCCGTCTTCATTAAAGAAAGCATCAATGATGTATTTATTACCAGAATATTCTCTAAACTCACTTCTGAACTCTAGAAGATTACCAAGTCTAAAAACAGTCTCTTGTAAGAAGGAAACTTTTGGTGAAGCATTAGGTCTTCCAGTCCAAGTCCAGTCTGGGTAAGGATTTGCATCCTTCTTCATAAGAAGAATTAAGGTAAATTCATCTTTATCAAACTTATCTTTATTAGCAGTCTTTAATTCTATATAAGAACAAGGTGCAAGAGAGGTTCCATTGGCTATTGCCAAAGCATTACGCATATTTGCACCAAACCGGATAGAAGCTTGATGATTAATCTCTGCCTCAACCAGTGAAGTCTGTCCAGCAAGATAACCTTTGAAATATGGGTCTTCATCGTGCATGATGCCTTCTGTATGACCTGTTTCGTCTATGATGTGTTGTGTATTGACAAAAGACTTTGTATCTGGTGAAACCGCGTCTCCGTCAAATGTAAGGAACCACTCTGGTTCCAAGTCTAAAACTGTCTGCTTAAAGCCCGCCATTAGATTCTCTCTTCTCCTAAGAATTTGTTTTCAAAAATAATTTTAAAGAATTCGTTATTAAAGAGAAATAAATGCTACAAGAACTCTTTGAAATAAATAAGGTTTATATAACTTCAAACAAGATATTGCCAGAGGTCTTTAAAAAACACTTGCCTCTATTGGAGTTTGATGGTTACTACACAAGGAAGGATGCAAGAAAAGATACTTTCTTTAAATTGCCGTGGAGAAGTATTCTCTTTGGTGAAGATGCTTGTATATTCAAATTGAGAATGCCAAACTCAATTCCTTTTATTGTTTACTTCCGTCTTTATAGAAGACAGAGAAGACATATTGAGTTTTATATGCCTCAGACCGATAAGAAGATTGTCTTTAAAGCAAGAAGTGATGAAGAACTTTTCAAAGCTATACAGAACTATCAACAAAGAATCTATCAGTTTGCGTATAGAGGTATTTGATTCTTATGAATGACAACCTCAAAGTTCTCTTCTCTATACAGGAATATTTCAAGACTCTTTATCCCAAAGTCTATGGAACAGAAATATCAGAGTCTTCATTCATGGAAGATTTCTCTTTATTCAAGAAGTTTGAAAAGGAGTGGAGAAAGAAGAAACCAAACATAAAGCTAATGACAAACTACATTATTATTCTTCATAATGTATTTCCTATTAAAGAAATAATAAGAGCTATTCCTCACATTTATAAAGAACATTTCTTTCCAATCATAAATACATTTCTTCTTTATCTTAATTATCTGACAGAGAAGGAAAGAGAACAGTTAACAATAAATAAAGAATTATTGATAAGACTAAGAGAAGAGAATGAAATAAAAAGATTTGGATTTAAAAAAGGCTCCAATTAAGGAGCCTTTAATGTTATGGGGAGCCTTCCTGACCAGAAGGTGGTTGTTGAGGAGAACCTCCTTCTTCTTTCTTCTTACCTTGTTTACCTCCTCTACCGCCACCTTCACTACCGCCAGACGGGGGTTGAGCAGGCGGAGGAGAACCAGAAGGAGTAGAACGTTTCAGATTACCCTTTGTTCTATCACCACCAAGTTTCTCAGGTGTTGCCTCATAGGGTGAATTAAGTTGAACAGTCGGGCTTTCCAATTTGCTGTCAGAGGTTAATTGTTCACCAGTGTTTTTATTGAAATAACCAAGATTGGTCTTAACAGCGTTTTGTTGTTCCAACCAAGGATTCATGTCGATTCTTTGATAAATTGATTCTGCCATAGCTTTAAATTCTTTTTAAAAAGTTCAAAAGAATTTTTGTTTTATAAAAAACAAATAGTTAACTAAAAATTCTATTGATTAAACGTTTAATAAAGGAACAATTAGAATGGCAAACAATCCTGCAAACAATACAGTAAAAGACCTTAAAGCACAAGGTTACAAAGTGGTAAAGGCTCGTAATGGTGTTTATCACGTCAGTAAGGGAAACAAAAGATGGGAAATTGACCTTACCAAAGAAGAACAAAAGGGTGGTGTAATACGATTCTTGAAGTCTGGTGGTGGCATTGCAACTGTCGCTGGTGTTGCTGCTGTCTTGGCTCTTGGTGCTAAGGTTGCTGTTGATTACTTTAATGACCCATCTGGTTTTGCAAGTAAATATTTGGCAAAAGGCTCAGAACTTTGGGACAAAGCTAAATCGGCTGTTGATTCTGTCGGCAAAGCAGCAAAAGACGGTACAAGTTCTGCTAAAGATAATGTGGGGAAAGCTGCTGATTATGTCAAAGATAAAGCGGGAGAGGCTACTAAGGCGGTGACAGATGCTGCTAAGGCTGCTCTTGAAAGTGGTAAAGAAACATACAACAAAACCGTTGATGCAACTTCAATGGCAATGGAAAAAGGCATTAATAAAACAAAAGAAGGAATTGATTCAACTTCTGATTTCCTGAAACAGACTTTCTCTAAGTCAAAGACAGATTCTAAATAATAAAATATTAATAAAAGTTAAGCCCTCTTTGATAGAGGGCTTTCTTTTTACTTCTTATAAGAAGGATAATTCTTTTTACTTTCTTTAAGTAGAGGAGAAGATTTATTTCCCTCAACCTCTGCTTTTGTCTTATCATAGAAAGCAATACATTGAGCAAGAGCAACTCTATTCTTCTCTGCGTCAGAGATTAATCGGACAAGATTTGTTGAAACCTCTTTAGAAAACTTTCTTTGGAGTAGCTCTGCCGTATTTCGTAGGGAAGCTCTGGTAGCTTCAAGTTCTGTTGCTCTGCTCTTACGTATTTCACCTGAGATGTTGTCTGACACCCCATTAGTGATGTCATTGATAAGAGTAGAAGACCAAGAATCAATTTCATCTTTTTGTTTAGTGAGTTGTTCATTAATTTCTTTTGATTGATTAGTAAGGTTTGTATAGACACTGTTGATGTACTCCTCTTGCTTAATTCTAGCCTCTTCTTGTGCTTTTGTAAAAGAAGTGATTGTCTGGTTTAAAGAAGCAATCTCTTTATTAGCCTTTGACTGAACTGAATGAAGAGAATAGGAATGATAAAGAAAAGCAGATATACAAAGAAGAGGAATGTAAACAGTCTTCTTTGTTAGTAGTGAAAGAAAGTTAATCAAAGGATTTATCTCCTATCAAGTAGTTTATTTGATTTTAGAAACGGAAGAGAAGATGAGAGTTCGTTCTTTGTAGAAAAGTCAAAAACCCAGTGTTTATGCGGATTCTGAATGATGTATGGTCTTCTTAAATTTAGTCCTGACGTATATAGGTGGGTGTCTGCCTCTTTATGAAATGTTTAGAACATGATGTGAATTTCTTATGTGAATTTAGTCCCCATGTATATGGGTGAGTTGGTCGGTGTTCTACATCATCAAACAACATGAAGAAAAATCTTCATAGTTCTCTTTCTTCTATCCTCAATCTGATGTCAAAAAACGATAAAGATAAAAAGCCAGTTCTACCAAAAGCACCAGATGGGTTTGTTTGTCAGATTGACCTGTACAGGAAATGGATTACTCAAAGAGACTTTGTCTTTCCTAAGACATCAGAGAATGCAGGCTCAGAGAATCCATACCAGACATTTACCATTGGTAGAAGAGACTTTATCTTCCCTGAGAAGACCTGTAAGCCAGTAGAAGGATTCTCCACAGAGTTTCTATACGGTCATACGATTGAAGACCTCACAGAGCTTTCTACACCTCTTTCCTTCCAGCCTAAGTTTTATCTTGGACATGAACTTTCATTTCCAAGATTTACTTCTTTCCCAGACTTGGAGTTTACCTATTCTCACTATATAGAGTGGGAAAACACCTATACGACAATAGACCCAAATGATTTCTTCTATGGGCACATCATAGAACACTTAACTTCATTTGGTAGAGTAGAGTTTCCAAGAACAACATTTCCATACGGGCATACACTTACCCTTACAGAGCTTACTGTTAATTCTTGGTTAAGTAAAACTCCAATAGAGATTGGTCATGGTCATAGTGTCCTATCCACTATTGGAAAGCCAGTAGTATTACCAGAGATTAATTCTTATTATGGATTTGAGTTAGAGAACATCGGTTCTCTCTCTGGCTTCCCGACAACAGATTTCTTCTTTGGACATTCATTATCTTCTATCCTTAACTATTCTCCTGATGGGGTATCAGTTAAGTTAGAACCCATAGGAGAAGGATTCTACCTAAGAAACCTCTATGAATTACATACAGGTCAGAAAGATATAAGGCTTGTTCCCTATCCAATGGGTGCAGCTAACTTTATTGTCTCTTGCTCTTTTAATGGAACAGAAGAGACTTTCTTCGACAGACTTCAACCTTGCTGCTACTCAGACAATAAGCTCTGGGGTGGTAATGATTTCTATTGGGAATTAAACAATAAACTTTACCCTAACGAAGAGCAAGGCTTTAATGTTGGTTGGCATATGGAGGTTGAACTCCATACAAGAACTAATCTAGAAATAGAATTCTTTTATGGACATCATTTCAATCCTAATGAAGAATTGGTTTGGAAGTGGGATGTCTATTGTTATTACGGACATTCTGTAAATACAAACTTTGCTCAGATTAATCCCATTAATCTTTGTGGACATTCGACCATTATAGATGGCTCTAATGTAAACATAGAATTGTTAAATGAGTATGATGCTTCTTGTATTCATTATTCAATGTCTTATGGACATAACCTGCAAATTATTCTTTCCTATACAGATGGACTAGAAGCGGATTGTTATTACGGACATGAAATAGAAGTTGCTGCTCACGTCGATAGATGGGAAATAGACTTCTATTGGGGTTTCTCTCTGGAAGTATTTCCTTCATTCTCTGTTTATCTAGATGCAGATTGTTACTACGGAAAAGATGTATTAGCTACTTTCTATATACCTCCTATTAACCTTTACTACGGACATGAAGCAACAGGGGAAATAACACTTAAATACTATGTGGAGTTTACAGAGTATGGATGCTTGGAGAATGAATACATCTACACAGACGAGAATCATATAAGAAGAGACTTCCTAACAATTAAAGACCCAGTTGAGTTCTTACCTTTCTTACATGATATTAAGGCTAGATGTTTCTAAAAAAGCTAAAGAGAAAGAGGAAGAAAGAAGAGAGGCATCACTAGCGTCAGCTAGAAGCTGACTAGCTTCGCTCTTTGTAGAAAACATAAAAACCCAGTAAGTATGCGGCTTGTAGAGCATCTTAAATTTAGTCCTGACGTATATAGTGGGTGGTCGGGTGTTCTACATCTTTATGAAATGTTAGGAAACATGATGTGAATTTCTTATGTGAATTTAGTCCTGACGTATATAGGTGGGAGGGGTGGCTGTCCTTTTACTAAAATCATAAATAGTTACAAATTCATCTCAAAAGAAGAGGAACAATGTCATTCGATAATAAATCAACAGTAAACGTCAACGTAGCACCCTACTTTGATGATTTCAATTCAGCTAACAATTACATGAAGGTTCTCTTCAAAGCTGGTCTTCCAGTACAGGCGAGAGAACTTAATCAAATGCAATCCAGAACACATCATCAGATGGAAGCGATTGCATCTAATATCTTTAAACAAGGCTCTAGAATCTCTGGTGGTTCTGTTTCTTTTAATACACTCTCTTGGGTAAGACTTAAAGATGACGCAGACCTCTCTTGGTTTATTGAGGGATGTATTGCTGTTGGAACTGGTTCTGGTAATAATGATGGTTCAGAGGTAGAAGCCAAAGTTATTGCTGCTCTTCCTGCAACAAAGAATGACCCACCCACCTTATTTGTCGTCTATACAAAGACAGGTAAAGATGGAGAAACAACTCACTTCATTCACGGTGAACAATTAACCATTTATTCAGAAGAAGACAGAACAATAGAATTGTCTCAATCTTCTAAGAGACCTGTTGTTCGTTGTCCTTCTTGTCCTTCAACTAAAGACAAACTTTCCTCTGACAAAGATATTTCCCCCACTGGAAATAGAGCAAAACAAATTGTCGTTGAAGAAGGAACTTGGTATTGGAATGGTTGGTTCATTGAGAATAAGAAATCTTCTTTGATTTATTCCAAGTATGGAGAACAAATCACTGCCAAGATTGGATTTGATGTTCAAGAAAACATCATTACCCATGATGATGATTCTTCTCTGTTAGATAATGCTTTGGGTTATCCGAATAACACTGCACCCGGTGCAGACCGTTATCAGATTGACCTAACCTTAAATATTAGAAAGAATGATGAACAAGACGGCGATAAGTTTATTCGTGTTGCTGAGTTGACATATGGCATTCCCACAACGATTGTCTCTCAGACTGAGTACAACAAGATTATGGATGCTATGGCTCAACGAACTTATGAGGAGTCAGGTGATTACACAGTAAAACCTTTTTCTCTTAAATACATTGAGCATAAAGCAGCAAATATACTTGACCCAGACGGAGCATCAGTTGACGGGAACGAAGCCTATGTGAGAGCGTTCCTTTCTTCTGGTCTTGCATATGTCAATGGTTACAGAATAGATAAACCGACTGAAACCTTCTTTGATGTTCCAAAAGCCAGAACCACTGTTAAGAAAGAAGGCTCCACATTATTCTTCCCGGAAAGCTGTTATGTTGACCTTGTCGTCCCAGAGGGTAACTGTGCGTGGCCTAATGACCCAGCCCCTAACAAAGCTCTTATCACCGATGAACAAATAGAGCTTAAAGACGGTGAAGTCTCTGCCAATGAAGCGACAGGAACCAAGATTGGTTCCATGAAGGTCTGGAACATTAAGTATCTTGGTAAGACCAAAGACAATGAAGAGTTGTACAGATACTATGTCTCTCACTTCTCAATGAATGTTGGTAAATCACCAGAAGATGTCAAGTCTGTAACTAATATAGCCTCTCATTTTGTAGGTAAACCAGCAAAAGGAGCTAAATTCCAGTTCATGAATGAAGGCTCTAGAAATCTCTTTTATAAGATTTCTGAGAAGTGGATTAAATCTCTTAGAGAGGTTGATAACAAGGATAAAGGCTCTATAACCATGAACCGTAGGATTAAGCTCAACGGAACGCTTAATGCTGCTGGTAAATATCAATGGGATTCCACAGATAATCTTTTCTCTGATGCACAGTCAACTGCTGTTGTCTCTGTAAAAGCAAATGGTGTCTGGAAGACAATTCCAGTTGAGCCACAACGTATCATTGTGTCTTCAAACTCTATTACCTTAGATTTGAGTGGTCTTGGTTACACTAATACAGATGTAATGATGGTAATCATTGGTTTTGCTATTAATCTACAAGAGAAGATGAAAACTCTTGTGGAGAATGAAACCATTTCATTCCAGAAAACTCAGACAAATGAATTCAAAGCCAATATGTGGCTCAAGAAGGGCGATGTCCTTAAACTGCGTTCTGTGACAGCAGATAACGGTGATGACCTGACTGAGTATTTCTCTTTGTATAACGGACAGACACCAGAGGCGTATAGAGAGGCTTACATTACACAAGCCAAACCTGTCCCAGAGGGTCTCTATCAGGCGATTACAGTTAAGTTTGACTACTTCTCACACACTGACCCGTCAGGCGCTGGATTCTTCACTGTGGATTCATACCGTAAAGTCATTGACTCAGACGAGAATGATTACACCTACTTAAATCTTCCAAGAGTAAAAGACGTTTCTGATAATTATCATAATCCTCTTGACCTGATTGACTTCCGTCCTTTGATTCTTAATGGAGATGTCTCTTCTTCTTATATGCCTGCAATAAATACCACTGTCGTTTATGACGCTGAGTTTTATGTGGGTAGAAAAGACTTAGTCGTTATTGATAAAGATGGCAAGACTTATGAAGTATTAGGTATTCCCTCAGAAAAACCTGATTTCCCTGTTAAGCCGCCAAACTCAATGACTTTGTTTCAAGTGGAGTTTGCACCCTACACTGCACATATCAGTGATATTAGAGTTAACTTCATTGAGAATAAAAGATACACAATGCGAGACATTGGTTATCTGGAAAGAAGAATTGATAACTTGGAATATTACACTTCTTTAACATTAGCTGAGAAGTCAGTCAATGACACAACTGTCGTTGATGATAAAGGTTTGCCAAGATATAAGAATGGATTCTTTGTTGATAACTTTACTAACTATTCTGTTGCAAGAACGGATTCATCTGAGTTTAGAGCCATTAAAGATGAAAAGCTCAAGATGCTTAGACCAAATACTAACTTACACAACTTTAAGTTAGTTTTACATCCGACAGACTCTAAATACTACTTACAAGAAAACGGTGTTGTTTCTTGTCCTTACGTCTTTGAAGAGGCTGATAAACAGCCTTATGCGACTAAGTCAGTCTCCATAAATGAATGCTTCATCTTTAAGCGTAAAGGTGTTCTTCACTTATCTCCCAACCATAACACTTGGTCGGACACCACAAGAGAAGCAAAACAACAATGGAACATTGACACTGGAACAGAGGTTGCAGAAGGATTGGCAAAACATATCAATAAAGTTCAGAAAGACTTTAATGATTTCCAATATGCCAATATGACGACGACGATTCCAAACTCGAATCTTCAGTCTAACTCTGTCACTAATAGAACGACGACAACATCATCCAACTTTGGTGCAGGTGGTCTTCAATCCACGACAACAAGAGTGACAGAACAGACTACGACAACGACAAACATTACTGCTCAAGAATCCAGAATTGGTAAGAAGACTTCAAGCTACACATTTGACCGGGTAACAGACGTCAAGATGCTTCCTTATATGAAAGGAACTAGAATAGAATTGTATGCAACTGGTTTATTGCCAAAGACTAAGATGTACGTTTTCTTTGATGACAAAGACGTAACTAAGTTTGTTTCATCAAAAGACCCGGATAACGTTGCTTCCCCATTCTCCACTGATGAAAAAGGAAATCTTTCTGGTGTACTGGAAATTCCTGCTGGAATGTTCTTGAATGGAACCAAGATTGTCAAAGTCACGAATGATAAAACTAACTCTGGTGATGATGATATGGAGTTGTGTCTTGCCACAGCACAATTCTATGCTGGTGGTCTTGATGTATCCAAACAAGAAATTGAGATGAATATTACTTCACCAACTTATTCATCTGAGACGGTTACAGACACAAGGGTTAAGACAACATCTCGTGTCGTGAGTGAGGTCACAACTCCTATCGTTCGACCGAGACCTAATCCCCCTCGTCCGCCCTCTCCTTCTCCGAGACCTATTCCTCCAACACCAAGAAGACCTGACCCTCCGCCTGCTCCTCCTCCGGCAACAACAGTGCGTCCGCGTCCTAATCCTCAAGCAGGTAGAATAGCTTCAGGAACTTGGGCAGAAAGAAGTGGTAGCGACAGAGACCCGATTGCTCAGTCATTTACACTTGACCAAGACACAATGATATTTGGCATTGAAGTATTTGTTGCAGAAGTCGCAGAAGATGAAATGGACAATCTTATCTTCATGGAACTTCGGACAATGGTCAATGGTTATCCTGCTGGTGAGTCTGGTGTTGTCGCAAGGACAGAAATGAAAGTTCGTGAACTTAAAGTAACGGAAGATGCCAGATTAGACCAAGGAACAATGTTCAAGTTTGCTAATCCTGTTTACGTCAGGGGTGGACAAGAATATTGCTTCTGTGTGGGTGGCTGGTCTCCTAAGACAAAACTTTGGGTGGCTAAACTTGGCGGTGAGGCAGTCAACTTTGCCAACAAGATTGTGGATACTCAACCTGTTCTTGGCTCACGTTTCCGTTCACAAAATGGTTCAACTTGGAATGCAGAACAATACGAAGATTTAATGTATGTCATCTATAGGGCAAACTATCTCTTTGAGGATACAAAGAAAACTCTTCTCGTCTTTGATGCTTACAGAGAATTAAGAGATGAATATGAAGCTCTTGCTCCTACTCCCTTTGAGTGTCAAGCTGGCTCTGACTTAATAAAAGTTCATACTTTTAATGGTCATGCTCTTAACAAGAATGACAAGGTGAGAATCTCTACTATTGAGGGAAGAGAAGTCACCATTAAATGTGTCCTTGGTAGAGTTGTTACTGGTCATACCATTACGACTAAGACTGGTTCAACAGCCAAATTGGCAAGGGTTAAATACTCTGAGGGAGACAATACTGTATGTACAGCTATCCTTATTGAGACAAAAGGAAACATTAAGGACAACGACGAGTTTACGACAAACACCTTTACAGCGACAGAATATCCATTCCCAGACGTTGTTCCTGATAAACCCAAAGAGTTTATAGCTCCTATCTGTTCAGGAAAGATTACATCAGGGCTTGATGCTAAATACACTGGAGAATGGAATGGCATCCATATGGACTACCTGAATGGAGACCATACCGTCATTGGTGCAGATGATTATGATTCTTTTGTAATAAGAGTAAATGCCAATGCTGTGAAGAGTGGTAGATACGGTGTTGATGGTGCAACAGCTATTCTTAATCATAAATGGGATATGGTAAACATCTCTGGTTCTATTCAGACGTATGACTTCAAAGAGAAGATTACGTTTAGAGGAATTAGACATGGTACGCCAAATGGTATATATCAGCTTACCAACTATATGAACACACAGGAAGATGAAGTCATCAGAAGAAATGAAAACACGGTTCCTAAGTATCCGATGAAGATTACTTCTTCTATTAACTCTAATCTGTTTGCCTCAAATGCTCCATTTATGCGTATTACAATGGAATGGGAGAATCCTAAGACAAACTCTTTTGTTGCTCCACAAATAAACGTAGATTCTTTGTCAGCAACATTTGTCTCTAATAGAATTACTTCTAGAAAAGCAGATGATGTTCAAGACGTAAATAAAGCGGAAGCCTATTATCCAGAGACAGACCCGAAGAAAGGTTCTGAACTGTATAAATACGTCTCTAAGACAATACAGCTAGCAAACCCTGCTAAAGACCTTAAGGTCTGGTTTGAGGTCAATCTGCCTAACGAGTGTGATGTTCAGGTTTACATCAGAACTTCAGCTGACGTATCCAAGATTGACGAACAAGATTGGATACAAATTGGCGGAACAGATATGACCGATAACTGGAGAAGAGATATGACAGGAGACATTTATCAAGAGATAGAAATCTTTACTAATAGAGTTCTTCTTGATGATAAAGCCCTTAAAGATTTCTCTGCCTTCCAAGTAAAACTTGTTGGTAAGAGTAACGTTACCAATAGGTTCCCTGCATTCAGGGCATTACGTTGTATAGCATTAACATAAATTAATAGAAATAAAAAGCTCCCTTAATTGGGAGCTTTTATTATGTGAATTTAGTCCCCACGTATATAGGTGAGTGGGGGGGGGTCTTACATCTTTATGAAGTGTTCTAAAACCTTATGTGAATTTCTTATGTGAATTTAGTCCCCACGTATATAGGTGGGTTCTATTGCCCTTGAGAATCTTCTCTAGATTTCCTAACTTCTTCCCTAAGTCTAAGAATATATTCCTTTGCTTTTTCAAGACTTGTCTTTTGTTGGGAAGCAACTTTCTTCAAGAGATTTACTTGAGTCTCTAAAGACTTAATTTGTCTTTCTGCCTTTCTGAGGTCTGTATCCTTCTGAGAAACTTTCTTATCCATTATTTCAAGTTCTCTTCTAAGTTCAAAGACTAGCTTTTGTGCTCTTTCAGACTCTGCTTTGTAAAGAGAAATAAAAGAGTTTAGGTCATTAACCTTTTCCTTGTTAAACCCTACAATCTTGTTAAGAAGATTTCTGACAAATCCATTCTTAAGAGCCATCCAAAACAATCCCGCACCAGCAATAGCCAGTGAAGAAAAAGTCTCTAGGGGATTAAGGTCTCGAATGGTTTCAAAAAAGGACATGACAAATTAATACCTCCTTGTTAAAGATTTCCTATTAAAAGATAAAAGAAAAGAATCCTCTCCTTCTGGGTTGTTGTGAGTTTTGAATTAAAGTCTTAACTTCTTGTAATGAATCTTTCATAGAAGAAATGTCTTGTTTAAATTCGTCTATTTGTTTCATTACATCTTCATTAAGTTTCTTGCTTTCGTCTAGGGTGTTGATGATAGATTCAACCACAGAAGAATCTAAGTTCACTGAAATGTTGAAATCATCAAAAGTGTCAGGTGCGGCTGCCATAAGTAGTTTTCCAAATTAAAAGTTATAATTCAATTAAATTTTCTTATTGTTGTTTTCTTCTTGTCTTCTTTCTCTTCTTTCAAGAGAGATTCTGTCGAGGCTACATAGTAATTGTTCTGAGTATTGTTCTGTTCTTTGATAGTGGTATTTCCACTACCAGAAGAAGAATCTTTATTATTGGATTGATTAAACAAACCAGAAGAGAGAACAACTTCGTCTCTGTAATTAACAGAAAAAGAAATAAGTTTTTCTGAAGCATTAGTAAAAGCAGTTAATAAAGAAGCAACAGCAGTAACTTGTTTTGGGTCAGCAGTAGAAAGACTTTCATCAACCATTGTCGTAAAGACGTTAGAGACACTCCTCAACATGGGATTAAGTGTTGCTCTAATGTTTTCATAATCAACATCTCTATTCTTTTCTAATTCATCAATCTTCTTTTGTAACTTGATTAATTGTTCTTCTTCTCCTTTAAACGAATCTACTAATTCAATTAATTCTTTACTTTCATTCTCTTTATTAAGATTAGAAAGATGTTCAATTACATTATTTGAGTTGAGTTCATTTAAGAACTCTTCTTGTACTTTATCCTTGCTTGCATGTTCTTTAGAAGATACCATCATCCATTCCTTACTCAGTAGTAAATTCTTAAGAATGGCTTAACCATGCGGCTTACAGAGATAGTAAAAAATCTGTAACCTTTGTTAAGCCCCTTAAATCCCATCTTCTCTCTCAATGATAGTCTCCTTAATTTCATAGACATCATCCTTAGTTGCTGATTCAGGAACAACTTCAGTTTTAGTATGAATCCACCAGTTGTCTTTATCCAATTCTTTATCAAAAGAAGAGTTCAAGACATAAGAGTATTTGTTTATCTTTTTAATTAGAGCTTCATGTTGAATAACTGGGTAATACCAAGCCTTCATTGTGAAGTTCAAAGTCCAGAAGATATTTCTCTGTTCACTAATCAATCCTTCATTATTAAATTCAAAACCAATAGAGTCCAGAGATATACTTAGGTCAGTGTCTAACTTGAAGTCTGGAATTTCATTTACTGTTACGTTAAAAGCAGGTTTGAAAGAAGGAATGATTTGTTCAACCATCATAAAAGTCGGTTCTATATTCTTAGAGGAAATATAGAGAACAAAGTTCAAATCATAAGGAACTCTGTTGTACATGAACTTACCCTCCATCTCTCTTTTACTAAGAGAAGAGTTAAGGTCAGGAATCATCTTCTTAGTTGCATTAGTGTTTCTCTCTGCTGCATAGGAGATTCCTGTAAGCTCAAAAGCCATATAGGTAGTGTTGTACTGGGATGTGGGTGAATAAGGCTCTGGAACGTCTTCTAACATTGTCAAGAACTTTTCCCTAGAGGTAAATCTGATAGGAACCTCAAATGGTTCCTTAGAGTCTTGGTCTGGGTATATGGTCATCTTGTCAAACAATGCACCAAAGATAGCAATCAGCTTTCTTGTGGTTGCATGATAGAAAGGTTTGGGTTGGTCTAACATTTACTTAATTCTTCTTAATAATAGAGGACTAAATAAATTTTCCTTTGAAATCAATAAAGTAATAAAAAAGGAGAAATAGTATTTCTCCTTTCTATTATTTAAAACATACTAATCTTAAAAATCTTTTTCAACATATTCAACATAACAAGCTGAATCTTCTCCAAAGACTTTCTTCCAAGCCTTGTCTGTATATTCATTAATTTGTTTCAGAACATCTTCATTGTAAGAATCTTGTTTGAAAGTGAATCCATCATGTTGATTTGAAACAAAGATAAAGTCTTTGTACTCTTCTTTCATTTCGCCTACAACACTATGAAGAAGATATTGTTCAATGCCCTGAAGGATAAACGCGGGTCTTTCTCTGTCAGAAATGTATTCCTTATTAATCTTAACAATTCCATTAAAGAGTTTCTCTTTTGGATTGACTCTTCTTTCTTCCGGAATTGTATTGTTCATCTTTCTGGTAATAAATTCAGCAATAACAGAAGACCTTCTGTTAAACCATTTACCAAATGCCAACATAGGCATCAAATAAATAGATTCTTCAGAAAGAGACTTCAAAGAGAGAGAAGGATTGTCTTCACGGAAGTATTCCAAGATTGAATGAACACCAATGCCATTAGCAAGAGCATTAAAGACAGACTTCATTGTTTTTTCATCCACTTTAAAGTCTCTTGCAATAGAAGAAAGTGTTAATTCGCCAGTAACAATCTTCTTGAAGTATTTCAATCCTTCCTCTTCTTCTTTTGTCATTTGTAAAGAAGAGAGTTCATCTTTAAGTTGTTTTCTTTTTCTGTTAAGTTCTTTCCATTTGGCTTTTGCCTTTTGATGAGAAGATGACTCAACAAATTTAGGACGACTGTTGTTCACAGCAATGACTTGTTTTAGACCAAGCTCTCTTGCTTCTTCTGAGTCATCAAACCAATCGGGAATCTCTACAACTTCTGATTTAGAAACTCTGTTCTGGAAGTCTTCTTTAATGAAGTCAGCCAAAGAATTAAAGGAAGTTTTTTTGATTCCGTACTTGGTTCTAACTTGTTTTTGATAGAGAAGAATATTGGTTATTGTGTTCTCAACAGCTTCTTTATTAGAAATGTCAAATGAAGGATTCTCTTCATTAGGCGAAAACTCTTTACAGAAATCAGCATAATGTCTTCTTAAGAAGAGTTCATAGTAGTCTTTTTGAGAATCAACAATTTCTCCCATCTCTTTTGACAATTCTTTGATTTCTTTCTTAATTTCTGGAATGCGAGTAATAAAAGACTCCTGTTCTTTCACAAAAGCCTCTGTAATGCCGACCATCTCTGATGGGTGCATCTTCTTACCATCAACATTTATAAGACCGTAAGCCTCTTGAAAAAGAGCTTTAACTTCATTCATTGCTGTTGTAAAACCCATAGAAGCATATGAACGACCGAATTTATCATACTGAACCACGTTATCCCCCATTTCAAAAGTAGAGAAATTGATAATAGAATCAATAGTATCAAGCATAGCTTCCATCTTGGAATGTTTTCCAGACCAGAAACTATTCTTCATACGTTCAAAGTCATAATTGATGATTTCTTTATCAGAGAATTCATATTCCATAAACAATCTTACAAATTCATCAAAGTAAACCGCATCAATTTTAAAGAAATTCTTGTAGAAGAGTTGATAAACCTTTTGGTTTTTCTCTTCATCATTAAAGATAAATCCTTCTTCTGAAAGAACTTTTTTGATGATTTGTTCAATTTCATATTGCATATTCTCATACTCCTTCAGACGAGAAGAGTCTTTAATTCCTCTTCTTCTCTTAGAGAAACCTATAAATTGTTTCTTTTTATCATCTACCTTGTGTTTAATCTTAATAAAAACCTTAAACATCATGAATGGGCAAAAAGTGTCTTTCGATAAAAAGACTCGTGTGCACATCCCTTTTATAGGCTCCTCAAGCGCTATATAAGAACCGTCTTTCTGTTTAATCTTATTAATAGGTTTGACAGATTCAATATATTCATCAAATGCACCAATAACTCTCCACGCCTCAACAGAATTGACTCTTTTATCAAAATATTCAACTTCTTTATTCAAAGAAGGAATATCTTCTTCATTATCAGGGTAGTAGAGTTGCATATTTCTTAATGCAGGAAAATTAACTCTCATCTGTTCATAAGAGAAGATTGCCATATATTTACCGTTTTTATTCTTCCACCACTTATTCTCCACAAACTTGAACGGAGCAGTAGTCAGATAAGTAAATAAATAAAGCAAAGAATCTTTGAAATTTTCCAAAGAAGAAGCACAAGGCAAAAGCATATAACGGTCTGGCTTACCTGTATTGTTTTCCTTCGGGTTTTCAAAAACACAGGAATAATCTTCTTGATTCTTACCAATGTAAATTCTTCTTATAAAAGGATGTTTCTCAAAGATACAAGCAAACGCAATTTCTTTAAGTTGATTAACTTCATGACATGAATATTTATTCAACTCAGAAACAACAATGGACTCAGTTATTGCAGCGATGCTTTGTTTTACAAGAACATTACAAACTGCTTTACGCACACCATCCATAGTAGAGAAGACTTGTTCTCCTTTGAATTTAACGTCTTCCTCAGTAAAGAAGATGTTGTTTGCCTCAGCAAATCTCTTGTTTACCTCTAGGGAAGTTTTGGTAACAGTAGGAACAGAAAAAGAAAAAGGACTATAGGCGTGTTGGCTTCCAACAAACCCATTAAACAAGATAACACCTTGACGAAGAAGAGAAACCCTAGAAGAAAAGTTCTTGTCCTTCTTGCCAAAAGATTGAATTGATGATTCTTCTGAGGAGAAGATTTCCTTCCACTCAAACATTTCATCTAAGGACATAACCTCAGACGCGTCAGTTCTACACTGATGAATCCTTCTTCTGAGGACATCATGAGACTTGTAGTAAGGAATAAAAGAACCAGACTCTTGACCAGTAAGGTAAGCGACAGTCTTTTTTACTTCAAATTTTTTTGATAAAATACCTTTGTACATAAGACCTGATTAAACCTTTGTGAAATGTACCGACAAAACATAGCTCTCGTAGCCCTCAGTGCTTCTACACTGGGGGTTTTGTCGTTTTGGATGTTCCAAATTGATAAGAGCATTGTTTCTTGTACTTATTGAATAAATTACTTAACCTTTACTATAGCACATTTCATGCCATACAACATTATTTTCATATTTAATAAATAGTTAGTTTTTCTTCCCATTCCCATAACATTTCATAAAGATGTAAACACGAGACCGCTCACCTATATACGTCAGGACTAAATTCACACAAGAAATTCACATCATGTAAGAGTTGTTTTTCTTCCCATTCCCATAACATTTCATAAAGATGTAAACACGAGACCGCTCACCTATATACGTCAGGACTAAATTCACACAAGAAATTCACATCATGTAAGAGTTGTTTTGCTTTCCAAAATTTCATTAAGTTATTAATAGGATTCTAAATAAGATGTTTTTTCAACACAGAAAAGATTTACAAGCACATTTCATGGAACACATACCTTCTTACATCAAGAAGGAGTATCCTCTTTTCATAAGACTGTTAGAACTCTTTGCGGAGTTTATGGAGAAGGAGAACAATCCTCTCTACAGACTAGAACATCTGCAAGACCATCAGAATCCTACATCCCCCTACAATAGATTCTGGGAAGAGATTTATGAAGAGATGGGATTTCCCTACTCTAATGATTTGAAGATTGACAAAAGAGCTTTCTACAACTATCTTTATGATTTCTATCATTGGAGAGGTTCTGTACAAGGGCTTAAATTTCTGTTTGCTGTCCTCTATAAAGAAGACATTCAAGTCATCTTCCCTAGGGATGAAATGTTCATTCCCTCTTCTGCTGACTATGTAAGAAATCAGTACATGACAGTAAAGCTGAGAAAGCTAGACTCCAATCTCCTGCAAAGACTTAAGAATGGACTACAAGACTTCGACGTTGCAATCAAGTCTTCTTCCTCTAAAGAAACCTTAGACGTTGAAAACATCTTTCCTGTTGAACACGGTAAGGATGTTTTCCTTATCCTTAAAGTAAACCTTAAACCACACAACAAGTTTCTTGCTGGAGAACAGATGACTCTCTTTGGAGAAGATTTCTCCTATACAGTAATCAACTGTCCATTAGTTTCATTAACAGTTAGAAAGAAAGGACACGGTTATAAGGTTGGAGACCAGTTGACCTTTACAAATTGTGTTACACAAGGTAGAATTGAAGTTGGTAAAGTCTCTAAAGGCTCTGTAGAGAAAGTCAACATCAAAATGGCTGGCGCTAACTATAAGAAGGGAGAGAAGATTATTGCTCAGAGAAATGATGACAACACTGGTGGAGGATTCTACGCTGAGATAACAGATGTTGACCCAGCAACAGGAGCTATAACATCTGTGGAAGTCCTTAACAAGGGATATGACTATAAAACCATTCCCCAGCTTGTTATCTTGTCCAAGGAAGGTTCTAACGGCGTTATAGAACCTATCTCAGAGACTATTGGAGGGATAGAGGAGTTTAACTATATTTATCCCTATGCAATAGACCTTACAGAGACAAACCTTAAAGATATTTCAACGACCATACACGCAAGAGCAGGTGCAAGAGGTTTCTCAGTCTCACTAGTCCCAGTGGTCGCACAAGAAGATGTTCCTTATTACAGGACTTGGCAAGGAGTATTAGACAACACGTCGGTCTTGACAGATTCTCTTTATTGGCAACAATTCTGTTATCAAATTTCTTCTTCTATACCAAGGTATATCTATGATGACTTAGTGGATGAAATGTCTCATCCAGCAGGTTATGTAAGATACGCCGGATATAAGATGGTCAATGTAAAACATGACTTTAAGACTAAACTTAAAGCTAAAGTAGAAAGGATTGTAAATTAATGTCAGAGAAGAACTATAATGTTTTTAATGCAATTAAAGACACAATCTTTCATCCTAATTCATGTTGGGCAGAGAAGGAAGTCGCATTAAGAAGAGCAGAGATTTGTGATGAATGTCCTATGAAAACCATGATGAATACTTGTTCATCATGTGGATGCTTTATTCCTGCTAAAGTAAAGTATAAAGAAAGCAAATGTCCACAGGGTAAATGGTGAGAGTGGTCAGAAAAAGTCTTCTGAAACCTTTCTGAAAAGTAACCAAAATAGGGTCAACTGGTCAGATAAATTCGTCTGAAACTTGTAGAAATCGAACTAAAATTTACAAAAAATTCAAAAAAATGTATAAATTTTCCCTTTTTCTGACCACTTTTCCCGTGTTTTGTTCGTTTTCTGACCAGTTTTTCTAATCATTTCTATTTATTTTTCTTATTTGCGAATGATTGTCATTTGTATAAACTAGTCAGTGATAATAAGATTTATTCTTATTCTGTTTATTCCTTCCTAGTCCAAACAGGAATAAATCTTATTATCAAATGCCCTACATTAACATTTCATAATGTGTGGCATTTGTCAATAGCTTAATCATACATTTTTTCCGGTAATAAAACAGTCACCATTTAGTAATGTTTTCGGTAATGGGTTTCTCTTCTTTGTCAATTTACAAAACTGTAATGTTACAAGTATTGACAATCTGACTAATCTATGATTGAACATAGAAGACGCTATATACACCAAAAGAATATATTAGTCAAATTACTGTTTCTTAATTGACAATGAACATAACATATGCTAGGCATAAAGAAGAAACGCTATACACTAATCTATTCTTTTTGTCAATTACAGTTTGGTAATTGACTTAATCATTAGAATATGCTAACCAAAGAGAAAGAGTCATGTACACTAAAAGAAGAGATAAGTCAATTACAAGTTTGTAATAAAGTTTAGTTTGACAAATAAGAATATTTGTGTTATATAGGCTTGCTTCAAACTGTAATTAATTGGTAATGTTTCAGCTATTGACAAAAGAAGAATTTTACTGTATCACGCGCGTGAACATTATTATATAGCGGCTAAAAAAGAATATGCGAGGGCTTGGCATGCTTATGTGCCAATATGGCGGCAATTATAGGATATTGGCACGCATTGCCTGCTTTATACCTTCTTTTGGCTTGTATCGTCTTCTTTTTGGCATTGTCTAAACTTTTGATTTCAAAGGCATATTATTCTTTAGATTATTATCAGAATTATAAATTGACAAATATTGGCACTATTGGCATATTGTTTTCATTGCTGTTTTATTGATACCTGACACTATACGACTACATTTGAACAAGAATTGTCATTCTTAACCTGTTCTTTTTGGCATAAAACAGTATAGAACCTATTTAGTCCTAATTCTAAACTACTGTTTTTTATAGGAAAAAATGCTTTGGCACGTTCAAAGCATTATATAGGGCATGGAGGCTGAAAAAAAAAAGCCTAGTCTGAAACAAAAAAGAATATGCCAATCCCTAGAAATTGGCACTATTGCTTAAATCGCCGTTAGTGCGGCTGAAATAAGAATAGTTTGCGTTTAGCAAGTTTGTAGGGATTGGTGATGCGATTAGATTCTGAAATCCGCCAAAAATTTCAGAAAAATCAAACAAAAACAAAAAATGTTGGAATTTTTCTTGCATTTTTTAGAAAGTTTGATAAACTAGCCGCATCAAAAGAGGTAGTCCGAAAACCTCGCCAGCATAGGCAGTCGCAAGCCGTAATTGCGGCATGATAAATGCGAGTAATCGGACTATTTACAAAATGCGCCTGCTTCCTTCGGATTGGTGAGAAACTGCCGAATAGCAATAACCTGTTTTGTAAATCAGCATTGGTTTATGCGTGCCTAGAAAAACCAAACATTTAACGGATTTCACTGTTTATCGTTAAATGCAATCTTAAATAGTGCCTTGCGCTTGAAAAAGTAGCGCTTCTTTAACAACTGAGTGGGAAAGGCTTCCGTGAACGGTTAATAGTCTGCTTTGTGGATTATTATCGGGTAACACGGTATCTTTGGAAATACTTATGGACTATGTGAATAATCCTGATATGTATAAACCAAAGGCAAGCGAAAGGGCATGAAATCATGCTAGCTTGTAACCTAATACATTTCTTTTTTAAGAGGCAGAAATGTATCTAATGGATTGGCGGCAATCTTTTGATTGCTAGTAGGTAAGCCGAATGGTGAAAACAGCGATAGACACCTTTTGAGAATAAGCGCCAAAAGCGTGACGTCAAATTTAATATATCGACGATAATATATTAAAGAGGTGAGGTAATAAATATAGTAAATACCGTCGGTGAAATAGTCCGATTGAAAGGCTGCGTGCATGCGGTGAAAATCCGAATAACAAAAAGATACGCCACCATCAAAAAGTTTAGGTAAATTTGCCGTAATCATTACCCGGTTACAAGGCGCATTCAATATTAAATTAGAATGCGCCAAAACAATGTAATTTCAAGCAAAGAAGAGATTACATTGTTTTGGTATAGCAAATGCTAGATTTAGCATTTGCGTTTTGTTGTTTTTGACAATTCATGTTCAGATTGTCAAAACGTAACCTTCAATAATAGGAGGAATTATGAACAAAATAATCACCGCTTACATACGGCATTTAATAGAATGCCGTCATGCAGGATTAACGCAAGATTCGCCCATTCTCATTAGAGATGGGCATAATAACCTTCTTTTTAATCTGCGGATTGAAGGCCGCAGATTATATATTGATGGTCGCCTCTTAGATTATCGAGGCGACCATATTAAAACCTCAAGCCTGCTTCTTATGGAAGCAGGAATAACGTGGATTTGCGTTAAACCGTGGAATTTATTTTTGCGGGAACTTGATGTTGAACGCGAGTTTCCAGATTTTCAATCTGGGGTAGAATCACAAATTCTTTCCTTAGTGGAATATCTAAGGAAATAAAAGAGGCGTAAAATGACTATCTTTGGACAATTAGTTTTCTTATTCTTTGCCGCTTCATTTGTAGCGGCTTTCGTTTGCCTTATTGGCGGCTTATGTGCCGCTTTTGATTATGTTTCTATGACTAACAAAGAGGACTAAGATAATGATTCTAAATCTTACACAGCACAATGCCACAGCCGAACAAGCGGCTGCTGGTGTAGTGAATCTTTCTGGTCAGCCTTTAGAAAACTTAAAGAAGGCTTTAACTTTCACGGAAATTCCAAGTCGTGAAGAAATTATTGAGCGTGCCAACAAAATTTTAGATTTTGCTCTAGAAAGAGGTGCAAAAAGCGTCATGATTGGTGGCGCGCCGTATTTAATGCCAATACTTGAAAAGGCTTTGGCTAAACACGGAATACAAGCGCTGTATTCTTTCACTCAACGGGAAACCGTCGAAAAACAAGGCGAAAATGGCGAAATCATAAAAACAGCCGTTTTCAAACACATTGGTTTTGTTGAGGCGGTGAAATTATGATAGCCGCCTCTTATATCTGTTTTGCTTTTGCCGCCATTTTTGGCGGCATTGCTGTAAAAGCGGTCTATGATTTAGTCATTCATAGGCGCAAAATGGCAATACGTGACGGTTATAAAATCGTTGCTTTTGCTAGTGGGAAGATGATTAACGAGGCGTCCATTGTATTAACCATTCCAAAGAGGAATTAAATTTGAACAAAAACACATTATTCAAAGATTTGCGAACGGATAAATACCGTTCGCAAGTCGTTAGGGCGAGAAAAGGAAAAGGCTCTTTCTCAAGAAAAGATAAACATAGCCGCCTAGATAATGATAGGCGGTTTTAATTTATCTTTTTGACTGTAAACGTATAGCGCCAATGTTTTACAGTCATTCTTCTTTAGGCGTATTAAATGAGGTGTTTATGAAACGACCAGAAATTAAATTCATTCCTTCTTTGGCGATGGAAGCAATAGCCAAAGAAGAAGCCACAATCACAAAAACTAAAGCTGAATTTATGGCTGCTGTAAAAGAAGCTAATAAATGGCAAAAAGAATTACTAGCGCGTCGTGAATGGTTCAAACGCCATTCACAACAATTTCCGGAATTGGTCGATATTTCGGATTATGCTTATATCGAAGACGCCGAATATGGCGTTTATTGTGCCGTTGAAGAATTGCGAGAAAAACGTGCAATTCTTTTAGAAATTGCTGTTTAAATCAAAAGGTGCAATCATGTTATTAAAAAAGATTTCAAATAAACAAAGCGTAGAAACCATATCAACGCTTTTTGTTTCCTTCCTTGAAAAAGAAGGAAGTGATTTTACAAACTCTTCTTTGAGAGTCTGGTATTCAGGAATGAATAGAAGAAAAATGCCTTTTTCTGTAGGAAACCTGAAATGTGCCATATCTTCCAAAGCTGAAGATATATTCGTGAAAGGTTCAAATTTATCTTTGTCTTATAAAGAAGATAAAGATGAATGGGAAATAACCAATGATAGCGAGGACTAAACCATGAAAACCGATAAAGAGATAAAAACCGAAGTATTAAATAAAATAAAACCAATCTTGAAGAAAAAAGGATTGAAAGGTACGCTCGCTTTTCCTGACGGTAGAAGAATGTGTCTTACTTTGAAGGTAAATGAGGAAACAGCTAAATGGTTTTGGGAAGGAAGGCAAACTACCTATTTTGACGATAGCAAATGGGAAGAATCCTTTTTGTATTGTTACAAAGAAGATACCATTCCATGTCTAGTGAATGAAACTAGATATGGGACTAAGAATAAAGAGGCGGGGACTTACATCATGGAAATAGGTGATGCCCTAAATCTTGGAAACTGGGATAATTCCGACGTTCAAAGCGACTATTTTGACTTTGGATGGTTATCAGAAATTAGAATAATTATTAAAGAGGATTAAGAGATGAACAAGATAATTTATAAAGAAATAAAAGAATCTTTATATTCTCTTTTTAGTGATATTCCTTATAAATGGAAAACTTTTATTTCTGAAACAAAGTCAAAAGTTTACGGCATGAATGTTTTTCTAACATTAACCATCGGTGCTAATGACGAAAAGAAAGAAATTTACTTTACTATTGCTATAAACGAAAGGGATTATAAAACTTTTATATTTATGAAAAACTATAAAAGTTTCAGTAAAGCAGATATTATTTCTATAACAAATAAAATAACGTCTGAAGCTTTTATAAGTGAATTAACAGGTTTTGTTGAAAAAAGTAATTTGAAGTAATATACAAAGGCGACTAATATTAGTCGCCTTTAATATATTCCTTCTTCTAAAAAGAAAGAGTGTAAAAAGAAGAGAAAAGAATATTTTTCTCAAATTTATTTAACGTTTTTCCAAAAGGAAGTAAAATCATGAACATTAAAGAAATCATCAAAAACGCTATTTCTGAAATCATTGATAGCACCAAAGTAGAAAAATCTTGTATTAGACACGAAAGCTCAACCTACATTGAAGGAACAAATATTAGAGTTGAGTTTGCTCTTTCGCCTGTAAAAGATTATAAAAAAGTTTATTTTAGTGTTATTGTTGGCAAAACTATTAAAGAGGAAATTTATACATCATTTAGTTACATTCCATATTACGATATAAAGAATTTTTTAGTTGAGGAAAACATTAAAAGATTCACTGCGAAGGTAATGCGAGAAGCTGCCTTGCATTTACAAGAAATTCAGGAAAGTTTTATTGATGACTTTGCACAATTCATAGAAGCTAGGATTGAAGCAAAGAAGGAAGGTGAATAATGAAAGCAGATGAATTATTGAGGGAAGTGTTTTCTTCCCTCAAAAAAGAAAAACTATCTAATTCTTCTTTGGTTTTCTATAAAGAGATAACCGATAACAAAAGAATTGAATTTAAGATTTATTTGTATGAAGGAAATTACAAATTCCAGATTACTATTCAAAAGAAAGATTCCGTTAATGAAAACGGAATAGAAATGTGGGTTTATTCACATTATGACTGGATTGCGTTTACTCTTTATCATGAACCTAACGAAACAGTAAGTATGGCTAATTTCCTTTCTGCTATAGAATACGCGGAAAGTGAAATCTCTTATTTTATGCCTTCTTTTCAGAGTTTAGTGGAAAACAGGATTGGTGAATTATGAAAGATTATTTCTTTGAAAGCGGCAAATATAAAGGACAAATCGTTGCCGCATTTGAAAGCAGGGAAGAGGCAGACGCATTCTTAAAAGAATGTGGCTTAAGAAAACATAAAGACGGTTATATCCATAATGGTGTTTTCTATCTGCATCATGGTGAATATTCTTCACCAGACTATTATGTGAGGAAACGTAAGGAAGACGATACCTTCCTAATCTGGAAGAAGACATATTATTACGGGGGAACAATCACAAGTGATAATTCCCGTTTCTTGAATTGGGATGAATTGTTAGGAATGAGAGGAAATTAAAATGAAATTCTTAAGCCTATTAAACAAAACCTGTAACTTTTCTTCAGACACTAAATCTTTTCATAATATAACAAATGAAGAGAAATATAGTCATTCAGAATATGTTTCTGTTGCAGTTTTCCAAACGTATAATGACGCGAGGGAAGCAATGGAATTTCTGCCTAATTTTAAGGAAGGTTTTTATCAAATAGAAAAAGATTCTGAATTTTATCCGTTCTTTATTGTTGATACCACAAAAGAAGGAAAATGTAGATTTGTTTCTTTCAATAAAATGATGTTTTTCTTAAAACATCGTATCCTGTTTGCTGGTGATGACGTGATAGAAATTCTAAAAGAATCTGTTCTTAATATGACAGAAAAAGATATTCAGAATTTTAATATTAACGGCTTTTCGGTCTTCTTGAATTATAATGAATATAAATTCTATTATTCCTGTGATTATATTGTCCTTTCTATTAAAGAAAGTGAGGTTGAAAAAGAAGAAAGAGCCATTATTGCTTTCATCGGTAGTAAAAAGACAAAAAGAACTTTACAAGCCGAACTGCTACACTGTCTAGCTAATCCAGGAAATATAAAGTGGATTAATCAAACAATAACTAAATATTACTAAAGAACAAAACAATCAAGCCGCTTTGCAATATAGGCGGCTTTCTGTTTTCTTCTTTATCTAAGAGTGAAAACAAACCCTATCAATTTAATTTCCAAAAAGGAAGTAAAACCATGCAAAACAATAAAACATATATGCCTTATTATTCTTTTAATGATGATAACATTAACAGAATTTTAGAAAACTGTATTCTCTCAATGTTAAGAGATAAAGAAATCATTGAATACTACACCTTTTCCAATTATTGGGGTGGTGGTTTGCCATTAGTAGCAACAAATAAGGGCATTTGTTATTACGATTACGACTTAAATGATTTCATAGCCAAAGAATGGATTTCTTTTGTTAATGAAACATTAAACACCAATCTTGAGTACGATTCACGATTCCTCGATGACGTCGTATTTACCTTCACCGAAAAAGATAAGGTTAATGCTCTTCTTTGGGTTATTAAAGAAGGCGATGAAGAAAGTGTTTATAACGCAAATTTAGAAGGTGATGTTGATGTAGAGAACCTTTTCTGGGAAGCCATTTACAATTCAATGTGTGTTTCTCATAAGACGGATGATTTCTTGGAAAAGGTAGAAAAAGAAATCTATGCAAATTATGAACAATTTGTTAAATTGTTCGATGAAGAAGGTAAGGAGATTTAATTATGTTTTCATTACAATCTGAAATGGCTGTTGCCTTGATGGATTTATTCAATAGCCGGGTTGACTCTTCTAAACAAAACGGATTTATGACAAAGGTTACTGATGACATTAACCTTTATTTAGAATGGGAAAAAGATAAGAGTAATAAAACACTTTATCATTTTTATGTTTCTTTCACTTCAGGTAAATTTGGTATTAAAGGAAGAGAAAGAATCCAAACTTGGAATATTGAGCGCAGAACCATTAAATCTTTGAATTTTGCAATTCAAAACCTGAACCGTACTCAAGCGGAATTAACGGTTGATAACTGGGCAAATGTCTTAACCAATGGTATCTTTAACAAAGAGGACAAATAACATGAAAATTAAAGATATTGAAGTAAGAAAAGAATGGATTCACTGGAAAGCCGGTGAATACAGTAGTAATCGAAATATTGATGCTGTTCCCGTTTTTAATAGTATTGAAGACGCAAAGGTTATAGCTGAAATATTTAAAGGTAAATATCAAATTGTAAATTACTACAATTTACCCAATCAATACACATTGCGGAAAGCTAGTGATAACTTTGGATTCTCTCCTTATTTACAATGGGAAGAATTGCTGTTGTGGTGTGAATCAAGTGATGTTAGGGACATCATTAAAGAAATCATCAATACAGAAATTCCGTATTATCTGGCAACACCAAAAGAAGAATTGCAATACTTTTGGAATGATAGAAGAGGTTTTGAATTGGCTTTTGGTAGAACAAATAAACACGGAATACGCATTCACTTTGAAATGTATAAGAGTGAATCTAAAACATGGCATATGAATATTCAAGTATATAAAGTAACTGATTCTTCTTCAAAATTTATTGACCAAAGGAGCGACATACTTGATAAAAAATTAAGCCTGAAACAAGCATTGGATTGGTTCAAAGGATGGCTAGCTATTCCTGACAATCAGGAATGGATTTACAAGATTGCTGAATTAGAACCAACAACATTCTAAACCATTTCTTTCCCTACATAGACGCCTATAGTTTTATAGGCGTCTTTCTTTTCCTTAAACTGGAGTAAATACCATGAAACAAAATGAAATCGCACGCTTTAATAAAGCTCATTATGAATTTAAGCGCGCCTTTGATTATTTCCTAGGCTTCCACAGCTTTCCCTATATTCAAACAGATAACTGGCTTTCGAGATTTGATAATTGCGGGAAAACTTTAATTGTCTATGTTGAGCCAAAAGAGAAAGAAGAAAGAACGCTTGCGTTCTTCCTTGAACAAGGAACAAAAGAAATACTGGTTTATTCTTATCTTTCTTGTTATTATCAAAAAACATTAATCGGTAAGATTGATGATGAAGATTTCAAGAAAGAAATCTTGAAATTCTATGAAGAACATAGAATTTATAGTAACTGGGAAAAAGTAAATGATTACTTTACCCAAATTGCTGAAGAACAGAAAGGTGAATAAAATGAAACTAAGTGAAAAATATGAAACTGTCTTAGTAGAAGGAATGCTTTCTTATAAGATTGTTGCTAATGGCTGGGTTTTCTTCTACTGTAATGAAGAGGTGAACGAAGATACTACCTTTGTTGCTGAATCAGAGGAAAGCTATTATGAAACTCTTCTTTGGTTGTTAGACGAATGTATAACAGCAATGAAGGATATGGATGCAAATGGTATCGGTTCATATTCTTCTAAGATTGAAGAGGCAGAAAAACTCTACAATCAAATCATAGAAGAAAGTAAGGAGAACTTTGATGAGTAATTATCTAAACGTCGAAAACAAATTCTCGCCTGAATTTATTGCTAGCTTAAATGAAAAACTTGATACTTCTTTGGAGCTTTACGCAAATAAAGAGGAAGGACAAATCAAGATTCTATTTGAACCTGATGATGTTTTCAAACTTTTCTTATTTACATTGGAGAATGAAACTGAACATAATTCTTTTTTAGCTGCTTTGAATCGAAGAGCAAAAAAGGAAAAGAAAGAAATGCTAACTGCATTTAAGAATCCTTTTGATGTTCTTTTTGCTTGCTTGGAAGTAATCATTAACATTAAGTAACTTTACTTCTAAGTTTCCTTTCCCTATACTAAACGCGTCTAGTGAGAAATCATTAGGCGCTTTCTTTTAACTGTTCTTTAACAAAAGGTGAATATTATGTCTATTGAATTTAGCAATGGCTTTGATAATGTAGTAGCAGATGACGAAATTGTTGTCTTCTATGATGGTAAGAAATTCGCTTCTTGCCAGTTGGATGACTATGAAGACGAAGATGACTTATTTACTGACTGCGAAGAGTTCTATTCTGAAAACATTGCCGTTGAGGATGATGCAGACGAATGGGACAGCAGTAAAGTAAAAATTGTCTGTCTTATCCCATATCTTAGTGGCGATTACGACTTGAATATGTGTTCTTTGTTTGATACCAAAGACGAAGCAGGCAATTATTCTTATACGCCAGAAATGTTCAAATGGCATTCTTTATCGGATGATGAAAAATGGCACATCTGCTATGCGGTAGATAATCTGCATCATACTGAAGTAGAAGATGCATTATCAGCAGGAAGTTATGCCTTTGTCGGATATTTTGAAGATGAAGAGAAGTTTGCCAAATCTGTTTATGAAGATGAAGCAGAAGCTATTGAACGAGTTTCTGAAGAACTTTATGAATGTATTGACTGGGATGATGTTTATAAAACCTATTTGCAACATAGTTATACAAAAATGGGTGATTGTTACTACTACGATAACAGTCTATAAACCTTAAATAATTAAGAGGCTAGTTTTCTAGCCTCTTTTTTCCTTTTAACCTTTAATGGTGAATACTATGAAACTTGTAGATTCTTTCAAACAAGAAGAATTTGATTTACATATTTATTACAAAAAGAAACCTTTTTGTAAAGCAAACTTTGATGACTTTAAGAGTCATAAAGACATGATTGAAACTTTGTCTGAAGAAATTGGCAAAGAAATAAAAGAAGAGGATTTAGAAATTGAAGTAAATATTACTTATGGACAGGATATTTATTATCTGAAAAACTATCTTGAATTTAAGGAAAACGGACGATTGGTGTATTCGCCAGAAATGTTTGACTATGTAAAACTTACAGAGGAAGACAAAGCAAAAGCATGTTTTGCTTCTTTAACAAGAAAGGGATATTATCTAATGGATAATGTTTCTTATGGCGATTGTTTCTTTATTGGACAGTTTTATTCTGATGAAGATATGGCGGAATCCTACTTTTCTGATTATTGTTCAAATGGTTTTCCAGATTTCCTTTGGAATGCGATTGACTGGGAAGATGTTTACCGAAACTGTCTTTCTAGCCGGACTAGCATTGTACTCGATAAATATTATTTTGTCGATAATGATTAAATTGGAGGGTTAAGTCATGATTAGAGAATTGAGATTTGATTATAGACAAATTGTCTATTCCTTTATAAACGATGATAGAGAAGAAATCTTTTCTGAAGATAGTGGAAGTTATCCGTTCATTCCTGAAATAAATGATGCTATTGTTAATTTGCGTCAATCTAAGACAGATTACATTAAACTTCCAACCTGTGAAAGGAGTGGAGTTGTTGTTCATGATTCTCTACTAATAGAAGAAATTCGCGTTGAAATAATTAACAACAAGAAAACTGTTGTATTTTATGAACATACGATGGGAGATATTTTTGTTGATGATGAAGACAATTTAATCTTTATGGTTGAAAGAGACGATTCTTTTTATCCTTTAACTAGTAAAGAGATTAAAGAGAAATTAAAAGAGCGTCCTTTTTACAAATATGAAAAGGATTGGTTGAACATTAAACTAAATTACATGACAGAATCATATCCAGACTATCAGGAAATAAAAGAACTGATAGAAGGATTATGATATGACTTCATATTATTTCCTTTATTCATTCTTTTGTTTCGTAATTTTTTCTGTTCTTGTCTTCTTTAGTGCAATGGGATACCATTACATCATGGAAGAATCCAAACACAAACATTCAAAAAAGAGGTTTTAATTATGTTTAACTTGAAATTTAATTCTATTGACTTTTCTCTTGCTGATGACGGGATTGTTTCTCTATCTTGGTCAAAGAAGGAAGGTTCTAAGATATTTGATGAAGAGTTTACTGAACTGTTTCAGAAATTCACGGATTCAAAGGGAGTAAATTCTACTGTCCTATTTCCTGATGACATTATCATTAGAGATTATGAATTTATAGATAATGGAAATAAGGATAATGTTCCAGCTTTCAATATTGAAGATTATTACTTCCCTTTCTTCTATAACGAAAAGAGTAAGGCATTGGAACCAGCTTTTTATTATGATAATGGGTTTTGCTCTTTAGACGTAATCCTTTCTGAAAATGGAAAGATTGACAATAGTGATAATGATTCTATTATTGGATTACTTATCAGTAATGAAATTGATGAAGAGTTCAGGAAAAAGGTTCTTCCTCTTTTAGAAGAAAGATGGCTAATGGCTTTTCTGAAAGGAAAACTCTTTCACGACTATGGTAAGAATCCTTCATTGGAAGATAAAGAAAAGTTCATAGAAGAATACAAAGATTGCCTTTATTTTGATATTCCAGCTAATGCCCTGTTAGGTAGTAAGAACCAAAAAGGAGCTATTGCTGATTGGATTAAAAACTATGATGACTAGTAACATTGTTAGAAGGAGTATGACTGTTTTCATTGAAAAACAGTTTGCTTCTTCTCTTCGTAATAAAGGTTTCAACGTTATTCCCTTGATTGAAAGAGATGATGTAGAACAACAAGAGGGCTATTCTAAGCCCTCTTCTCTTATGGGTAATATAGAACTAATGCCTCGCAATTCCTTTGACTTAGATGAGCTTATAGAGCGTTATCAAGACGTCAATCAGAACAAGTTATTGGTCGTTCAATTAGGAGTAAATCCTGAGAATGGAAACGTTCAAATCTTTACGAAAGACAAAGGAATGAGGTATGTAGGTTTTATAACGATTCACTACTACACTATGTTTAACGACATATTCAAGAGCTTTGTTTCTTATCGTGCTTATTTCACGCGTAGAGAAAAACATAGCATCAAAATGGCTAGTTTAGTAATGCTTCGTGAAATTCATGAAGCTCTTTACTATAAACATTAACAAACTTTTACTTTACTTAGAGATGGCTATGGCTATAGTATTAACTCTGGCGATTGGCTTATGCTGCATCGTTATTCACTTTAACTAATTTGGGAAAACTCAAATGGCAAATAAATTCTATTCAAAGAACATTTATCTTAATGACCTTATTGCTGAAAAAGAACAGCAAAAGAAGAAAGATAAAGAAAGAAAAGTTATTCGCAAGAATAAACGAACAGTTAATTTCTAAAAGGAGAAACTATTATGAACATTCTAAATACTGCCTTTAGTAATCATGTTCTTGAAATTAAAGAGGCGAATAGTCTAATTGAGTTTTATGCAGCAAATGCTAAAGGAAATAATGTTTCTTTTACTCTTGCACCTGAGAAGAAAACTAATTATTTAACCTTTACTTATGATAAAGGAAACTTTACTATCTCTTCTAACAATGGAGACACTCTCTCAGTCTCTATGTCCTTTGATGTTGGTAGCGCAAATTTCTTGAGAAGGTTTATTATCTTCTATGAAGACACGTTCTTACAACAAATGAGTTATACACTAATTCAAGCTCTTAACAAAGAACTAGAATTATTTTCTGTTATCTTGTGTGATACCTTCTATTTTGCAAATAATACATTGATTCAATCTACTGAAATTTCTAAAACAACTGATTGGTTGATTGTTGAGATTAAAAGCAATAACATTGGAAGGACTATTCCTGTTCCTTTGTTTGGCAAACACAAATGCTATCCACTTTCTGACCTTTATAAGATTTATTTCTATATTGAAAGGTATCTTTTTCTGAATGCTGATAAGGATGATGAAGTTACAGGTAAAGACGATATTAGAAGAGAGTTTTCTAACTTTGGTGTAATTGCGGCAAAAACAATCTTTATTGAGGATTAAATCATGAAAAAAGTCTTTAAATTTAAAGATGAATTTCCTTTTAAAGAAGAATTTCTGTTCTTTTTAGGAAAGGAACTTATTCAGGAATGTTACGAGGAGTTTATTGATTCCTTTACTGGAGATGACTCAAATGAATATGGAATCAATCCAAGAGAAGAATTTATTGCTCTTGGAAAGGTTCTCTTGAAGAATCCTTATGAACTTTCTAAGGTATTGGAGGATGGACAACTTCCACCAGTTATCTACTGGAAGCATAAGAGTCAGGAAGAATGGGAATGCTTTGTTATTCAATGTCTTCTTTGTGACTTGTTTGAAGATTTTAATAAAAGGAAGAAATAACTATGGACTACAAACAAATTAAAGCATTCTTTGAAGAATGTGCAAAAGATATGGAATTGATTTGCAATTTGAAATATAGAGAGGAAGAAAAGAATAGACACATTGATTTCTGGGAAGGTAATACTTTCTATTCCTTTGACTATATTCTTGGAGAAGGAGATTCCGTCATTCTTCAATTAACGGCTGTTTATAACTCTTCTGCTAATGAAAGATATTCTTACTATAGACAAGAACAAGTCTTCTATTGTGATAATAATGGAAGAGAAACGTTCTACTACTGGATGAATAAATTATTTACAGATTGTTACCAAAAGTTTTATATTCCAACACCGGGATATGTTTCAAAAGCTATTACTGAAGGTTTAAATTCTAAATAAAAGTTAATAAAAAAGAGAGATGGTTTGTCCTCTCTCTTTTTATTTTTGCCTTTAAAACGGAATGCTTACCATATAGGTTCTTGTTTTCCTTCTTCAAATAATTGGCAATATTGATAACGGAATGTAGCCGAACAAATAACAATGTCTTCATCATTTCCGTTTGTGACATAAGAGAAAGAAGAGACATCTGTCACATAGGCTTTGGCTAGGATAAGTCTCTTCTGAGTTTTCCAGTTTCTGTTCTTTAAGAGAATAGTAATGTCAACCATTCTGTCTGGGTTGTCATTTCTATAGGCTTGGTCTTTACACCAACCCACTAATGCTTGCCAGTTCTGTAAATCTTCATCAACAAGGAAGTCACAAGAGACGTCACCATAAGTAATGTAATCGCCAGGCAATGATGTGTACTCACCCATGTAGGGCGTATCCACAGCAGGAATGGTTATGGAAGGCATTGTAAACGTCTGAATGAAGTAGTTGAAGTTTTCTAAGGAAGGAATCAACAATTCAGGCAGGTCATTTGTTGCTGGGTTATACGTCGTTTGTTTAAGGTTATTCTTATTGAGAAGAAATGTAGGTTGCTTTTCAATAAGGTTTCTATTGTGTCTATAGTTTGTTGTCTTCATTTGAATTCCATCTTCTTAAATTTAGTCCCCATGTATATAGGTGAGTGTCATGCCTGTTCAGGAATTGTATATGCTTTAATCTGTGTGTTGTACTTCCTACTTTCATCTTCTGCTAGAACTTCATAGATAGCGTTTCTCGTAGGAACAGTTATCTGATAGAAACCATTATTATTTGTTCTAGTGTAGAAGGTATTCTCTTTTGAAACGTCTTGTACTTCTATTCGCATTCCTTCTTTAGGTTTATCCTCATAGAAGACATTGCCATATAGAATTGCTTTGTCTTTTACATCACCAAATGAATTAATGTTTAGTAAGGTTATTGCATCCTCAAAGATAACAGCGTCTATCTTTATTTCTTTCTCGGGGACAAATGACTCTGTGTCAAAGTCAAAAGTTTTTACAGACGTAGTAAGAGGAAAGTAATAATCCAATGATAAATAATTACCCTTAGAGGATTGTCTAAGGGTTGTTATCTGTTGTTCTTCTTCGTAATACTGAGGCATTTCTTAAAACCAAGTTTGTCTGTTAGCAAGCTCTTTAATAACCCAAAACTCATCTGCTAATGGAGTAACAATTTGATTGAGTTTTACTTCAGAAGATTCATCTTCTGAATAGACCACATACATAGGAATTTCATTATCTTGTTCATCTTTTCCTATGTATAAACCACCAGCACATAATGAAGGTTCTGTTTCAATCAGATGAACATATCCCGGAACCTTAAATGCTTTATTACTTTGCATTAATGTTGTTGTCGAGACGTAAGGTTGGGCAATCTTAGTCTTGTCAGACAATCTTGGTTTTTGGGTATAGATAAAGACCTTATTGTTTTCGTAAATGTAGTTTGAATGTTCTTTTAACTTAATATAAATTGGTGAGTTTTTAATATAACCACCAAAGTTATTATAGAGAGACTCTCTATCTTGCATTACATATGAAACAGAAGAATATGCTCCGACATTATAGGCAAATGAATCATCTCCTAAAGTAGTTAAGAAGAAGAGAGATGTTCTATATTTAGCTTCTGTCCTATCAGTAAATGTTCCTGAAAGAATTAGACTATGAGGAGCAGCAGCAAAGATTGAAGGATAGTTTAGAGATAAAGTATGCTTAACATTACCGTCAACAGCAACAGAAAAACTTTCTCTATATAGATAGAGGTAAAAACTTATAAGTTCAGTTGTTCCATCACCAAAGAATGGAACGACGTTCCAATACCCAGAACTACGTCTTATCTCCAAATACTTCATTCCTACAGGAGCAACCTTTAAGGTTATTGCAGATAGGTTTGAAGGAACATCATTCAAAGAAGCTACGCTCTTCTTCTTAAAGAATATTACTGTGTCATTTCCTTTTACTGCTCTTATACGCCATCTTCCATTGAACTCAGCAACGTCTGCACCAGAAATCTCCAAGACAAGAGCAGGAGTTAATTTAGTGTTTATCACTTCATTAAAAGTAATAGAGAAGACAGCAGCTTCAGGTTCTTTAGTAATACTCTTAATAGTAAATTCTGATAGAGGAAAACCTTCCTTAAATATTGATTTCAAATTCTCTTCTGTCTCTCCTCCATAAACCTTTATTGCTGTTTCGTTGTAGCATTGAACGGTAACGTTATCACCAAATGACATTTCTATTTATTCCTTCTTTATTTATCATGCGCGCCGTAAAACCCTACCTAAAAGTAGGTGATATAAGGCGCTATAAAATACTATTAATGTTTAGTAATTCATTTTCATATTTAAAGATTATATAATACTCTCAATCTAATTTTACAGGAATAATTAAAGTGTTGAAATCCTTAAAGGTTCGCCTTTATCCTTCGCAAGAGCAGGAAGTCTTGATGTACAAGACGGCGGGTTGCTGCCGTCTTGTGTACAACTTTTTCCTTGCTAGTGCGAAGGAAAACAAGGATTTCAACTATAACGAATATTCTAAACATTTAACAAATTTGAAGAAAGATGAGAAATACAACTTCCTTCAGGAAGTACCTTCTCAACCTCTTCAACAGTCGTTAAGACATTTGGATGTTTCATTTAAGAGATTCTTTAGCAAACAAGCAAAGTTTCCTGTTTTCAAGAAGAAATTTGTAAATGATAGATTTACTTATCCAGATGGAGTAAAATTAAATCATTCTTTTACAAAGGTTTTCTTACCTAAGATAGGAAACATGAAATTTAAAACTTCTAAGAAGTATCTTAAATTATTGAAAACACATAAATTTAGAAGCTCTACAGTTAAATTGGAAGCAGGAAAATGGTATATTTCTATCCTCGTAGAGGATAATACTGTACCACAACCTGCTGTAAAGATTAACAAAACTGTAGGAATAGATTTAGGAATTAAAAAATATCTTGTTATGTCAACTGGACAAAGTGTTTCTGCTCCTAACATCTTAAATAAACTCAAAGAGATAGACCGTTTGAAGTCCTATCTGAGTAAGAAGATGAAAGGCAGCAACGCTGCCAAAAGACTTCAACTTAAGATACAACGCAAACAGAAATATCTCAATGATTTAAAAGAAGATTTCTTAAACAAACTAGTTGATTATCTAATCAAAAACCACGATTGTGTAATCCTAGAGGATTTGAGTATTCATAAAATGATTAAGAAATTAGGTGAACGAAAGAAATCATTCAATCGCTTAATGACTATAATTCCTATGTATGAGTTCCGCCAGAAACTACAATATAAGGCTATGCTTGCAGGAAAACACTGCGTAGCAGTAAATCCTGCAAATACTAGCCGTACTTGTAGTGCTTGCGGTAATGTAGATAAGAAGAGTAGAAAATCACAATCCGATTTTGAATGTACTCGCTGTGGTATGTCCGCTAACGCGGACTACAATGCAGCGATTAACATTCATAATGCAGGTGTAAAACACTTGCTCGCGGCGGGACACGCCGTTAAAAGCGCCCCACACAACTGCGTTAGCAGTTAGCGAGGCGAACCTTTCGGCTGTATTGCCGAGTTCCTTTGGCTTTAGTGCTTAAATGAATCCCCGCTTTTTAGAGCGGGGAGGATGTCAATTAATGACAAGGGAAAGACCAATTTGTCCTTGTGGAATTAGTATTACTCTTTCTGAACCTAAGACCACTGGATAGATGGTGTGTGATGGAAAAGAGAATCTTTGACTCCTTATAGTAAAAGGAATATCTACGATAACCTCTTCATTAGTCTGTTTGTTAATATACCTTAATGGATAGAAGAGTTCTATTTCTTGAAATGGATTGAAAACACCAACTAACGTTTTTGTAATGTAGGCGTTTTCAATATATTTTCCTGCAATGTACAAGTTAATTTCATTCTTATAAAGAAGAAGCTGTATATCACCTTTGTAGTAAATAGTCGTTCTGAATAAGTCTTTTGAAAAGTCTTCTACTTCATTAGCAAATAAAGCTATCTCTCCATTATCTCCCTTAGCAAAGACAGAGAAGAGTTTATCCTTTTCTTCTGTGTGTGAGAAGAATGGTTTACTATTCAGATAACTCTTGCCTTTAAACCTAATTTGATTGGAAGATATATTTGTTCCGCCTCTTAGGATTAAAGAAAGTTCAGGGTTACTTAAATTAGCAGAGGTTACAATTCCTCCATAATCTTCTTCCCATAGACGTTTAAGACCTTCCTCTGTATATGGGTATTCGTTCTTAATAAGATTAAACATAATTAAAAACTCTCTTCGTCTCAAAACAAACGTCTGGCTTTTCTAAGTTTCCATAGAAACCTCTAACAAAGACAAACTCTGTTTCATTTATTGTCTTATGGATGATTCCAGAAGGATTAGTAAAGAATGCGTCTTTATTCTCAACAACAGAGAGTGAAAAAGGAAATCTGCAATAATTACAATAACTTCCCAGTAAATATTGATGGGCAATAGGAAATACTTTGGGAGAAGAGATAACATTCTTCTTATTGTAGTTTTGTAGGTTAATGGTAGAGCTACCAACAAGGAATGGAAATAGACTCTTTCTGTCAAACGGAGGATTGACAAAAGCTGCTGTATATGGTATTCCTTGAAATCTATAGTAGTAGGGAAATCCATATGCAGAATTACTGGTATAACCATAGATAAAGACAGAAGAGTCTTTGTATGGAGTTTCTACTTCACCATAACCATAGACCTCAGCACTACAATCTTGTAATGTTATTGCTCCCCAGTATGAAAACATAAAGAATCGTTCATTACCATACAGTAACCAATAACCATTGTCATTTGGAGTCTGGTCATCAAAGAATATAGGTTTGCATCTTATTGAATAGGGAAAACTACTATCAGTGGTCATCTTAAAGTATTCAGATGTTCTTGTGACAGGTGTCATGAATTTATCTAGGTTCTCCTGAGTTGTCATACTCTCCTCAAAGTTCCATAGATTAATCATGAACCAACCACTTCTATTCCTTCCCGGTAGATGCGCTCCAAAGTTACTAATATTAGGCGAAGTATTCTCTTCACCTTTATTAAAGAAGTTATTGTTGTTTATATTCGCCATATCAATTCTTTGCAGACAAAGAACTGATGAATCATTCACATTTCCATTCTTAAAGAAGATGTAATTAGTTTCTTCTCTTAATACTTTCCAACCAAAAGAGGCTAAAGATAATTTCCCTTTATTCTCCTCTTTCTTTTCATCTTCATCAGCAAACTTAAAGTCTAAGTCATATGACTTAACAATAAAAGTAGTTGAATCAATGAAGTCATCTATTCTCCATTTACCATCAAACTCTCTTCTCTCTGTTCCTTCAATTTGAATAACAACTCCCTCTGAAAAAGAAACAGGTGTTTTCAATTTAATGGTTACTTGTCCTTCTTTGTATTGCATATAAGCAATATCGTATTTGACTAAGTCTTTACCTGTCAAATAACGTTTAAGTATTTCAACTGCGGTTAAACCACCAGTCTTGGTTGAGACCTTCATAAGTTCCTTCTGAGGAAAGTACATGAAAGCTGGTGAAAGGTATTGTGGATAGGTTTTCATCTTAATGATTGTCTTCTGTAAGTTAAGAGCTAAAAAGATTTTAGAAGAAGAGAAGAGAAAGAAGGCATCACTACTTTGTAGAAAACATAAAAAACCCAGTAAGTATGTGGCTTGTAGAGGATGTGTAGCCTCTGAAAACTTGTTACCCACCACCATAGAAGAGAGAAAGGGAACCCTTTTACAAGAACATCACATAACCATTCCTTACTTAGTGAAAGTTTTGGAAGAATCCAGTAACCATGCGGGTTACAGACGAAGCTACATTTGTAAGTGATATGTTGTAACACTTTCTTAAAGAACAAAGAAACCATAAATCTTCTGTATGCCTTTCTAATCCATCAAAAGAATAAACTAATGGTCTTATAAAGGGTAAGACCTTACATCGTCTCTAAACACGTTATATAAGCTCTCAGACAAAGGAAATACTCTATATCTGAGAAGATGAAATGATTAGGTAATAGGGTAGTAGTGGGTAGGGTTATATAGGTCAGAGTTATCAAGAATTCAGTAGAGAAATTGGGAAGAATAGAAACACCTTTATTGATGAAGAGTCTCCTAGATAAAAACATAGACCAAACGTGTTACTAAATAACATCTGCAAATGTAGCTTCGTCTGTAACCCGCATGGTTACTGGATTCTTCCAAAACTTTCACTAAGTAAGGAATGGTTATGTGGTGGTGGTGGTGTTTCTTTATAGGATTGCTCTTTGGTGCGTTCTCTTTCATAGTCCTGAAGGGGGAAAGGAAGGGTTTAAAGAAGTACACATCCTCTACAAGCCGCATAACTACTGGGTTTTTTATGTTTTCTACAAAGTAGTGATGCCTCCTTTCCTCCCCCTCCTTTTTCTCTCCTTCCTTTCTCTCTTCCCTTTGACATTTCTTCTCTTTCCCTATACAATGTCTCTTTATCATCAACACGACAAGAGAGGTAAACGCCTTATGAAGACTTCAGTTGAACAACTGGTAGAGATTTATGAAGTTATTAATGACTTAGCTAACACTTCATCAAAGAATAAGAAGGAAGAGATTCTTGCTTCCGTTAAAGATAAAGAAGACATCATTGAACTCTTTAAACAAGTTCTTTATTTGACTTATTCATCAACTGTTACATTTGGATTTAGTCTTGACACAGAAAAACCAACAGTAATGTTTCTCTTAAATGAATTCTCTATTAGAGATTGGTTAATGAATGCAGATAAACTTTCTTATAGAGACAATCTAAAACAATTCACTATTTCTTCTTTTCCTAGTGTTTATAAAGACGAAAGAGTCTATGAAGTCATCAAAAGAATTATTGGAAGAGATTTGAAAGCTGGTGTAGCTGTTAAGACAATTAACAAAGTCTATCCAAATCTAATTCCAACAATGGAATATATGCGTTGTTCTCTTATTAAAGACATGAGAGATAAAGACTGGAATAACTTTAAGTTTCCTGCTATTGTTCAGGAGAAGATGGATGGTATGTTCTTAAACATTGACTTTGATGAAAACCAAAAAGCAGTATTTCGTTCCAGAGGAGAAAGTTATCTCTTCTTTGATGAAAGCATTCCTTCCTTTAAGAAGTTTGTTGATTGTGTTTCTCTTCTTCCAAAGGACTATAGATTCATGGGAGAGCTTCTTGTCTATAGAGATGGTGTTCCTCTTCCAAGAGAAGAAAGCAATGGGGTTATGAACTCTGTCATCTCTGGAAACTTTGATACAGAACTTCTGCAAGAGAATGATGTTGTCTCTTTCGTCTGTTGGGATGCTGTTTGTAAAGAAGAATTACTATCAAAGAAATTTGAGACAAACTACAACACAAGATGGAACTTTGTTAAGGAAGTAATTGGAAATCTGAAGAGTGATTATGTTCGTTTAGTTAAGAGTGACCTTGTATCTTCTCTTGATGAAGCAAGAGATTTTGCTCTTGATATTATGAAAGCTGGTGGAGAGGGTGCAGTATTAAAGAATCGTAATGGTCTCTTTAAAGATGGAACTTCAAAAGACCAGATTAAGATTAAACAAGAGGTCATTCTTGATTTATTGGTTAAAGGGTTTAACGAAGGAACAGGAAAGAATGAATCTACCTTTGGAAGTATTATTTGTGAATCATCTGATGGTTTACTGAAAGTTAATGTCTCTTCTTCTGGTTTGACTGACAAGAGTAAGCAAAACGTCTCTGACAATAGAGAACAGTTCATTGACACAGTAATTGCAGTGAGGGCTAATGCTCTTATGAAGCCAACTGAGAATAACCCCTACTATTCTTTATTCCTTCCTGTCTTTGTTGAGTTTAGAAAGGATAAGGATGAAGCTGATTCACTACAGAAGATTCAAACTCAGTTTAATTCTGTTAAATAGATATTACTCCAGTGTCTCAAACAAGAAAAGCCAGTATTTAACTGGCTTTTTATTTGATTTCTCCTAGAGGAAATATCATTCAAGTTTCTTAAAAACTACTGTAACGTATCACTAATATCCTCTTGCAACGTCTTCTCTGGTAACGATATTAGTCTCAGAGAATCTAAGCTGAATGATTGTAGATGCTGGAAATCCATTCTTCATACTTACCCATGAACCATATCCAGTGTGATTTACTTCCAGACCAACCAAGACACAGTTCATAAACTTATTCAGATATGGATTATCCTTTGTTCCCCATTTATAAGAGATGTTAAATTCCAAAGGATAATCAAGAATAGCCTTGCCACCAACACCACTTCCGTATGACGGCAAATAGGCTTGTCTAAATACTTTAATAATGGCGTCTATCGTCTCAGCCTCTTCTTGGTTATGTGGAAACAGGTTAAAGGTAAACTCAAAGGTTCTAAAGTCTATTCCTCTAAACAAAGCAGTAAGATATGGATTTCTTGTCGCTCCAAACAATGCTCCTAATGATTGGTCAGTTGACAAGTTACCGCCAGAGTTTGTTCTACCCAGACTTCTACTCAAAGCTCCACCAACTGTATTTGCAGCAGCTTGTGTAGCCATTGCGCCAGCCACTTGTTGTACACTCACAGGAAGAAGATTACCTTTATCAGCGAATTGTCTAAGGGCATGACCTAGACCTCCACTGTTAGCAGTTCCCATTTCTCCTGTCATAGCCTCAAGAGCAAATCCAGCATCACGAGACTTGGCAGCATTAATCTCACCTGACTCTATTCTTTTAATCTGAGCATTTCTGATTGAGTTAATCATTGCAGAGGTCTCTGCGTTCTCCCATGATGCTGTGGAAGGCACAGAGGCGTTCTCAGGCATATACAAAGCAATGTTTGTAATGATGGCATCAGAGGTGATACCCTTACGAGACCTTACAGAGAATTGAATCCAAGATGGATAATCCTTATCTCCACAGTTACTTGGATAAGCGTAATTTCCCTTAAAGTTTCCAACAAGACCTGAAGTCCCTGAGATAGCATCACTTACTGCTGCTGCACCGTCTGAAATAGAATATGACATTTAAATGATTCCTACCAAGTCTTGAAAATATTATGTTCTTCTTTTCTTACTTTCTTCTCAGCTTGTTTTAAACCTTCATGTTGAGTTGTTCTAAAGAAATCTTTAACTTCATCAAGCAAAGGTTTATCATCATCACCAAGAGCATCAATCTTCTCTGTCGTTTCGTGTTTATAACCAGATGCAGACACTCTCCAAACATAGTCTTTACCAAGTTGCCAGTTATTCTTTCCTTTGTCAACGTAAGTGACTTGGAAGACGTATCTCTGTGTGAAATCATCTATCTCTTCCCTAGTCATCTTCTCTATGTTCCATCTTTGGTTCTGGTCAATGATGATTAAATCACCTTCTCTTGGTCTTGACCAAGTAAATAGACCATTCGCCTTTCTTTCAGCCATAATGACGTCCCAAGCTCTTTGAGAGAAGATAAACTCACCTTGAGGAGCTATGTTGATGCCAAACTTGTTCATTAGAGCATCATTGTTATTCCAGTCAATAATATGTTCAGGATAAGTTGCTGCTATTTGAAATGCCTCAGAGAAACGAGAGTTATCAATCTCAAACAAGACTTCATCCAAGTTTGTTTCTGTCCTAAAGACGTAGTACACCATATAACCCGCAAGGACAATAGATTCATCTTGTAGGGATTGTATTGTATTTTGCTCGTTCTGGTCTGTGATGTGATTAAAGAACGGAGAAACGTGTGTTGCTTCCATTTGTCGGAAGAAATCTCTATTTGGATTTGGGTCTCTTAACTTGTTTGGATGCTTTATGTTCTTTGCCATTTGTCTTATAGAAGAGAATATTGATAACTAGTAATGATTTTAAAGATTGTAGAAGAGGCAAACCACTCACCTATATACGTCAGGACTAAATTCACACAAGAAATTCACATCATCTTTCCTAACATTTCATAAAGATGTAGAACCAGAACCACTCACCTATATACATGGGGACTAAATTCACACTTGCTTTAACACCACTTCTCTTCTACAATATCTACAAGAGAAACCTTTAAGGAGAACAAATAAATGCTAGATTTCTATAAACAACTTTCAATCATTAAACAACTTTCATATTCATTAGAAAGATTCACTGATAAAGGAAATTATCTTTATCATTTCAGATGTCCTGTTTGTGGAGATTCCAAGAAAGACCCTACAAGGACAAGAGGTAACTTTGTCAAGGTAGAAGATTCATTTGTCTTTAAATGTTTTAACTGTGGACTTGTAGAGTCTTTTCCTCACTTCCTGAAAGAACACTTTCCAGATGTCTATAAGCAAGAAATCCTTGCAGAGTTTTTGCATAAAGAAGATTCAGAAGAGAAAGTAGAAGAGATAAAACAAGAATTACTTGCACAGAAGAGAATCAAAAGATTAACAAAGATTAAGAAGTCTTCATTAAAAGAAATTAAAGAAGAAAGTGAAAACATTATTACTTCTTCTCTTAAAAAGATTTCAGACTGTTCACAAGATAATCCAGCAAGAGAGTATCTGGAAGGCAGAGGTCTGTCATTTGCATTAGACAAATTCTTTTATGTCGCTAATGTAAGAGAGTACAGAAAGAAACTTCCATCCTATTGTTCTCAGGTTAAAGATTACTTAACCTCTGATGCAATAGGTATTCCCCACTACTCAGAAGATGGAAAAGAAGTCTGGTTCATGCAAATGCGTTTTCTTCCTAATGCAGAATTAAGGACAAGATACCTGACACTAAGGACATCAGAGGAAGCAGACGAAAAGCCAAAACTCTTTGGTCTGGAAAGAGTGAAAAGAAAACAAGTAATCTCTGTGACAGAGGGGGCTTTTGACTCTATGTTTGTGGATAACTGTATTGCTCTATCTGGAATAACAGACTGGAAGACAGCAATTAAATACTTTCCATTAGAAGAGCTAAGGTTTATTCCTGACGGGGATTTCCGTTCTAACAAACAAGTAAGAAAAGTAGTAAGAGCAATTATCAATGATGGTCATAGTATTGTTCTTCTTCCCAAAATTTATTACTTGAATGGAGTAAAGGACACAAATGATTTGTACAGTAGATTAGGTCTTTCAAGAGAAGAGATTAACTCTTTGTATGATGAACATACTTATCAAGGTCTTGAAGCACAAGAAATGTTGGCTAGATTCTTGTAAACAAAAAGGCTCCAATTAAGGAGCCATTCTTCTTTTGTAAAGATTAATTAAGATTTAGGCTGATTTGCCAGACGTTTATTGATGCCACCATTATCAGCACGGACAAAGTAGTTAACAGCAAACGTAACAGGGAACCGTGCAATCTGGTTATTGTTCTCGTATGAAAGAGCAACCTCACCAATTTCCATCGGGAAGATTTGCTTCATGTCATAGATGATACCCACATTACCTTCTCTATCAAGTGTTTCTACACGAGCATCAAAGTAGTAGTTCAGAGGGTCTGAATAACCTGCTGATGCCAAGTTGGTTTCAAAACCAAGCATATTATCATGTAGTTTTTCAAAGAGGTCACGAACACGTTTGGTGTAGTAAACCTCACAAGTCCAATCGTTAAACGTCTTATCGCCTGCAAGTTTAATCGGACGTCCAAAGTATGCAGCCTCTGCAACGCCTAGTGTCGAAGAGGGAAGTTGTGCTGAAGTACACATGAAGGAGAAATCCTCTGATGCTGCTTTAGCAAGAGAAGCATCAATTTCTTTTAGACCTTCAATACCTACAAGAGTTACACGATAACGGTTAGGTCTGTAACCACCGTCTCGAATGTGTGCAATAAAAGCCTGTGCATCGGCTGGATGTGCTTGAGTTGCCATAGTTTTCCTTTATCAAATATTTGATTTCACTAATAATTTTTATTGTCCTCTTAAAAAGGAAAAGACAGAAGACGAAACAGCACCAATCAAAGCAGTCAAAACAAACTTCAAGCCTTTAGCCGCTATATTCTTTGCTTTATAGTAAACCTTGCCAAGAGGAGTTCTTGAGACAACGACAAATCCCGGATAATAGGGATGGCTTACTTTATAAGCATTTCCGTTTGAACTTTTAACCTCTTCTACGACAAAACCTTTTTCTCTTAGAGAATTTACTTGTTCTTGCCAGACCATTTCCTTCATGTAAACGCCAGTTGCATTCCAGTCCGGTGCAGCAGGCGGAAAGTAGTTGTCAGGAACAGTAAGGATTTCCATCTGACGACGAGGAGGATTAAATTCAGGAATTTGACCCATTACAAATTTAGATTTATACGGGCGTGCCTGATACCTTGCTTCAAATAATTCTTTAATCATTTCTTATAATCTCTTTGTAGGTGCTGGTGTTGTGTTTTTGTTGTTTCCCAAGATAGTCTTTGCCCCAATCAAGAAAGAAATAATTGCTGCTGCTGTAAGGACAACTTTTGTTGTTGCCTTAAATAAAGAGAACTTTTCTTTTACAAGATAGGAGATTGAACCTGTCTCTTCATAGGATGTTGCATCAATGTGAATCTCTCTTCCATTAAGAGTTGCAATCCAGTAGTGAGGAGTTGCCTCTTTTATCTTTGCACCCTCTTTTTGCAAGTCAGCAAGAGTTTGTCTTAGTTGAAGGAAAGCATTACTTCCTGTTTGAGAAGTAATAACTCTTTCAAATCCTTTGGGAAGTTCTTTTATTATTGAACTTTCAAATAAAGAAGAAATCATGGTTATGGTGTTCCTCCTGATGAAGCGCCGCCACCACTACCATTAGAAGGAGGTGTTGGAGGACGAGAGAAATTTGAAGTCGCCCCGGTTCTTCTGAATGTATAAGAAGAACTTCCTGCGTGTTGAGTTCCTTGTGGACTAAATGACCAGTTAGGATTAGCACCAGTAGAATTGGGATTTCTTTGAGCTTGTTGTCTTGCTCTCTGTGCTGCTCTATTAGCAGATGCTGCGGCTCTCTGTTGATTCTGATATGCAGCATTAGCAGAAGCCTGTCTGGCTGCACCAGCAGAATACTGAGCTTCAAGTTCTCTTCTCTTCTGAGCAGCATCGGCGACCATTTGTCTAAGGTCTTCATCCTTGACGCCAGCAATCTTTCTAAGATAGACTGAGAAGAGATTGTACTGAGCAGCAGCTTGGTCAAATGCAGCAGTGTCTGATTGTCTGGCAATATCAGTCATCTGAATAGAGCCAATCATCTTATTGGCAGCCTCTTTCATAAACTCAGACATCATATCCAAAGCAATACCCCAAATAGCGACAAAGTCGTACTGGAACATTAACGGACGTTTAGGAACTTTTGTGTTTACACCAAGATAATCTCTATCAAGCCAAGTTGCATACTTGTTATACAGTTCATCTTGCTGTTTCTGTGTATTAGTCCTCTTGTCAAGTGTCTTACCTTTAACGTCCATTTGCAGACGGGTAAAGTTGTACTTATCAAGACCAGTAAAGCCGCCCTTCTCTTCAGGGAAGATAGAGATGTGTCCTTCTTTCTTAACAGTAATGGTAATCTTTGGAGGTGGCATATCCGGCAGATTAAACTTGGCAATAAGCCAAATCTTATCTTGTCTATTGGACATTACTTGCCAAGGAATATTTCTGTTTCTGACATGGTCTTCAAAGGCTTTAAGATAAGTCTTGAAGAAGAGGTCTGCTGTTGTGGCATCCCAAGCTGTTCCTGCGTTAAAGACATACCCGCTCCTTGCCTTATATATGATAAATCTAGAAACTACAGTTGCAACGTTTGCATAAATGATATACAAAATTGCTTCTATTAAATTATGGAGTTCTACATTTTCAATACCAGATAATTCTGGGTCTCGCGCTCTTTGTATAACTTTTGCATATGTAACACCAGCTAAGGAAGCAGCAAGAAACTGATGGAAATTTACTGGTTTCAAAAACTTAGCCAATCCTTTCAAGACAGCAGAAACGTTAATTCCTCTCTTCTTCCAGTTTTCTCTAGACTCTTTATTAAAGAAAAATTTAAGCATTCCTTTGAATGAATCAGCAATAATACCCTCAGAAAGCTCTTTATCAGGAATAATAAGTTCTGATAAATCTTCTGAAAGATAGAAACCAAAAGTTTCTTCCATTTCTTTTTTCAAGGAAGGATAATCAATAAGTTTAATTAATCTTTCAGCAATCAGCTTATTACTGCACTCCTCAACCAAGTCTTTTTGTGCAAGGTGTTCTTTAAATCCAGAGAAGCTATAGACTTCCTTTTGTTCTTGAACCGGAATAGGTTTAGATTCAGAAACTTCATTAGTAGAAGAATCTTTTTCTTTACCTCTCTTCCAGTCATTAAAGTTAAATTTCTTTTCGTTCATTAAGAGATTCTCTTTTTTGATTTGTTATAACTTATTGAATTTTCTGAGAATTAGGTAAAAAGAAAGGCTCCAGTTAAGGAGCCTTATGTTCTTTATGATTAACGTCTCTTAACGACGTCCACCAAAGATGTCAGCAAAAGAAGGTGCAGTTGCAGCAGGAATCTTTGCATTAATTCCATAGCTTTCATTTACTTTCTTTTTCTTCTTGTCTTTTTCGTTCAACTGTTCGTCATTATCACTGTCGCTAGAAGTAGAATCATTATCAGCATTGTCTTCATCATCATCTTCTTTCAGGTTACGACCTTCATTCAGGAATTCTTGAGTAACAATAGCTTCAACCAGAGCAGAGAATCGTGGAAGTTCAATTTCTTCACTTAGGTTATTTGCAGCATTGATAACACGTTCACGGGTAAAGTCAGAGAGAGTACGAGTTGCCTCAGAGACGACAAATGCACGTTGGAACTTCTTAGTCTCGTAATCAGAAAGTTCAAGTTCATTACGAAGAGTTGCCACTTCTTCTTGCAGTTGAACGACTTCAGCAGCAGCAGCACTTTCCATCAGTTGAGTTGCGTCAATCCCAATGTCACGCAGACCTTCAACCACTTTTTCCATACCAGCACGAATTGTGCGGATTTCTTGTGCGACTTGCAGTTGATTACTTACTTGTGCAACTTCCTCAGTCAGGGTCTGTTCATGCCATTGAATCAATTCTTCTTCAAGAGCTTTCAGTTTTTCTTCTGCTTTACTTTCTGCCAGTTCTTGTTGGGTGATTACAGTCTCAGCAAGTTTCAAATCATATTGTTCTTGTAGTTCTGTACGAGCAGCATTAATAGCTTCATCAATCTGGGTTTTAATGGATTCAGCAAGTTCACTTGCGTTTTCAACACCAGAATCTTGCAGAGCTTCAGTAATTTCTTTCAACGTTTTCATAATTGTTTTAATTTCCTTTTGCAAAAAGAGTTAAATAATTGTTTTACAAATATATTTTTATTTATTGTTTTCTTTTAAAGAAAAAGAAACAATAGTTTCTACTAATTCCTTAAAGAGAACTTCTCTGTTTCTTTTTTCTCTAACTGCTCTATCAATTTCTTTCTTCAAGACTTCATTGAGTTCACCATTACCAGACATAACCCATGACTTAGACTCCATGATTGCAGTCATAAGAGCGTCAGGCGCACTTGGATTAGAGACAACATCAATAGTCTTAAGAATCAAATCCTCTACTAATGCAACACCACCTTTATGCTTAACAGTCCCAAATCCCCTGGAAGAAACACCAATAGTAATTCCCTCTTTAAGAAGATTGTGAATGATATTTCCACAACGTTGTTCTTTCAGAACTTTAGCTTTGCCAAGAATGTTGTTTCCATCTTCTTTAAGATTCAATATCTTGATTGCTGCTCTTTCGTAATTGATGGTATTGGAGTTCTCTGCTGGATGTTCCAACTCACCAATAAGACCTCTTCCTGCAATAGTCACTAAGAGAGGTTTAATCGCTTCGTGTAAAAGTTTTCTGGGATAGATTCTTCTATTACCATTCTTTACCTCTGCTTGCATAAAGATACCTTCAATGAAGTAGGATTTATCATTGGGATTGTCTTTATCCTCTGACTCTTGCAGAAGAGTCAGTTCATCTAGTGATGTGGTTTCAGAGAGAAACTGAAACTCTTTCTTTTTCATTATTCTGTTCCCTAATTGTTTAATTTATAAAGGAATTTTTGAAATCTTAATAATAAAAAAGGCTCCAGTTAAGGAGCCTTTTGTTTTTCGTCTTTTTATTAGAAAGAAGTTCTTTCTCTTGAAGTAAACGTCTGAGCGTTTGTAAGGATGAAGTTGAGGAAGATACGTTGAATAGAGTGATGCGGAAGAATATAAACATCAATGTTCAATACACCAGTCTCAATGTCTCGTTCTGTATTGTTTGTGGAGTCGCATACGACCTCAAAGGCACGAATACCATACTTAGCCTGAACTTGCAGAAGGAAAGGTTCAATCAAAGACTTAATACGATTTCGGGTAACATCATCATTTCGTTCAAAGAGACCATAACGAACAGCAGCAGCAACACTTCTACGAACCTGAATCAACATTCTCCGAATGCCAACCTCACGAAGAGCAGAAGGACGAGTCATGGAAGTTCTGTCACCAAGAAGAACAACACCATAACCAGCATCAGCCGTAATACGGTTTGCAGAAGACTTGTTATAAAACAAGTTTGCATCTTCCTCTGAATAGTTGATTGCGCATTTGACAACGTTCTTATAGATGCCTCGGTTATAACCAGCAGGACTTTCCCAGACATCTTCTACAGCAGCCATCAATCCAGCAGTTCCCATAGAAGCAGGAACCCAATAATTCCCGTCAGTGTGTAAATCATATTCCAAGAACCAGTTTGGAGCATAGAATGCGTATGAAGAAGAGATGTTAAGTTCTTTAAAGAAATCATTAACAGCTTTTGTTGCTTCGTTATTAGTCTTATTCAGAATCTTGGAGAGAGGCAGAGAGTAAACAACAATACAGTCTTTACGTTTCTCTGCAATGTTATTCACACAGTGACGAATGACTTTTCCCATATCAGCATCTGGAACAGCAGTAACAGCCAAGACATCTATGTCATAAGCATTTGCGTTTTCATATACTGAATAGGCTTTAATGTAATCGTCTAACTGAGGAGCAGTTCCATTAGTGCCATTCTTCAGTTTATATGTGTACTTAGCCAAGTTATCAGCAGAAGGCGGATTTGTTCCATCAGCACCTTTCTCGGCGACTTTCAATTTCTTATATTTAGAATAAGTCCCATCACTCTTGAGAAGAGATGTTCCCCATTCCGCATCATATCCAGCAGCAGCGGTGTCGTATTTGTCAGCAGCAGGTTTATTGGCAAAGTAGATATACTTAGAACCTTCATTAATCTTGGTCTTAAAGTAAGTCTTCTGACCATCGAAATCAATGCCGTCTTTTGCTTTTGAGAGAAACTCCCATCGTTCTAGAACTTCCCCTACGTTACCTGAAAAAGCCCCTGTAGCATCCAAAATGACCATATGGAATTCATCGGACGCTTCAACACCAGCTTTCTCAGCCTGATAAGAACTACCCGGTTTATTTGAGAAGAGATAAGCGTATTCCCAAGTATCAAAAGTGTTTTCATCAGCAATTTCTACTGTAATTGCATTACCCAATTCACCAGCATATTTAGCAATGAAGGTAATACCAGTAGTCGAGGTTGAACTCAATGAATCAAACTTGGCACGGTTTTCTACAAGAAGACCAGCAGTCCCGTCTGTCGCATTAAGAGCAGTCGCTGAATCGGCAATACGAGTTACATACACATTTCTAGTGTAAGAGAGAACATCAGCAGCAGCAACATAAGACTGAGCATTTTCTTCTGAAGGTTTACCAAATGTTTCTTGTAGGTCTCTTGTTGCAGGAGTCTGAAGAGGTTCATTAATCGGCCCCCAGTTGAAGATGCCAGCAAGGCCTACTCTGCCGACGTCTGGTGAGGGAATGTATAGCGAGCGGTCGGTCTCACTGACCGTCACGCCCGGCGAAGACCATTGGATAGCCATAGCGTTCTTTGTCCTTTATCATGATAAATAATTGAAATTACAGAGAGATTTTTATTTCTAGTAATAAAATAATTATTTCGTAATATTTATGTTTCCTTTCGCCATGCTACAATTCTTTAAATTCATTAAATAGGAGAAGGTCTATGACAATAGAAATTATTGAAGGAAAAGAAGTTTGGTTAGATAGAAATCCAAAAGATGGAAACTATCTTTCTAAAGAAGGAAACAACTTTTATAAAGAACAAGAAGAAGACAACTATTTTATCTTTACAGAGAACGAATGGACTTCAAATAAAGAAATCATTCATTGGATGCTAGATGACAATAAAAGCAAATTTACTTACATTAACTTTGATGTAAGATTTGCCACATTAGAGGAAGCTAATCAGTTTTATGAAAGGAATCATATTAAAGGACGAATTAATGATTCTTTTATCAATGTCTGTTTAACCTCTACTCTTAGCTCTTCTTCAATTTATGCAATGGTATCTTTCAACCAAAAGAAGATAATGAAAGATTATGTAAATCTTGAAATATCCAGATTCTGTTGCAGAAGAGAAATAATTATTCTAGGTGCTTTAAGCAAGATGATTCAACACTTTCCATTTAAAAGAGATTATGGTGGTGTCTTCTTTAATATAGTTCCTTATGACAAATACGCGATTGGTGAAGCATTCGTTTCTGATTTTAATCATCTTTTCTCAACGTCACAAAGGAGAGTAGGTGTTAAAGGCTTTCATCATTCATTTCATACTTTTTACAAATCGTTTAACAAAGGAGATTTCTAGCTATGAAAACAATTAAAGAAAAGATTAAAGAATGTTTCTTTAAGAAAGACGGAGGCAAACACTACGTCACTAAGAAAAGATTAGAGAAATTTAATCTTTATGAAGAGTTGATGGAGTCAGAGGAAACCAAAGACTTTCCAGACTTTGAAAGAAAGGTTTATTTTCTTCTCTATGATGGTAAATCTTCTTACTGCCCTTATTGTGGAAAAGCTAATGAACTGAAACCAAGAAAAGAGAATCCTTATGGCTTTGCATCATGTCATATGGCTTGCAAGAAAGGTAAATACATTCCACCAAACAAAAAAGAAGTTAATGAAAAGAGAATCATTGAACTTTATCAAGAAGGAAATTCACTCGAAAAGATTGCTGAACTCGTCTCTAAGGAAGATGAAGTTTCTATCTCAAGAATTGTTGTAAATAGGGTTCTAGAAGAACATAACATAAACAAGAGAAGTAAAAGTGAAGCTCAAACTATTGTTAATAACAGAAGGAAAGAAGTGAAATGAACACTATAAAACTAATTTCTAATATTGAACCACCAGAAGAACATTTCTTCTTATTAGATAATAATCCAGACTTTCCACATTACCTTTCAGAAGAAGGAAGAGAGTTTGTTAGAAAGAATAAGAATGTTCTGGTGTTTAAACACTGCGACTGTATGGATAATTATGAAAGACAATTACCAATAGTAAAAGACTTGGTCTATAAATATGCTTTTGTTAAACAGCTTCTTTTAGATAAAGAATATAATATTAAAATCTATGACATTAAAGACTTGACTCCAACAACTGTATCAGAAGAAGAAGGTGTCATCTTCTTAGAAAGAAATAACATTAAAGGAAGAGTTCCTTATTCTTCTAACAAAGTTACTTACTATGGTCTTAGGGATTATAAAGATGACTTGATATGTCTTTTAGCTTTGACTAAGTCTCGATGGAAGAAACACAGAGATAAAGAAATTGTCAGATTTTGTTGGAAATTAGGTTGTTATTATAAAAGTTCATTATATGTTCTTTTGAGGGTTGCTTCTAACTTTGAAGATGTCTCTTCTATTATTTCCTTTAATGAACCATACGATGTTTTAGGAAATATGGAAAGAGAACTTGCTGGTCTTATATTAGAGAAGAAAACTTCTTACAAGAAAGAACCGGGAAGAGGTTATAGAACAATTTCATTACACTATGTAACAAAGATTGGTTAAATTAAAAGCCCTCTTAATTTAGGGCTTTTTGTTATCTATTGTAAGACCAAAGAGAAGTACCAGCATCATAAAACAAAAACATCTTTCCGGTTTCATTCTTATCAAAAAGACTCTTTCCATCAGTAAATGTAGAAGAAGGATTAGTATAAGAATAAAACACAAATCCAGCCTTTGTTATTTCGTCATCCATAGAATAAAAGTTATTTGCTCTCAACACTAATTTATCTATTTGATACATAGAATACAAATTTCCAATAACTTCTTCTATTTTATTCATATTTGGAAAAACGGCTTCAATTTCAAAACTAAATTTATCTTTTAATTTACCTGTAAGATTCTTTATAAGATAGATTTGTACAATTTGGTTATGCTCATCTTTAACCACAAAACTAAAATTTAAACGTTCTATTTTTAAACCTTCTAAATCTTTAATAGTACCAATTACTAATTTAGTTTTGTCTGAAATTCCTAATAACTTCTGTTTAATAGCATTAGTAACAAAACCCCAATTCTTTTCAACGTCTAAATCAGTAAACTGATAAAGAGATATTCCAACTTCTTTACACATCATATATTTAGAGAAATGATAGTTAGATTCTTTATATTTACTAGAATGAAAGAAGAGACCATTTATCTCTATCCCAAGTTTATGTTTAGGAACATACAAATCAATTTCATTTATTATTAAATCTCTTCTATTACAATCTACGTCAAAACCTAAAGAAGAAATAAGGGTTTGTACCTTTCTTTCTTGAGATGATTGACTATAAGGTTTACCAACAATATTATAAATAACAATATTCTGAACGCTATATTTGACAACTAAATCAGAGATAGAATAACCATTATTAAAATCTTTTAATATATTAGCTTGCTCATCATAATCAACCACACTTTTATAACGTATATTGGTTTTGACTTGAGAAAGTTCTCTTCCTTCTTCATAAGAACGCATCTCTTCATCACCAATAGCCTTTCTAATCTTTTCCCTAATGATATGGTTAGAGAGGCTTCTTCCTGTCTCTGGATTAATATACTTACCAGAATCTCTAATCTCTTGTGGCGACATTCCAGCTTTATAATCAGCTATCATATCCTCCATAGTCCAATCAACACCTTTGTTTGTATATCTTAATGTGTGTTTGACATATTTCTTATAGCAAGAGTCATGATAACGTTGTGTAGGACGCATCCCTTTATGATTGCCAATCAACTCTCCACAATAGTCACATCTTCTTTCTTCTCTTTCTTTTGTAAGTTCTCTATGTCTATAGGCAGTTGAACAGGTTTTCTTGTGTGTCTCTGGAAATCCTTTTGAAGCTCCATTAGATTCTATAAATTCTCCACAGTGTTTACAATAGCCAAGAGAAGAATCGTTTGCTTTAATAATTAAGAATTTGGATGCAGGTTTTTGATGTGGAACAGGAATGTTCATATACCAGTTGTAAAGTTCTAGATTAGCTTTCTTTAACTTCTCTTCTGACATTCCGGGTTTCATTTTTCCGGAATCAACCATAAAGAGTTTGAGATATTGTTCTCTGTTAGTTAGGTCTTCTTGTGTTGTGAATAGGTCGGTTTTCATTTTTAGCTCCTACGAGTTTAATTGTTTAGGAGCATTATAATATCATTTGTTTCTAAATAAACAAAAAGAAATGCGGGTAATTAAACCCGCATTTCTAAAAAGTTCAGTTAAATCAAGGATTAGCCACCGAACTTCAGGTCTTTAATCGCAAACTTAGTGTAGTAATAGTTCTTACCTTTAACCCAAGCATCAGATGCTTTATCAGAGTCTGGAACTATCGGGTTCTGTGCGTATGAAAAACGAGTTTGCATACCCAGCGCGTTCTTGAAATCTGCTGTAACATCAACACCTTGGTACATAGTCAACGGAACATACGGACAGTAGAACATACCGTTATCCATTTCGTTAGCACCTTTATAACCAATCAGAACACCGTCGTGGGTAAGGAACGGGTCAACGTAAACACGAGTGCGACCATTAACGATACCAGCATAGGTATTGGTCATAACATCAACGTTCAGACTGCCCTGATAATCGGTGTCATTTTTCATGATGCCTACGTTACCCAACATAGAGGCTACGTTAGCAGAGGTCACGATGAAGTTACCACGGCCACGACGGTTCAAGAGTTGCAGACGATTAGCTTCGAGTTCGATTGCCATCCACAAGCCGAGTGCCCTCTCGCCATGCCACCGACCATCACTGCCCGTCAAGTAGTTAAACTCACCCGGAGTTGCAAATCCTTGACCACCCGGAATAGCAATGTGGTAAAGACGACGGACAAATTCTTGGTTGAGTTCCAGAGTGATTTCATCAGAGAGGATTTCAGTCAGGACTTGACGTGCTGAAAGACCATGGACCGCCTGCATATCCTTTTCTATTTCGATTGAGTAATCAGCACGGAGTTGACGAGTCTTAGCAGAGATACCAATCTTCTTGATGTCCAGACCCATTTTCTTCCATTTGGCTTTTTCGCCTTCTGGGGTGTCCATACCAAAACCAGTCTTGGAGAGAACGTCAGTCGCAGCAAGGAATGGGTTATCAGAATAATCAGAAGTGCCTTTACCAGAGTGAGCAGTATCTACCTCTTGAAAGAGAGCTTCTTTACCTTTGGTGAAGTCAATCGGAGTAGAGCCATCAGGATAACGTGCGTGCAGAGCAAACGCGACAGAGTCCGGCATAGTCATTGGTTGAACGCCTGCAAGGTCGAATGCAATCAGTTTAGGAGTAATTCGACGAGCCATTTGCAACATGACATTTTGCCAGTTCTGGACTTGCGGAGTCATGTTAATGTCTTCACGCAGGGAAGTCAGGTCAGTGGAGAATTGTTGACGTTGGTTTTCCAGAAGAACAGCAGTAACCTCACGTTTATGTTTGTCTTCAATATCAGTGAGTTTAATATACGGGTCGATAGATTCAACCAGTTCTTCACGGGGAGTCATAAGTTCTTTACTCATTGTTTTTTATATCCTTTAAGTCTTAAAGTTTTTGTTTACTAACAATAGTTATTTTTGTTATTTGATAAAAACTTCTTTTGAAACAATCCATTAACGGTTATAGTAATTAAAGAGACCGCTTTGAACCTGTGTTCTTCTTTGATAGTCTGAGGAATCAAATGAAGCCTCTTTCTGATACCCACCATCATTCCTAAGTCCAATAAGTGAAGAGACATCTTCCTTGGAAGGTCTTCTAAACTTACTGTGTTCTCTGGTATTCATTTGTGTTGGGTCTTTATAAAGGTCTTCTTGTGCTTTCAGGGCTTGTTCAAAGTAGTAAATGATTTCTTCTTTTCTTGTTGCTGTGGTAATGGGAAGAATCTTTAAGAACTTATGCTCAAGCCTGAATCTGTTATTCATCTCTGCTGAGAGGATTACTGGGTGAGGATAGTTTCTAAAATTGAAGACTAGTTTTCCTACCCTGTGTGTTTTCTCAACAGTGATAATTAGATTCTTTCTTGCTATTTCGTCTAAGGCGTCGTATATGTTGTGCCAAGCTCTATAAGCAAGAAACCTGAAAAAGTTATCAAGGTCTTTCCTGTCAATTCCTATTGCCTCAGAAAGAAGAGCCATCTGGTTCATTGTTGTTGACTTTGTTGTTCTGCTTGTTGAAATGCTTGTCGCATTGCTTGTTGGTCTTCTCTCCATTGTGCAAACGTCATTGGTGGGTTATCCTGAAAAACTCCATGACCAAGTTCTGTGTTGACTTGGTAGGTCGGATTAAAGTTATCTAATGCTGGCATTTGGTTGTTTACCTCTTTTCTTTAACTTATTGAAATTACTATTGAAGATTTTTAATGATTAAAATTTCTATTAGTTAATATTAATGAAAAGAGAAAGATGGCAGCATTAAGAGCGCAACAAGCACCACAAGTGGGAATTGACTTTATTGATACGATGGACAATATTGATTCAGTCAATGGTGGAAAGAATAATCCTTTAAGAAGATTTAATCCTGCATACGGATATGCGATGGATAACTTGTCAGCATCTCGTGAAGTTCTTCAACAAATGAGAGACAGACCTTTGGGAAACACTTCACGAAGTAAAGACTACACAAATAGAAATCAAATAGCATCTCAGATGAGAATGATAAGTACATTATCTTCTTCTGGCGGATACGCTAGACCAAATAGATACTTAGTTGAATTTACTCCACCAAAAGGATTTAGAGATTATTTCCAAGCAGCCTTAAGAACAGGAACCACAAATACTGCTGGTTGGGGATTTGACTTTCCAAAGATAGGACTTCTCTGTTCTTCGGTCTCTGTCCCACAGAAAACATTACAGACTTATGAACATAAACAATTAGGAGTTTCTTATAGAGTTCCTCATAGTCTTCTGTTTGACCCAATCATTCTTACTTTTTACGTTGATGGAGACTTTGAGGTAAGAAGATTCTTTGAAGCATGGCAAGGAATGATTGTTGATTACAATTCTGCAATAGTTTCATTCTATGATGATTATGTCGCTGATGTTGTTGTTTCTGTTTTAGACGTAGAGGGGTATATTCGTTACACTTTAGTTTTCAAAGATGCGTGGTGTATGTCTGTTGCCCCGTTGGATTTAAGTTACTCTTCTAACAACACAATTCTTAATATGTCAGTAACTTTATCCTACAAAACCTTCTTTGAATTTAGAGACTAATCTTTATGGGAAGACCAGCAGCAAGATTACATGACTTAGGAAGTGGGCATATGTGTTATCCACCGCACGACGTGATTAAAGCCAGTGAAAACGTAATTATCAACGGACAGGGTGCAGCAAGAGACGGTGATGAACTGAATAAACATTGCTGTCTTATTGACTGTCATGATAAAGGAACCATCAAAGCTACAAGCTCTACTGTTCTGATTAACGGAATGAAAGCAGGAAGAATAGGAGATAGAGTTACTTGTGGTGGAGCAATGATGACTGGTAGTTCAAACGTTCTTATAGGAGATTAACAATGCTTAATAAATATCCTGTCGTAGATTATTCCTTCTCTGACGGAATAAGAAGAGAAATCGCTAACTTTACTGTTTCAATTCTTATAGAGAAGATGAACCTTACCAGTGACGTTATCTTTAAACCACTGGTGATTAGAGAGGGAGACACTGCTGAAATTGTCTCTAACTTTATTTATGGTAATCCTTCTTTCTGGTGGACTGTTCTTTTAGTAAATGAAGCAATAAACCCATTTAACTCTTGGCTTAGAAAAAGAGAAGAAATAGAGTACGCCAATAAAGGAATCAATGATTTATTATTCTTTATTGATACAAGAACTAATAGAATCGTTGATGATATTATGTTTGAGGAAATGAAAAAGCTTCGTGATGAAGGTAAACTCCTTCCTGAATACATTAATCCTGTTTATAGAAATGAATATGACTTAGACAAGAATGAAGTAATGCGGAAGATATGGGTTATCTCTCCTGACTTTATTCATACCTTTGTTCAAATCTATGAAGACCTGTTAAAAGAAAATGATATTGAAAATAAAAATATATAGGTAAAGACAAGAAGCCGATTGTTCACCTCTCTTTTAGCATATTGTTTATTTACCTAAATGTAACTTACTGCAACACGCTAAGGATTGCGACTTTAAAAGAAGAATGGTTTGTTAGTTCATCCAATAATAAAGCGGTAAGTAGTTTAAGAAAAACTAACCGTATAGCCCCACAGAAGGTTTCCTCCTCCTTACTTCTGTTGGGGCTTTACGTTATGAGGAAGACATAAATAAAGACATCACATAATCCATTCCTTACTCAGTGAAAGTTTTGAAAGAATGGCTCAACCATGCGGGTTACAGACGATGCTACATTTGCAACTAGTACAAAGTAACAGTTTTTATAAAACAAAAAGACTCCAGATAAGGAGTCTTTTTGTTTTATTCATTAAATCTAGTTAAGCAAAATCATAGAAGCTTTATGTGTTGCTGTTCCACCAGAGGTAAAGTTTGAGTTAGCTTCTACTTTAAGGTCATAGTTACCAGTAACCTTTAATTCATAATTACCTTTAACCTCACCTTTATAGTTTCCCTCAACTTCCATATTTACATTTCCCTCTACTTTAAGATTTGCATCTTGTTTTGTAGAAACAAAGACTGACTTATCTGTGTGAAGATAAATATCTCCCTTAGTCATAGTCCAATGTTCTTTCTGTCCGTGAATAACAACAACACCCTCTTTGTCAATCTCTATATCTGTCCCAGATGGATGTCTATAGTGAAATCTCTGTGAACCAGCAGTATCATCCAATTCATAAATATGTCCATTGACTGTTTTAGTAGTATGACACCAAGGATACTTTGCCCCAAAGTTAGTGTCTGGCTCTTGGAACTCTCCACCAAATGGCTTCTTACCTTTTAGTCTTTTCTTCTTTGGAATCTTTTGCTCTTCTCTGGCATTTCCAAAAACGTCTGAAATGCCATTAGGCGCTCCAAAGAAAGAAGACATATAGACGGGTTGCTGGGCATCTGTCCCATCAAGAAAGAATCCAAAGACTATGGCTCCTTCATAAATTCCTGTAGGAGACCTACCATTCCCATCAGATGAAAAAGAGTTCATTGAGCCAAGAGGAATAGCCCAAGGCAATTTAGCCTTCTCTATTCCATCATAAAAGCCAAAACACTCAATCTTCAATCTTCCTCTTTTGAGAGGGTCATTATGGTCAACAACCTTACCTTGGAACCAAGTAAAAGTATTCTGAAAGTAGGAACGAACATCCTCTGTTAAAGCATTAGTGTGTGACATTTGTCTCCCTTAAATTTAGTCCCCACGTATATAGGTGGGGGGTCTACATCTTTATGAAATGAAGAAAACATGATGTGAATTTGTAGTGTGAATTTAGTCCTGACGTATATGGGGGGCTATCTATTAGGGTTATACACATACTGATTATTCCCAATAGGCGTTGTTACTTCTCCACCAGAAGAAGATGAACCATCTTCAAACCCTTCTTTGTTACCGCCATCTTCTCCATCATTGTTCTCTTCTTCTTCAGGAGCTTCATCTTCTATCTGAGACTTCATGTCTTTAATCTCTTTATCAGTGAAACCTAAGACTTCTTTCATGATGTATTGCTCAGAGAAGAACTTACCAATGTGAGGAGAGTAAGCATCCAAGAGTTCTAGCTTGGCTCTTTGTTTTTCTGTCTTCTTAATCTCTGTAAAAGAGTTATCTTCTGTAAACTCCCAGTAGAAATCCTTAACAACGTGTTTGTCCCACTCAGCCTCTGTCAATGAACCTCTAAGGACTAACTCAGTCTTAAGAATCTTTTCAATCAAAGGCATGAAATGGTCTCTGAGATGGTCTATAAATCTCTTGAACCTATATTCATCTCTTTGCATCTCAGAGACTCTTCCAAGGAGAAGAGTGGACTGTTGTTGTTCAGGATTTAATCTTCCAGCAGGAACGTTCAAAGCTCTATAGAACTTGTCTCTCAGGTATTCAATGTCTTTCGTAACACCTAAGTTCTCTGCACCACCAAGGGTTTGTATCTCTGTCCCTCTTTGTCCGTCTCTTCTAGGCAGATAGTAATCCTCTGTCATAGCGTGAACAGTCTTTCTATTGATGAATGCACCAGTGGAGGAGTCAAACACAGTCTTGTTATTGAAAGTATTCTTAATATCATTCACATACTGCATTGCCTTCTGTGAACCCATATTACCGACGTCCACATAAAAAGCTCTACGTTCAGGCGCTCTGACAATACGGTAAATCATCATGGCTTCTTCCATCATGCGCATATTGTTAAAGGGAATAATTGCCTTATATAAATGTGACAAAACCGTATTGTTCTGTCTGTCGTAAAGACCTGAGTCAGCATACGCTATTGCATATGAAGAAAAGTTAATGCAGTAATTCTTATTGGACAAGTCGTTCCTAAAACCATTCCAGAACGTCTCTAAGCGATTATTCTTCTGCTGCTCTGGTGGAATATAAAGATAGAAGTAATCTGACCTTGCAACGTCAACCAGACCTGTCTGACGAGAGATAAAGTCTTTCCTGAATCTTCTGATAAACAATGGGTCTATTGGTTGAAGATATTTAATGGTCTTCTGTTTATCATCCACAGCAATATGAAAGAAGAATCTTCCATCAATGTACCACTGTCTAAGAATTGAATGTCCTTCTGTGTCAAAGTTAAGAAGAACATAATAGATATATTCAAAAGCCTCTTCTATCTTCTTTTGTACAGATGATGGAACATTTGATTTAGGCTTAAACATTGGCTTAAATGCAGGTTCTCTTCCATCAGCAGCAAATACTTCATTGATGATTTCTTGTATTGCTTCATCAACATCAGAAGAGATTGCCATATCCCTATACGTCTTTATTAAATCATATTCTCCTTTTGGAACAGAAGAATTTAATGTAGAGAATCCAAAAGAAGTTCTTAAATAAGAATTCGATTCTTTATCATCAGGTAATTCTATTGATGTTGAACCATCATTAGGAGACTTTACTGAATAAACAGTAGGAGAAGTTCTCTTCAAAGAAGAAGTGGCGATTGGGTCAATGTCAACATCTATTCCCGGTGCTGACAGATTAATGGAGGGTTTGATAGGTGAAGTCATTTGTTCCGTTCTGATTGTTTAGCTAGCTTATAGAGGATTTTAGAGACTGAACATATGTAGAACAAATCATCACATAATCCATTCCTTACTCAGTGAAAGTTTTGAAAGAATGGCTCAACCATGCGGGTTACAGACGATGCTACATTTGTAAATGATACTTTGTAACACTTTTGCTTAAAGATTATTCTCTTAAAACATCTTCAAGAAGATTCTCTTTAAATCTCTCTGTACGGCTTTCTAAGACAAGAAAAAGACTTAATCCTTATAAGGATATTGGTTAGGCTCTTACATCGTCTCTAAACACGTCTTATAAGCTCTCAGACATAAGAGATACTCTATGTTTTAAGAAGAAGAAATAGTTGGGCAATAGGGTAGTAGTGGGGTGGGTATGCATAGGGTAGATTTATTGGAGTATCTCGTAAATATTTAGGAAGAATGCGATTAATGACTTTTACCAACCAAAAACCTCTTAGTCTTTATCTTTAATCGGTTTTAAATCTTCATTAAAAACATTACAAACTTTTTACTATCTCTGTAAGCCGCATGGTTAAGCCATTCTTTGGAATTTACTACTGAGTAAGGAATGGATAATGGTTGGTCTCTCTACTCTTCTTTGAACAGTTAGAACAATCCACCAACATTCTTTTCATGAAGGACTAAGAAGTAAAAACCATTCTTGTTACACCAGTCTTCCGCTGCTCTCCACTTATCCATATTGTTTTGATAGGTTGTACTTTCTCTTAAATATCTTCTTTGAGCATTAGCTTTCTTCTTTGCAGAAGAATTGAGTTTAGGAGGAATTGTCTGTGAATAAGGTTTTACTTCAATAGCCAGTTTCTTCTTTGTTCCATCACTGGTTTTAAACAAGACAACAAAGTCAACAAAGTATCTTCTTGTCTTTCTTTGCATAGAGTCGAAATAAGGAATGACTAATTCCTCACTTCCCCATTGAATTACTTGTGGAGATATATCTAACTTAACCATTAGTCTTCTTTCCCATCCAGAACGATAGACAATGTTATCTACATCTCCTAAGTATTTCTCTGGATGTATGGGTGTGTATCTGCCTTGATGAATAGATGCCATTTGAATGTGTGATATTTGTCTTCTGTAAGGACTATATTCATTTGTAGGAGACGTTATCTTCTATTACCCTTAGCTAACTTATTGGTTAAGAAAGATAACGTCACTGAAAGGGAATTAAAGTCTTTTAGAAAGACCTTACTTGAGTCTCAATAATCCAATCTTTAACCTTTTGACTTCTGATGATGTCATCAATCGTAAATTCATGAACATCAAAAGAAGGAAGATTTCTTGCAACAGTGATAAGTCTTTGAATACCACTACCTTGTTTACCCACTCCTTCGTCAAGCTGAACAAAGTCTCCTGTGAAAGCTACCTGACAATTCTCTCCTACTCTTGTGTAGATGGTATCTATCTCATGGAAGGTCATGTTCTGAACTTCATCCACAAGAATGAAAGTGTTATCAAAAGTTAATCCCCTTAAATAAGAAGAAGAAAGAAAAACTAACTCTTCTTTCTTCTTGAGTATGTCGTAAGCATCTCCTCTTCCCACAAGTTCATTGATTAATTCTCTGTAAGGAGCTTCATACGCTGATAACTTCTCTTCCTCTGTTCCGGGAAGGAATCCTAAGTCTCTTGTAGGGACTGCTGACCTAATGATAAGAATTCTATTGATTACTCTCTCTTGAAGACATTTAAGAGCGTAGTAAAGCGTTAAATATCCTTTGCCAGTTCCTGCACAACCATGAACGACAACATCCTTCTGTTGGAAGAGAGAAGAGAGATAATCCTTCTGGTTTTCTGTCTGTGCAACTACTTCTTTTGCTGATTGATAAAAGCTATCAAGAGGTCTTTTAGATTTGGTCTTTGCCATTTGATGAAATCCTTTGTAGAGGAGGTTAAATGTTTTGTAAGGAAGTCTTACAAAAGACATTTTAAAGTGTTACAACATATCATCTGCAAAAGTAGCATCCTCTGTAACCCGCATGGTTAAGCCATTCTTTCAAAACTTTCACTGAGTAAGGAATGGTTATGGTTGGTCTCTCAAAGATGGCTACTTTTATCCTTGACTCTTCTTCTCCTTCCCTATACAATCTGTTGAAATCTCTTTACTTGACTAGGAGTATTTCTTCAAATGAAACAACCAACACTCTTCTCTTCCTCTAATGTCGTAAACATTACAAAGGCAGAGAATCATAGAATTAAGTTACACGGTTTAACGAAAGAAACTGTGGAACTCTTATATAAACATTTCTCTTATGTTAATGAATCAACTAAATATCAAGACAAGAAGAGACTAGGGACAGTCACTGTTACGCATCTATTCAAAAGAACAGATAAAACCATTCCTTCTATGTTTTTGTTTGATGTCTGCTCTCTTCTTAAAGAGAATGAAATACCCTACAAAGTAGATGATTCATTAAAAGATGTTAATAGTAAGGAAGTTGTCTCTTCTCTTTATGAAGGATTCTTAAACAAAGACTTTAAGAAGAATTTCATTCCACATGAACATCAGGTAAAAGCAATAACAACTCTTCTTCGCAGAAAGAAAGGTTTTGTTGAGATTTCTACTTCTGGTGGAAAGTCTTTTGTGATTTATGTTCTTGCAGGAATAATGGCTTTACAGGGAAAGAAAGTCTTAATACTTACTGACACAACAGCATTGATTAGACAGTTGAAAGAGGACATTAAGTCTTATTCAAAGAATCCTGATTACTGGGAAGAGAAGGTAAAGTGTATTTACAGTAAGAGCGGTGATGACAAGAGAGACCCTAATGGAAGCATCTTCATTTCCACATACGCTTCCATGAACGAAGATGATTTCTACTTCAAACGCTTTGATATGTTGCTTGTGGATGAGGCTCATAAAGCTGTCGGAAACTCGATTACGGACATTATCAGGAAGACTTGGAATGCTCCCTACAGGATTGGTATGACAGGCTCTCTAAACGGCACTAAGGAGCATTTAATGAGAACGACAGAAAGGTTTGGTCAGGTCGTTACCTTGATTAAGGCAAGAGAGCTTATCAACAAGAATTTAGCAACAGACTTTTCTATTAAACAGATTTACATTAAAAGAGAAAAGAGTATTGGTTTTAACTCCTATAATGAATACATCTCTTATTTGACACATGATTACAACCGAACTAACTTTATTGTCGAGTATTTAAGAAAGAACAATAAAAGGAATATTGTTATTCTCTTTAATAGAATTGTCTTTGGTAAGAAACTCTTCTCTGATTTGAAAGATGTCTTTCCAGACAGAAGAGTGGAGTACATATCAGGTGAGACTTCTGTTGACGAGAGGATGCGTATTAAGGAAAGTTTTCAGGAGAGAAGCGATGTTATCTTAGTTGCCTCTTATAAGACTATTGCCACAGGTATTAATGCACCAAACCTGAGAACTATTCTTATGGCAGAGCCTTTGAAGGCAACAATCACAGTTGTTCAGAGTATAGGAAGAACTCTGCGTAAATATAAAGGCAAGGAAAAGGCTGAGTTAATTGATTTGTATGATTCTTTGGGTTGGGGCGAGTATCACGCCAAACTGCGTAGAGAGATTTATCAGAAAGAAGAACATCCTTATTCACACGAGGAAGTTACTATTGAACTCTCTGATGTTGATGAAGAGCTTTACTTGGATAAGAAGGCTGACAGTGATGTTTGGGATGAAAATGATTAATTATTTCAAGGAGTTAATGTGAACAAAAGAAAACTTTTAATTGATTATTCAGGCTTCATATACAGAAGCCTTTTTCAACTGAAAAGAGACTTAGCTATTTCGGATGAACAAGAAGAGATTGATATTAATCTCTTCTATCGTTATCTAAAGGATAATCTTCTGATTCTTATCAGACAGTTTCCACTTCACTTTCATGAACTGCTTCTTTGCAAGGATGGAAAGTTTAACTGGCGTAATGATGTTTTTCCTTATTACAAACAAAGAAGAAAAAACAAAAAGGTTGAAGATAAATTTGATTGGAAGAATTTCTTCTTTCAAGTTGAAGAGGTAGAGAAAGAACTAGTAGAAGAAATTCCTTGTAGATTCTTCTATCATGAACAGGCAGAGGGTGATGATTTGATTGCCATCTTTGCTGAACATTTCTTTAAACAAGAAGAGAAATTTACTGTCGTTAGTCAGGATAAAGATTTGACACAGCTTATTCACTTCTACAAGAACAAACAATATGACCCTCTGAAAGAAGAGTTTGTTAAACCCAAAATGTCTATCATTGAACACATTGCAAGAGGAGATTCTGCTGATGGCATTCCCAATATCTTTGGGGATGATGATACTTATCTTGTGGAAGGAAAGAGATGTCCTTCGATAACCAAGAAGAAAGTAGAAGAATGGGAGAGTATGGGTCTCAAAGAGTTTCTTCTCTCTATGAAAGAATCTCCCTACTGGAATAACGTCAGAAGAAATACTTTGTTAATTGACCTGAGAAGAATTCCAAAAGAAATTAGTAGTGATGTCATAAAACTTCTGTAAACAAAAGGCTCCGGTGTGGAGCCTTTCTTATTGTTAATGTTTATATTATAAAGAAGCAGCTATTGCCCTTGAAGCTACCATTCCAATAGTAGAGTTCAAGAAGTAAATTCCCTCGTCAACGTTGTGTGCCTTACTGGTTGAAGGAATCTTGGTATTGTTGATAATTGTATTACCTGCTCCATTAGATGAACTACCACCAGCATTAAGGATAGCCATTTGTACACCAGATGTATTATCTCTTGCAGCTTTTTCTTCTTTGGCATTCATGTAATGTTCATATTTGTCTCTTACAGAGTCAGACAATCTTCCCATTATGGATGACGCTTCACCATAAACCTCAGAAGATTTATTGACGACATAATCTTTTGATTTCAATAGCTTGTCTTTAACGACAGGTGTATAGTCTTCTACAAGTTCTTTACCTTTATTGACTGCTTGAACAGAAGACTCAATGGCTTTTGAAGTTTTATCAACAGCAAATTCTTTCGAGACTTTTATTAAGGAAGAAGCCTTATCTTTTGCCTTAGTAAAGAAGTTATCATCATTAGACTCTTGAACAGCAGTAACGCCCTCTTGCAGAGAAGAAGAAATCTGTTTAGCGGATTCAACAATAGCATTAGCAAAGTCTTTTGTATTGTTTTCCAAAGTGGATTTGTACTTGTCGTACTCAGCCACAAGAGCCGGGTCAAGACTTTTTAGTGTATCTTTTGTAATCTCTTCTGGTGTTCTATTCTCTTCTATTCCAGCCGCAGTATATGTCCGTTTAGCGTCATGCCCAAAGTCTATTGCTGAATAGATTACATTCTGTTTATTCTTCTCTTGTTGTTTTAGTAATGAAGCATATTCATCTCTAGCTAAATCTTGTTGATGTTGTGGTAAAGACTGAATCTCTTGTATTCTTTTATGTGTCTCAGCATATTTAATTGCCTCAACATCAACATCGTCGTAACCTTTCTTATTTACTTCTTCTTGTTTAATCTGTTCAGCAACTTGTGGCGGTGAAGCGTACTCCTTACCCACTTGTTGTAGATAGTCCAAAGCAGCTTGTTCTTCTTGTGAAGGTGTGGCTGTCTGGTCATACATCTTTCTAGCGTAATACGCATTAACCAGAGAAGAAGCATTGTTAATCTCTTCTTCTTTTTGTTTCTCAATAGCTTCCAAGTCTTTATTATGTTGAGCAATCTTCTTATTCCCTTTATCAACAACTCTAAGAGATTTCTCAAGACCTGAACCAAGTAGAGCCTGCATTCTTTTCTGAGCAGATTTGTTTCCAGTAAGGAATTGATTTCCCATCTGGTCTATCTGTTCATCACTGAAATTATAGAACTGTGCTGCCTTTTCACCTGACCTATGTTCAAGAGAATAAAGCTCCATTGAATTGAGACCTAAGTTTTTGGCAATCAATGCTCTTTGGAAGAGTTCATCATTTCTGCCAAATCCACCAACTTCATATCCTTTGCTTCCAATTCGTTTATAGAGGGCTTTATCCTCTTCAGTGACATCTCCAGAAGACATATACTCTTCAACAAGTTTCTTTCTATCTTCCTCTGACATCTTGTCTATTGTCCCAGAGAGAAGATTGTTGACTTGTTTATTATCCCAACCATAATTGATAAGGTTTCTGCCTTTACCCATGTTATAGGCATCAACCAGATTAGGATTTGTCTTGGCTAATTCTTGTCTTTCTTTAATGGACGTTTTAAGAGAAGAAGTCATGTCAGAGACTCTTCTTTCTACTTCTCTGTATGATTCTTCCTCAGACATTAGATTCTCGTGTTCGTCTGTTAATTGAACACCAGTTCTCCATTCCAAAGCCTTCTTATCGTGATAAACAGTAGAGAGAGAATCTATTAAATCTGCTTCACTCTTATTCTTTTCAGCCTCTTCTCTTTTAATCTTATCAGCAGGAACTTGGGTGTTATCCTTAATAGCCTCTAAAGCAGAAATTTGTTTAACCTTTTGATTTGTCTCAACATTATCTTTTGCTTGTTCTTCTTGGTCTTTTTTAAGTCTCTTCTGTCTTTCTTCCTCAATAATTCTATTCTGTTTCTTTTGCCAGACAGCTTCCTGTTTATTTCCTGTTTGAATTCCTTCTTCAATAGACTTCAAGACTTTAAGCTCTTCACTTTCTCCAAGAGAAGAAGAGAGTTTTTCATTACTTCTACCAGCAGCTTTGTTATTAGCCGCCATTACTTCTTCACGAGATTGTAACTTTCCTCCTTTATTAAGACCTAACATCTTTCCTAGGAAGGAAGACCTAAACCAATCTCCAAACGTCTCAAATAGAGAAGCTAATCCCATCATAGCTTCACCAAATGGATTTAAAACTTTCTCTATGATATTTGCAAGTTTGGAACCAACCCAAGCTAAAGGAGCAAGTAGATATTTCCAGAAGAACTTAACGACTAATTTAATGACTGCTCTTAATGGAGTTGTTATTGCATATAGGGTTTTAGCAATAGCCTTAACAGCAGACCAAAGAGCAGAAGCGACATCTTTAAATAATTGAAATACCGCATCAAAGTTAGTCTTCAATTCTGTCATGAATGTATCGTCAAAAAACGAAGATACTTCTTTTTTTACTTTATCTACACCAGAGTTAAGGTCTTTGACAAATTCACTTTTCTTAAGTTCTTCGCCTTGTTTGACAAACCAATTCGTTACAGGCTCCATTGTCTTATTAAGCCAATCAAGAGCGGGCTTAGTTTCTTTTTTAAGCCAGTCTAATCCTTCTCCCATTAGGTCATATGAAGCACCAGCAGCAGAGACAGCAGTCGCACCAACAGCCGCTCTCATTAGTCTAGATTTCTTATTCTCTGCACCAGATGATTGCATTCCTAACTTATAGGCAATAAATGACAAATACTTATTACTGGTCTTAATAAGTGAGTTTGTCATTGCCTGTAGATTATTTGTCTCACGAATAATGTTCTGCAAGAGAAGATTATTCCTTTGCATTACTTCCTTGGAAGTATTCTCGTCAATGGAAGTGAGACGTTGTGTCCAAATTTCAGGATTGAAATCTTGAAATCTATCATTAAATTCATCCCTGAAAGTTGAAATCTGTTCTACGACAGCAGGAGAATCTTTTTTAGACTTATTCTCCTTAAAGAAAGATGATTTGGACAGGTCTATTCCACTATTTCCTACTCTTTGACTATAAGTAGAAAGAGCAGTGATTATTGGTCTTGCAGATATGACGTTTACATCAATAGCTTCTCTTTTAGTAGATGATTTGCTCAAGGAAGAAGATTCTTCTCCCATGTTTGATGTCGGTAGAAGATTACCCAGTCTTGCTTCCCCAGAATGAGCATTACTTCTTATTTGTTGGAAGCCTTGTTTGTCATCATTGAACCCGTACTCACCGTGAGTGTTCATATAGTCTTTTCTGCGTAATAGTTTTCTTATAAAACCATTACCAAATCCCTTGGAAGAAAGACCTAATGCACCTTGAGTGTAATTAGTTCCGTTTTCCTTATCAAACATTAAAGATGCAACAAGTTTTTCTTTTATGCTAGGGTCTAATCCTTGTTTACGAATAATCTTGTCTGCTTCTTTTTCTGCAAGGTCTCTTTCGTCTTTCTTGTCTCCCCATTTGACCTTATCACCCATTACAAAGTCACCAATGGCTGCAAATGGGTTGAGTAGGGCGCTAGCACCCAATTTACCTATACGGCTATTAGCTACTCTTGAAGTATTAGAAGAAACTCTATTGAATGCAGACCTAGACGCCCTTGATATAGACGATGCTCTTTGTTGTGTCGTTCTTGCAAGATTTCTTGAAGCATTAGCTGCTCTACCACCAATTAATGCAGCGGCAGTCAATCCTTGATTTCCTGCTCTTCTTAATTGTTGACCTTGTCTGGAATCCCAGCCATTGTCTCTGACGTCTTCATATTCATCATATAAAGCTCTACCAGTCCTTTGTGCTGCTCTTGCAGCAGCAAGAGAATGATTCATGGCACTTCTAGCGCCAGCAGCCATTAGTTGTCTAGCACCAAACCATAATATTTGCGGCAACATATTTTTCAAAATCCCTATAACATTCAACTACTTAGAATTTTTCATGACAGAAGTAAGGACTAATAATTACGACATTAATAATGTTTATAAGGACTTGGATTTATCTATGTCTGTTCATCCTCTTACAGGAAATTACAAAACCGTAAACGGAATTAATGCTGTCAAGAGAAGTATCAGACATTTAATGCTTTCTGCTAAATGGGACTTTCCTTTTAATGGAGATGTTTATGGCGGCATAACAGAAAGTCTATTTGAACAGTTATCACCGACCTATTTAGCTTCTTTGGAAGCAAGAATGAGAGATGTCCTAAGTAAATATGAAAGAAGAATAGAAGTCCAAGACATTACATTTGAAGTTCAAGAAAATTCAGGTAATTTGTTCATAACAATTAAATACAGAATTATTGCAGTTGAACAAGTGTTTGAAACAAGAATAACCTTAACAAGAGAGAGATAAAAACTATGGATGAAAGATTTGAGAGAGAAAACTATCTTCTGCAATTCTTGCAAGATAAACAATATCCGCCGATTGCTATTGCAGTCTTGATGGCACAAGCCAAGCTAGAGACTGACCGATTCAAGACTATGAAAGAATATGGTAATGCTAGCTACTTTAGTCGGTATGATGGCAGAAAAGACTTGGGTAATGTTAAGCCTGGTGATGGTGCTAGATTCCGTGGTAGAGGCTACATTCAAATCACTGGCAGAAACAACTATGATAAAGTCGGTAAGTTCCTTAATATTGATTTGTTGACCTTCCCAGAACTTGCAGAACAGCCTGATGTAGCTGTACAAATCTTCGACTGGTTCATTCACTTTGGTAACAGATTCAAAGACGGCAGAAACGTTCTGGACTGTGCTAAGGAAGGTGATATTGTCGGGGCAAGTAAACTGGTCAATGGTGGTGTTAATGGTCTAAAAGAACGTAAACAATACTTTGCTGAATATAAGGAGAAACTTGGCGTTGATGGTGCTGGTTTCTAATTAAAGAAGAAAAAGAAGAAAGCCCTCAATAAAGAGGGCTTTTTATTTGGCTTAACCTTCGTGTGCATATGCAGAAAATTCAAGGTCATTCATTTGTCTATTGATGAAAACATCTTCATCAAATTTCTCTGGAACCTCTCCTAAGACTTTAAAGATAATTCTGTAATCTTCTTCATCATAAGAAGTGTAATAACAATATCCCTCTTGTTCGAGAAGATTAAATATTACCTCTCTTCTCTTGTTTGTCGTGTTCTATTTTACAAGAAGATAACAAGCATCATAGAGATTATCTTCATCAATGAAAAGAATCCTAGATTCTACTTCATATCTGCCTTTATATCGTTTAAGTTCAAACGTGAACATTATTAATTTCCTCCACTAACAAATTTACGATAATCAATCGCATTCTTAATGTTAAACCCTCTTTGAGAGAGTTGTTTAAGAAAGTCTTCCAATATCTTTAGGATAAGTTCTTTCTCTTTAAGTTCATTATCCAGTGTGTAATAATCTTCATCTGCTTTGATGTAAGTCTCTACATCAGTCTTTAAAACCTTTTGATGTTTTGGTCTTTCTTTATAGACTTCATCAGGAGCTTTACCAAGCCAGTAATCAGAGACCTCTCTTCTGACGACGTTAAGTTGACTCTTAATCTGAATGACCTCTCTTGCAACGTCAAAATAAAGCATTTGATATTTGTTGTAAAGAGAAAGACAAGATAAAGATTCTGAGTCTAATTTCATTTCATCAATGAAAGAGTCTTTCTGCATTAATTCTTTCAGTTTAAGCACGTCCATAATATTCAAGCACCTCTTTAAGAATTGGCAAATCTAAGTATTTGATAAATTCTCTGACAATAGGAATGACATCTTTATCCCATAGATTAGTAAATTTATAATAAGAAATCGGAATATGTTTGTTGTCTAAGTCAACAGAAGTCAATTCAAAAGAAACAATTCTTTCTTTATCATCAAGGACAGAGTTTATAGAAAGAATTACACGGTTCTCTTGATAGAGATAAGGAGTTATTGTGTTTCGTGGAAAAGAGAAGAAATACTGTAAACGTTCAGCTTCTCTTTTTTTAATTTTATTTACTGTCTTAGAAGAAGATTCTGTAAACATTGTATTAGAGAACTCAACAACCATAGAAGACAGTCTCTTTACTTCATACTTCAAGGTGTATAGCCAACCCTTTATTCTAGAAGAAAAGTATTCAATGTTCTCTTCGTCTTTTTCTTCTGAATAATCATAATTTTCTGGGACATGAATAGTCAAGACTTTTTTGAGTTCATGTTCGAGACTTACCTCTATTCTTAGATGTTTGTCTTTTCTAATGGCTACTACACACAAGAGTCTTTTATTCCAGAGTTCAATAAGGGAGAGTTGTTCCTCTCCCCGTCTAAGACCTTCAACAAATATTGTAAGAAATCTATATAGCTTCTCGTTCATAAATATCCTTAAGCAAACTTGAAAGACTGGCTTCTATTTGTAGTCTTGTATCAATCAATGAAAAAAGATTAATATTTGTTGCAAGAAGAGTGTCCAAAAAAAGAATGTGTTGAAGAGCATTGTATCTATGTCTCTCCATCTCTCCTTTAACTTTAGCCATCATCTTTTTAACTTCATCTGTTACATTCCCACTACGAAATTCTACTGTTCTGACTGGAAGCACATTAAAGGTTCTTTTTAAATACCACTTGGCTTTCTTAATATCTTCCTCTGGATTTCCTTTATCACCCGCCCTCCAAGCGTATTTAAAAGCGTTTGCCAATGTCGGATAGTTCATCCACTCTATGATATCTATCGCCTCAATAGAGTATTTGGTGTAGTGCTGTGGATGATTTACATTGTCTTGTTTTGTCATTATTCTTCTCCTTCGATAAATTCTTTAGCTTTTTCCTCTAATGAAGTACAGGAGAAATGACATATCTCCTTAACCCTATTAGTGAGATTCACCACAATTTGTTTTGTTCTTTCTTCGTTGTACTGTTTGGCTGTGTCATGTATAAAGTCAATGACCTTATTCATAAAGTCTTTCTCTGGAAGATTTAAGTCTTCTGACTGAAAACACATAGACCGTTCATAGTCCATAAAAAATGCTGATTGTCTGTCATAGATAAAAGAAAGCGTTACAACCAACTGTGCCTTCAATGAAAGAAGAACTTTAACACCAGAGTTTTTATCCTCTGGAAACAAGTCAATGTCAATGGGTTGAAGATAGTTTCTTTTCACCTTATGTTGGAACTCAATAATTTGAGCATGAAGTTCTTTGTCAGAAATCATGTTTATTCACCTCTCTTTTGTTTTAAAGATGTCTTTATTCTAGAGCAAACAAAAAAGAGGGTCAAGAGACCCTCTTTATTAAAACTTTTTAAAGTTTTAGTTAAGTGATTGAAATAGACGAGAAACTGTCTTGAGAATACTACAATTAGTCTCGTGAATGATTCTAGTGACAAACTTATCATTAATGAAAAGATTTACTCTGTAGTAGGGAAATTCCTCTCGTTCAAATGACATCTTGTTGAAGGTGAGATAAATTCCATCAAAGAGGGTAAGTTTGTAAGAAGAGTGCCCATCCTCTTTGATTGAATGTTCAATCCAAAGAGCATCTTCCAACCAGTTCTCGTTCTCCTCGCCAAAGTCTGGCTCTTCTAGTGTTTCCTCTTCTTCCTCTACAAACTCTCCATTCTCTAATCTTTTAAAGTATTCCTCAATAAGCTGTACTTGCTGGATAAGCTCCGTCGGTAAATATTCAATAGAAAATAATTTCTCTGCAATCAAGTCTTCCATAAGATAAGCCAAATATTCCAAGGCATCTTGTAGTTCTTCGCTGACAGATTCATCACAAATGAAATCTACAAGAATTTCACATTTATCATCACCAAGTTCTTTCTCAACAGTAAAAGAAAGTGAAATACCATCATAAATATAGAATTCTGGTTTAAAAAAGACTTCCTCTGTGTCTTCTACCAACTCACAAACTTCTTTTACCACTTTTAAACTTTTATAAAGTCTATTTACAAATTCTGCCATATTTAATTTCCTCACTTGTCTTTAATTAAAAGATTCTTCATCTAAGTAGTTATCTTCCTCAGAAGAAGATTCATCTGATTCATCATCGTATGTTGGTCTTTCATCTAGGTCATAATCAGTTCTCCTTTCATCCCATCTTTCTTGAAAGTCCAAATCAAATTCATCATAAACATCTTCCGCTCCTGCTTTCTTGTTAAGGACAGCCTCTGGAATAGTGTAGTTAAATCCGTCAGCACCAGTCTCAACATAATCCCCCATGAACTGTTGTCTATAAGCAATCAACTTGTCATGGTCTCTTTTGTTCTTGGCAATAACTGCATAAAAGACGTTCCAGATTGTTGTCGTAAAGTAGCCAAAGGGATTTGTGTGTTTACGCCAATTAAAGATGTGTAGAGACTTAATACAGTTGAAGATTGCCTCTACTCGCATTTCATCTTTCCAGTGTTCAGTATAACCTCTGAACCTATGTGAGCGCAAGTAGTATTCAATCATTCTATGAAAGTAGAGACCTATCTTGTCAGGTGCTTTTAATTTCTCTAAACCTTGTGCCTCTCTTTCTTCATTCTCTTGTAGATAGGATTTGATGTCTTCATAAAATTCTTCTTTGTCTATAAAGTATGTTTCTTTTTTGTTGTTGGTCTCTTTCTTGTGTTTGATGAAACCTCTTTTTGTAAGCCTACGCTTTTTCTTTTGTTTTTGTTCTTCCATAATTTGTGTTAAGATTTATTAAAGATGACATTATCTTAACACAACAAAATCCTTTAAACGTAATTATTCTCCGTTGGTTGAAAAACGTTAAACCCCTAGATTGAAGGAACCAGATTAGGCTTCATCTAGGGGTTTAGTTTAGGTTAACAGATTATTATAAATCAAGCTCTGAGTTTGCATCTTCTGCTAGTTCTACCTCTTCTTCTTTATAGGGGAAAGGAATACCATAATTCTCTCTTAGAACTTCCTTAAGCTCTTCAATCTCTGTTTCCAAGTAATTATCCTCATGTATAAGCAAGAAACTTCTGAAGAATGGTTCAACCAATTCATTAATACTTTTTACATTCTTAAGTCTTTCATAGTTAAAGATTTTAGCGCTTAAAAGAACATTTGAAGTTTTATTGTCAACAATATAAAGACCTACGCGGTCTAAGTCAACTCCACAAAAGTTCTCAAATGTGAAGAAGAAGGAGTTAGTAATCCATTCATGTGTTTCTAAACCAAAAGTCTTTTTCATACCAAGAATGTTTCTTATCTCGTCTTTTACTTTTGCATAATGGTGATATTTACCTTTAGAGAGGAAAAGTTCTCCTTTAATCCAATCTGCTATTTGGGATAAGTCATCATCCCACTCTCTATGGTTAGAGAAGAAGTCAACTTGATAGTCCGTCTTATCTTTACACTTACGATGAATGAAAGTAAGATTAACGTCTTCAAACTTAAAGACTCTTTTTACCTCTGCTAAGATTGAATCTATAAATGGAGGAATAAGTGTGCTGCACTCCATAAAAGCATTAGTGACAAACTGAATAAAGTCGTTTGAATAGATTGTAGGTTTCATTATTAATCCTCCACAGTTTTATGCAAAAAGAGCAATCCATATTTCTCTTTGAGAATAGCACTAAGTTCATTTCTATCTTTTGTGTAAGAAGTGGAATAATTAGAAAAAAAGAACATGAAGAATTTTTCAATATCTTCTACTACTGACTCTCTACAAGGAAACCCTTTATAATCTGGAATATCTTGTGAAAGAAGACGACCACCATAAATATCACTAATGGATAAAGAAAGGAACCCCTCGTTTACATAAACTTCAAACCTGTAGTTCTTAGTAGTCCAAGAGTGAGTTTCTACGCTTTTAAAGGTAGCTATTCCAAGTAGTTTATAAATAAACTCATTAATGTAATCTGTTGATGCTTCACCTTCTTTTTCGGCTTTCATCAATTCCATTAAGAATTTATCTCTGATAGACCTAAAAAGAATTTCCATACTACCATCATAGAAATTCGTAAGAGGTGTGATGTTTAACCTAAGAATACACTGGTCTCTACAAAGTAATTCAAAATTAAACTCTATTAATTTGTTTTCATTTATTGTGAAGGCATAAGTCTTTTTTATTAACTTGTCAATTTCAAGTCTATTAGCAGGAGTAACCTCTATCTCCATGTCATTGTACATATCAAATAGAAACTTTTTAAATTTGTTTAAGTCTAAACCGTTCATAATTAATTCTCCTTTTTAGAAATCATGGTCAGCATCCCAAACGTTCCAAGAATAAATCTCTTCTTGGAGTTGGTTTTCTTTGTTGTCATTCATAAAACACCTCTTTTGTTTGTTTAAGAAACAAGCTAATTATATAAATGAAAAAACCTCACAACAAGTGAGGTTTTTGTAATGTGCGTATGAAGTTATTCCCCTCTTATTTCACCAGTTGTTCTGGCTTGATGTCGAGAGCAACTTGGTCTAGGGCCGCTACGACAGAAGGATTAAGGATGTAATGTTGTTTAATCATTTGAATGAAGTTTTGAACATAACCAACAGCAATCTCACCAAAGTTACCATCAGCATTCACTGTATCATTCTTGGTTAAGAGTTCACCATTGTTTTCAGCAAAGGATAGGTGGAGAAGATGTTCTTCTTGCAAAGCATAAACAGTCAGACTGAAATTGTTGCTCAAATCAAATTCATGATAGATACCATTTTGTTCAAGTTGAGGATAATCATCAACTGTTACACCAACACGAATAGCTTTGTATTCACGTTTAGCTGAGACAGTCTTTTTAACCTCTGTGTATTCTTCTTTAGTTGCACTAGTGATAAGAAGAATTTCTTTTGCAAAGGTTTTCATGAAGAGCTTAAGCATTTTATGAGCAAAGCCCAAGTGGTCGAACTTCTCTTCACCAATTACTTTCTGATAAGAGCGAGAAAGAATTGCATCATATGTTTTAGCGTTTTCCAGTGAAACGACTACAAAGTCTTCGTATTCGTTTACGACGATTTGGTAATCTCCTTTAACAGGAACATTTGCAGTGAAAGGAAAAGTTGGTTGTGGTTTTTTAGCCATAGTGTATTTACCTCTTTAAGTTAATGTTTAAGTTGACCTCAAGAAAAGAAACAACGGATTAGGCTTTGTCATTTGTTTCCTCTCTTGAAGAGATTGATGAAATTATACCTTATTTCAAAAGTTCAATGAATGAAGTTTTTGTAAGGGCTTCTGGTGCAAGAGAAGCGTATTCAACTCCTTCTCTGAACTGGTCAGAAGAAATGGGTTCTTCTCTGATAACTTCTCCACCACACAGTTCAATAAAGTTAGAAACTCTAAATCCGGTAAATGCGTTTAGTGAAAGCTCTTCAACAATTTGAAGCTCTTTTGTATCTTTGGAAAGATAGGAAACTCTTCCTCCACCAATGTTAGATGTCCCAAAGATAAATCTTGCATGACCTTCATCTACCCTATATGTCCCAAATGCTATTTGTGGCTGATTATGAGGAAGTGTTATCTTTGTCTCCATGACAATCTTTGAACCGCCAAGAATAGACAAGGCTTTTTCTTTTGCTTCTATCCTATTGTTAACTTTCTTATAAGCCTCTAAATTGTTATCACGAAGAGCAAACAAGAAACGATAGGAATAATCGCCAGAAACATAAGAAGAATATAAATTGCAATATGCAAGATATGCAAATGTTTCGTCTGATGCAAATGGCTTAGACATAACGAATTCAGTTGCTCCACCCTTTTCTCTTGGAGCAGATGTCATATCTCCTGAGAAATGGAAGTGTTTTTCACTTAAAGTATTCCAACCAACTTTCTCTCCATCCATTCCAATACAAGAGAAGTCTAGGTCTTTTGCGCCCTCATCTTGGAACCATTGAACACCCATAATAAGAGAGTTCTTTTCTAAATCATCAATATAAAGTGTTGTTCCATAAGGAATGTTTCCAATATAACTTTTCTCTGAGGTAGGAAGGTTATATTCAATATTTATTGGAATATAGAAAACTCTTCCAGCAAAGTTATAGTTGTTCATTAACCAAGCGTCAATCAATCTTCTATTACGCAGGAGCATAAGATGGAAGTGTGAAATTGGTTGTTTAGTCGGAAGTTTACGTTCTCTCTTCACAAAGGTTTTACCATTACGAATCTTAAATGATTTCTTAACTGTTCCCTTTTCCAAATATGTGAGCATCTGGTCGATAGCCTGTCTTGCTCTTATAATCTGAAAGACTTTATCTTTTCCATATTCAAGAAGAGCATCTTCTTCTAGACGGACTTTTGTTACCTGTTGAAGAAGAGGAATTGTTTTCTTGGTGTGAAAGGTTTTTGAAAGTTTACGAATCTTGTTAATAGCTTTACTAAGCGCTCTGTCTTCTCTCTGTTTAAGAGGAAGGAAAAACTTCTTATCTGAAAGGAAATATTTAGCAATGTTTGTAAAACCAAAACTTTCCATCAGAGGAAGAGGATTGTAAGAAGATTCCTTAATCGCTGTTGTTGTCTCTCTATCCTTAATTACAAGAGTTTTCCCTGTAAGCAAGTAAATGTACATAGATAGAAACTCTTGATAATCTGATGGAGCAATGTTAAATTTATTCATCAAAAGAACTTTAAGTTCCCTGTTTTTAACTTCCTTAACAAATTCAGCATTAACAACATCTTTCATATAAGAAGAAAGAAGAATAATCTTCAGATGATTCAAGGTATCTTCTGAAAGAGCAATACCAGAGTGAGTAAGTGTCTTACAAAGTTCTAACATTTCTTCTTGGGAAACTGGAATCAGATTCATAATTTCTACTGGTTTCTCTTCCAAAGGTAGAACATCTTGTTGAAGAGGAATATAAGGCTCTTCTAAAAAGTCACTACCATAAGTAGAAATGTAATGTGTGATTCTGTCAAAGAGTTTTTCTTGTTTTGTTCTCTTCTTTACTTCTTCCCATGATTTATAGAAAGAAGAATTGAGGACATCTGACGATGATGTAATTCCATCACACAAAAGAAGAAACTCTTCTTCTGTCTTTATAGAAGAGAGCGCTCTGAGATAAATTCCGTGTTTAGCAGAGAATCTACGAACTGCGTTTCCTTTGAAAACCTTTTTAAACAGTATTGCTGCTGAGACGTTTGGACTTGCCATTGTTTTCTCCTTGAGATTTATGGGGTTTAAATAAGCGAAAGCCTCCAAACGCATACACGAATGGAGGCTTCCTTTGGTTAGGTCGGTGAGTAATAAACCCATTATTAAAAAGGAACTCACTATGACCCTTATCACTGAATTTAGACGATGGGTAATTTTTCCAAATAATTTATAGGAACCCACTATGTCGTTCAGCTTTGTTAGCGGGTTGGAAGTCTTCTATTACGCCGGAGAGTATTTCAAAAGCCATTGAAAAGGAACTCTCTTTGGCGCTTAAGACCGAACATCTAGTGTCCAAGTCAATCCACTAACATTTTTATCAAAACGAGAGCTAAACTAGTCAGATTAAAAGTCTGGTGTTTTTAAGGAAGCACCTTTGTCTTGATGTGTGCAGTATAGCAAACTTTTTTAGTCTGTCAAATTTATTTACATTACAAATTGGTTAGAAATCAAGCTCTGCTTCTGCTGAATCATCTTTTGTTGCGTCTAGAAGATATGCAAGAGATGTGGTCTCTTGATTAGCTTGCTGAAGAGCGTTCAAAGACATCCATTTCTCCATATAAGGAAGAGGATTTTCTTTGATAGTAATCTCAACAGGGAGGTCTAACTCTTGTCTAATAATCTGGAAGTTAAAGGTTACCCAATCTTTAATGTCCTGACAAGAAAGACCACAGAGAGAACCTCTGTCCTTAAAGAGTTGTTCTGTCCAAAGAAGTTCTCCTTGATAAACCTCTTCCACAAAAGCGTTAATAGAAGATTGGAAATCTTTATTGTCTTTATAGTCTTCCCAGAATCCCATCTTACGAAGTTCACGAAGCATAACGACATCAGCAGAAGCGTGAATTTGCACTTCGTCAGCACAGACCTTCCTTATTGCAGCAGCACATTCTTGGAACATTCCAGCTTCACCCAAAGCAAAGGTAATAGCAAAGGAAGCGACAAATTGTCCTCTTTCAAGAAGGAACAGAGCAACAATTCCTTTATATAAGACAGGGAACACTTCTTCTTTAGTTAATTGTCCAAGAGCAAATTTATGTCCAACGACATACAACTCTTCCATTACTTGTCCAATAAGCGTTGCTCTCGTCATAGCATCTTCTTTAGAAAGAATGTCATCTATGACTGCTTTGGGGTCAGGAAATGCGTTTCTTACGATTTCACTATAAGTGCCGCTATGGACGCAGTTACCAGTAACAGAAATACGATTATCATGTCTTACAAGGAATGCACCAGAAGGAACTGTAATGCAATAAACCTTTCCATCATAAGGAACATATTCTTTAGTAATGTCACTTACATACTTAAAAGAAGAATTTACTTCTTTACAACATTCAACAACAAAACCGTCTAACTCAGAATACTCCATATCCTTTGCTTCTTTAATTACGATTGTTCCTTCTTTTGAATGTCCAACCATCCTATGTCCTTTGGTTACACGTTGATGGAAACCTTCTCCATTAAAAACAACAATATCATCTTTATATTCTTTTTCAATAGTATCAGAAACCTCAACAAATTCAAGAGTTTCTGTTTCAGGATTAAATTGAAGAACAGCATCACCAACTCTAATGTTAGGAATTTGAACCCAACCTTCTCCTTTTTTGAAAACTTCATGCTCTGGTGTCAAACACTCAATATAAGAGTTAAACGCAACCAATTCATAAAGTTCTGTATTTGTAATAAATGGAGCAAGAAGAGAAAGCATAGAACGAGAGGCCACAGAGTCCATTTCCCATTGTGTGGCAATAGTGTCAATCATCATTTGTGCTTCTGTTGAATTCTCTGCAAATTGTTTTGCATCTCTGGAAAAATCAAACTCTTTATCAGACCAGTTCTGTGCAACAGCTTGTCGGTATAATGCTTCCAACTCTGGATATTGAATGTTCACTGAATCATGAAGTCCCAAATCTTCTCCCAAGAAGAGAGGATTCTTTGTGTAATCAGACTTTTCTGTATTGAAGAGACCTTTGTAAGCCATAGTTATTCACCTCGTATAAAGTTAGTTTGTAAAGAAGAGAAAGGCTCCAATTAAGGAGCCTTTGTAGTTTATGTTTATTGAGAAGATTTGTCAATTAAGAATTGTTAAAGAGTACATCCACCAGAACCACAACCTTTATCTTCTTCTGTCTCAAAGTTCTGTCTATCAATGTTTGTAGCAGCAACTGTAAGGTCAAGGTCTTTCTCTGTCTTAGAGTTAACATAATACCTACCCTTCATTCCGTACTTATTCATCCAGAGTGTATGTTGCATAAGCGTTGAAACAGGAATCTCCAACTGTTCTGAACGGTCATACCACATATCAGCGGATATTCCTTGGTCAGTAAACTTCTGAACGATTGCATAAACCTCAATCATGTCTTTTGGTGGAATCTTCCAAGCTGACTGATAATATTGTTTAAGTTTTGTTGCATCTGGTGCAATCCAAGTTACTGCATTATCTCCGTTCTGTTTAACTAAGACAAGATTCCTTACGGCATACAATGAATTTGAAGACGCTAAAAGTAAGCTGGACGACTCACTAGGGACAATTGTCGATAGCGTTGTAAATCTTAATCCTTTCAAAGACTTAACTTCGTTTCTTAAGGATTCCCAATCTTGTTTCAATTTATTAGGAACAATTTCATCAACTGTCTTTTTATAGGTGTCAATCGGAAGCCATCCATCAATCCATTTAGTCTGAGAAGATGCTGGTGTTACTCCTCTTTCTTTCGTTAGACGTATTGCTGCTTTAAGAAGGAAGTAATAATTCTTCTCTGCTAGGTCATGAATAAATTGTTTTCCTTCCTTTGAGGTGTAATCAAGATGTTTTCTTGCAAGAAGATGTGCAAGACCAATCATTGAGACCCCGGCAGAGCGCCAATCCCTGATGGATTTGTTAAGCGCAGGAAAACCTAGTTCAGCATTATTTATTCCTTCATCAATCATTAAGAGAGCGTAATATGCCGCTTTCTCGTATTCTTCATCATTGTCATAAAGTCTGGAAACCTCAAGACCAGCAAGATTACAGAACGCAACTTGTCCGTTATCTAACATCAAATCATACTCACCTTCTTTAACTGGTGTTAATGAAGTAGTCCTATAAAGGTCTGAATATGTCTCAAATGGTTTTGTTGGAAGTGAAATTTCACAGTTATGAACTACAACATTCTCTACCAAGAACGTATGGAAATCTTCTACTTCAATATCGTAAACATCGGAGACAAATGTTGTATCTCTCACAACATCTTTAACTAAATAATCCCCGTCTATCCCTTTGAGAAGAGTACCTTCTTCTAGGATTCCTGCAAATTCCCATTCACCATTACTAAGAAGAACTCTATGGTCTTCTGTACAACGAATAACTTTTATCTCTTCTGTCCCGTCTTTAAGAACTTGAAGCTCAACATATCTAGCATTAGACTTGGTCATTTCACCAGAGGTAATCTTCTTCCAGACAGTTTTGTAATCTTTATTTACAGCATCAACAGAAAGAGTGTACCAACCAACATACTTCTCTACTGCTTCTTTAATTGTTACTTCAAATACATCTTCTCCTGTTTCACTAGGCGAAACAAGAATCTTAGTATCTGGATGGAAACAACAAAGGTTCGAGTTATAAATCGTATCGTTATACGGTGTATGGATATTGTTATTGTCTGTAAAGAAAAGATAAATTCTTCCTGTCTCTAATGACTGTACGAGAACATCTCTAAGAATATCCCTAGCTTTAACTTCTGTAACCTTATCTGGATTGTTTTTAGCAAACTCTTCTAACTTTTCGCCAAACTTATTATCTGGGTCTTTGAAGAACAGTTGATTTAGTTCTTCATTGTTTTTAACAGAGAAAAGATATGTGGTTTCGTTCTTTGCTACTTTCTCAAGGAAATAATTATTAAGACAAACGCCATAATCAATAGTGCGAACTCTATTAGCTTCTGTTGATGTAGGATTCTTAAGATTAGCTATTGTTACGATTTCTGGGTCAAGAACAGGGACATACATTGTTAATGCTCCACCTCTTGAATTACCACAAACAGCAGTAATGCTATTCCTACGAACAATAAGGTTATTAGTAGGAACTTCTACACAATAAACATAATCATCGTAGTGAACTTTTTCTTTAGAAGAAATTTGCTCTTCAAAAGAAATAACTTCTTTATTTGTATTAATAGAAAACTTATATCCACCAACTACTTCTGTAACAAGACTATAAAGAAAACAAAGGGCAGTCGCTTCTTGTAAAACATCAATTTGTTCCTTAGTAAATACTCGTTCTGGTTGTTTAATAGTTTCATTATGCAAGAACACCCAAAGCCACATATAAGAACGCGTAGAAGGTTTAACCCAAGAAAAATCTTCTTTACTATATTCTTTTACTTCATCTTTATATTCAGAAATTGTTTTTAATTTAACTTCTTCTGTTCTTTTTTCTGTATCAATGAAACCACCGGGAAGCATTCCTTTATGCCCACTTTCATTCATCGAAAATTCAAATGTTTCTGCATATTCTTCAGAAAGTTTGTTATGAACTCTTTCACCATCTTTAAACAAAGAATAAATCATACGATGGTCAGGAGTTACTAACAAGTCAAACTGCAATTCTGGATACTTTCTAGACTTAGCTTTAAAGTGATACATATCGCCCGTATGTTTATACGCAACAATCCTCTTGGGTTTTACATATGAAACAACAAAGGTCTCAGAATCAATTTGTGCAATCAAATCTTCTTCTGTAACTTCTTTTAAAAACTTCCAACCTTCTTTCGTAAGAACTTCAGTCTCTTTGTCATAACATCCTTGTTTAGATGACTTGATAATGTCGCCAATAGCTCTGTAGTAGGGAACCTTTCCTTGATGGGAAATCATTCCACCTCTTACTTCATCTCCCAATGAACGGATATTCATCTGCATTCCAAGACCAGCACCCTTAGTGGTAAGTTCGTATGCAAGAGTATTAGCCACACCAATAGATTGAGCAGTATCTTTTGCAAGAACGATAGCACAGGAAGAGACAGATGAATTCTTTGTAAGAGAAGAAGAGAAATATGGTGTAGGAACATTAATCTTTCTGTCAGAGACAAGTTCATACAAATCTTTAATCTTCTCCATACGGTCTTTCTCATGATAGTTGTTAAAGATTTGCATAACAACTCGTATAAAGATAAACTGTGGAGTCTCATACTTCTTCTTGGTCTTTTTGTTCCAAAGAGAGTTCTTATTAATAGCATGATTAATCGCATACTCTTCATATGTGAAATCTTTTTCATGATTGAGCATCTGATTAATTTGGTCATATTCTTCATCAGTGTAGTTTGGTTTTACAATAAGACCATCTTCCTCCATTCTTTTATGGAGTTCTTTAATGTGAGGATATTTACGCTCAGGATAAAACTCTTTAGGAAGAGATGCTGCAAGTAATCTTCCAGCCATCTTGGTGTATTCATACGTTCCTTTATCAACACACGTCTTAATAAGGACACGTTGTAGTTCCTGTGAAGTTACTTCTTCTGGAAGAAGAGAAATGACTTTAAGTACAACACCAGACCAGTCAATGTACTGGGTATCAATGTCCTTTGATGCCCATTTAACCCAATCTGCGAGTTTAGCTCCGTCAAACGGCTGTTTTGTCCCGTCTCGTTTGATAACTGTTTTAATCATAAAGAGTTCTCCTGTGTTTTGTAAAGAAAAGAAAAAGCCTGATAAGTTTTTCATCAGGCTTTGTATTTTATCTGGCTTTGATTCTCTTGTAAAGATAGGAATTATTGTTCTTTATCCTTAGCTTCCTCTTCTTCTAATTTCTTTATGTATTCTCTAATAGGTGTATCTTTCAAAAAGTTCATAAAGACTAATGCTTTCTCTGAACCAATTACACCAACAAGAGCCTGTTCTCTGGTATGTTTTATATCAGAAAAGAATGTATATTCTTCAAGAGTAAAACAACGAAGATTTCTATAGTAAAAAATTGCCACACACTGTTTGATTTCTTCCTCTTCTGCTTTTAACTCTTCTGGAAAGATAACTTCTTCTAAATCAAATGCTCTTGGGTCATTTCCCCGCAAACGATAAAGATTTCCTGAAAGAGTAATTGGTTTTACAGAATCAGCAACACAGTAACTTACCATTAATAACCTCCTCCATACATTCTTTCATATTCAGCTTCTACATTCCTTTAATTAATCTCTTCTCTCATTCTTTTAGCAATTTCTGTTAAGAAGAAATCCCTTTCTTCTCGTGAAGCAAACTCGTTAACACCTTTAAGAGGTGTTGTTAAACCAAACTCTAAATCATCTTCACTATTTGAGTAAAAAGCTATTTCAGAATCACCGTCATAACTTAACCGAGCAGTCAAATTTCCATTTTCTAATAGAACATAGCCAACTTCTAATATCCCTTCTTTTACTTTTATAAAAGCATTATAAACCTCAATCCCTTCAATTTCATCTCTCTTAAATAAAATATCATGAGAGATGAAATCCCAATCAATAAATTTAGCAAATAGTTCTCCTTTAATACTTGGAGATTTCTTTAACTCAAGCGATAACTCCGTCATTATTCCCTCCTTTAGGATAACGATAAAAATATAAAACTTTTTTAACAGCGTAACTAGCTTCTTTTACTAAACAATCCTATATTTAGTCATAAAGAAGCGTTCCTTTCTTTGGCTTCACATAAACCTCAAATTCCTCTGAACCAACAAGAACAAGAAACGTCTTTAAATCAACAAGAGTATAGTCAGTGAAGAAGATAAACTTGTCGGTCTCTTTATTTCCATTATCAAAGAAATATCTTCTAGCTCCTTCACAAACTTCTTCTATTTCTTTATAAAGCTCTTCTGAGTAGTTTATGCAATCTCCAAATATATGTAGAACTGGTTTATCAAAGTATCTTACCTCTTTGATAACTTTATAAATTCTTTTTAATCTTAAAACAATAGGTTTATGTAAGGTCATCTTATTTCTCCTCTGTCATTTGTAGTTCTCCTCCCAACGGAAAACCAATCTATTAGTCTTAGGGTTAAAAGTAAAAACTGACACTAAATTAACATCTTCTAATAAGTAAAATGCTTCCTCTGAAATTTCTTTACCTTCTTTATTGAGATAAACAGCATTGTCAATATTTGACCAAGGAGTTCCAAAAATAGCCTTAATTTGCTCCTCTATTTCATTAGCTAACACAACATTCTCCTTCTTGCTATCTTAACTATTCATCTGTTCCTGTGTATTCATTTGCAATTCTCAACCCAAGCACAATAAACTACTCTCCTATCAGGAACATAACAAAACCTTACCACATCATTCTCCTCTTTTAAAGAGTAAAACACTTCTTCTGAAGTTTCTTTGCCTTCTTTATCAAGATAAAACACGGGTAAATTCAACAAAGTAAAAACTTCTAAAAAGTCATCTTTAAGTCTGCCAGACTTATAATCTTCTAAAAGTTCTCCTAAACGTGTTGCAATCTTTTTAACCGTTTCGTCACAAATCACATTAGTCGTCACAACATCCTCCATCTTGCCCTCCATCGTAACTATCATAATCATCTGTAGAAGACGATTCTGCGAGATAGTGTTGATATTCACCAGCGATACTTGCTGCATTACTCGCTGCTTTTCTTGCTGCATTTCTTTCGTTAATCTTCTTTATTTTCTCTGCCCAATCTGGGTCATAAGAATACGGATTTCTGTAAGACATGGTTAGTCCTCCTCTCTGTAAATGTAACAGTTGTTTTCAACGTCAAAAACTCTACTCACATAACATGGAACATCAGTTAAATTCTTGACCCATTTCGTTGTTCCATCAATCCCCGTAAATTTAAAGCCAAACATATCTTGTTTCCTTGTAAAGACCCAACCTTCTCTTGGGATTAAACACTGTTCATGTAAAGGAACATCTTTTTCTTCTTCGTAGCTCATTAAATTCTCCTTGTATCTTGTGTAATTTCTTTCCATTATGATTATACCCAGTAGGGTTACTAAGGGTAAGAAAAGATATGGATATATTCTTCAATAAATGTTGGACTAAGAACGCTTAGAACGAATATTATTTAAACGTTCTACATTAGCTTTCTTCTGTTCTTCCGAAAGAGGTTTCTTCTTTCTTGCAAAAGGACTCATAAGAAAGTCTTTTGTATTTACAAGAACCTTAACTGATATAACCCTTCCATCTTCCTCCTCTTTATGAAGAATTGTGTAAATGTCTGGATTCTTAAGTAGGTTCCCATATGTTTAAACACGTTAGTTTCTATTGTCCACTCCTATGTTTGATGGTCATAGTGAACTAATGTCTCTTGTTCTGCTATCTGATAAGCCATTTGTTTACACCTCTCTTGTTTGTGCTGATGTTCTTGTCTTCTCTCTAAAGATGTATTCATGCCGAATTCATGAAAAATAAGAAACACTTCGGTTCCTCTTGTAGCTTACTTATGGTCTTGTTGTGGTCTATTGGTATGGACTTGATTGTGGACTTGATTATGGACTAAAGCTAAACAAGTTGTTTCTTCTTTTAAAGTTGAAGAGTAAGAAATCTCTTTTGATGTTGTCAGTTTAATGGAAGAGAAGAAGTCTTGTCAAGAAGAAAGATTGTTACAAACTAGTTATAAAAGTAATAGAAATGTTGTTCTGCAAATGTAGCATCTCTTGAAACCCGCATGGTTGAGCCATTCTTTGGAATTTACTTCTAAGTAAGGAATGGATATGGTGCTGTTTTAATAAGCTTATGAGAGTTCAAAGGGGGAAGGTTCTCGAATATGAAGTGTGTTTAATCCATTCTCCTTAACTAGTACACATCGTCTGGAAGCCTTGTAGTTACTGGGTTTTTAAGGTTTTCTACAAAGTAGTGATGCCTCTTCTTCTTCTCTTTCCCTTCTTCCCTCCCTCTTTTGTTGCGTGTTGTGTATTTATTTCTTCTCTAAATGTTTATTAACTAGCTTTAATGAATCTTATACCTATTTACATGACTGCTCTATCGTCTCAAATGAATAAAGCCAGTATTTATCTGGCTTTTTATTTGTTTTCTTCTAGAGGAAATTTCATTATTTAATCGGAAAAATACTGTATCGTCTCAATGGGTAATAGGTCTTAAAAAAAAGAAGAGTTCAGTTCTTCTCTTTTCCCTTCATAAACACTTGATAAAACTAACCTATACATCCATACCCATTACTACCCTATTACCTCTTCATTTCATCTTCTCATTTGTGAGAAATTACATTGTTCTCTGAGCTTATACGACGTGTTTTGAGACGTTGTAAGGTCTTTCTATTGGTTAAGGGATTTAACATCTTAGAAACCCGTTTAGAAAGGATTTGCATTCTTGTTGATTCTTACTAAGAAGATTTCTTCTTTATGTAAATGCTCTTCACTTTATCTTCTCCAAAGAAGAGATGCTCTGTAAGCCGCATAACTACTGGGTTTTTAAGGTTTTCTACAAAGTAGTGATGCCTTCTCTGTTCCCCCTTCTCTTATTTGTTAATATTATTCTGTTAATAAATATGTACTTTGCAAATGTAGCATCTCTTGAAACCCACATGGAAAAACAACAAAGTTGTTTTCAACAAGGCTTAAGCCTTGTGGTTACTGAGTTTTTGAGAATTTACTTCTAAGTAAGGAATGGTTGTGTGATGTCTTAATTCTTCTTTCCTCTCTTCATAAATACATAGAAGAAAAGAGGTCATATAGACCTCTTCAATATATTCTATGAACTATTTGTCATTCTTCATCTTCATCAATCTCTTCTTCTCCTGTGAACAGAACTTTACTTGAATCATGTTCTTTACCTTCTTCCAGTATTCCCAGAAGAGCTATGTGTTTATAGATTTCATCTCCTAATCCTTCCATTAGGAATCTTTCCCAAACTGCATCATTAGACTCAAGCTCTTTTCTTCTGTATTTCTTCTCTTCCAGTTCACCAGTCTCTTTATCAAGAAGTTGATACCAAGATTGTTTTTCAGAAACAATCCATCCTAAGTTCAAAGCTAAATCAAATAATCCTGACCATTTGTTAATGCCACCAGTGAAGGAAACATATAAGGGAAGTTTTGTCTTCTCCTTGATGTATCTAGATTTGATTGCCTGTAGGGTGAACTTGAAGCCAGTAAGCTCTGTTCCTTCTTTCTCTTGTGCCTTGGAGATTTGAATGATGGTGTTTGCTGCATATTTGAGCTTTGAACCGCCAGCGCCAATGAATCCTCCATGAAAAGAAGCGATGTCCTTATAAACGTGATTGATGGCTATACAAGGAATTTCTTTTGCGTTTAGTGCAGGACAGATAAGTCTTACAAGAGAGGCAATCTCTTTTGCTTTGGTCATGTCTGCTGATGTCTTTCCTTCTAACGCGTCTTTTGCTTCTTTCTTGGATGCCATCATTCCCAGTGAATCAATAAAGAAGATGACTTTGTCTCCTCTCTTGATTTCATCTAACTGTCTGACAATGTCTAGTTTGAGTTCTTCTATGTTTGAGAATGGAGTGTAAAGGATTCTCTCTGGGTCTATGCCATTGGCTTTCATGCCTTCTAGGGATGTTCCGTTCTCTGAGTCATAGAAGATGCAAATGGAATCTTCATGTTTATTGAGATAAGCAGAAACGATGTTTAGACAGAGTGTAGACTTGTAGGTTGCTTGTTCTCCCTCAATGATGGTAAAGCCGTTAGGAAGTCCTCTATTGGGCTTTCCTGACAAGATAATGTTCAGGATGGGTAGATGGGTGTCTGTGAACTCTGGGTCTATTAACGAGTCTGTTGAGGCTGCTTCAACTGCTTTAAGAAGGGAACTCTTCTTCAGTCTTTGCATAAGTGAGTTTGCCATTATGTGTCTCCTTGTTTTGTGTTTGATGTGGTCATTATAAGGTGTCTGCAAATGTAGCATCGTCTGTAAGCCGCATGGTTGAGCCATTCTTCCAAAACTTTCACTAAGTAAGGAATGGTTGTGTGATGTCTTTTCTCTAATCCTTTTTGTACTCATGTACTTCTCTGTAAATATCTTTCAACCAAGAAGAAAACCAAAGACCATTGATGTTTGAGTTCAGGTATGAAGAGTCTTCTAGAACTGAATATTGAAATTGAAGTTTTACTTCTAGGTAATTTGCATACTTCATCTTTTCACAAAGGAAAAGAATGTCTCTTCTCCACTCCTTCTTGTTCTCTTTGGTGAGAAGAGATTTAAGGTCATCTGAGGAAGAGAAGTAAGACTTCCAGTTTGATTCCTTCCTTATCTTTCCTCTCTTTCCGTCTGGTCTCTTTGTCTGAGAGATAAATGATTTCTTTCCTATGTATTTCTTCTGTGTAGGTTCATGGGTAAGGAGATAGACAAATCCTTCGTATTGCTGTGGAAAGAGTTTTTCTTCTTCTTCTGTCAAAGGTTTGTCCTTATAGTTCCAAGGTTGGTATGTTGGTTCTTTCTTCTTTCTTTGCATTAAATAATTTCCTTAGAAAGAGTTAATGGATAGAGTCATTATAAGGTGTCTGCAAATGTAGCATCCTCTGTAACCCGCATGGTTGAGCCATTCTTCCAAAACTTTCACTAAGTAAGGAATGGATGGTGTTGGTCTTTGTGTGAATCATGTGCGGTTTCCAAAGACTAGTGGAGATAATCCATTCTCTTTAAGAAATTCATTACTCTCTTCTTGTTGATAGGCAAATGCGTCGTAATGCCTAAATGCTGATGCAGGTATAGAGAAGGAGTCAAGTGAATAACTTTTCCTTTCCATTCTTCTCATGTTTTGAAACTCTTCTTTTGTTGTAAGCCAAGCAAAAGAAATCAAGGTCATGACAATGTCGTCGTTGTATCCTTTATCAGCCTGATAGGAGTTCTTCTCTTTGACAAACACTCTTAGTTCTTCAATAGTGTCGTCGTCATTGATAATCAATCTCTCTTCTTCGATAAGGCTTTTAAGTCTTGAACAGCCTAGTGCTTTTGTCTTGGTGTTGTGTTTAACCCCTACGTTTTGTTTGACTGCTCCTTCTTTAATGGCAGTCTCTCCGTACTTCTGAACAGAGACGTATAGGTTTTCGTATTCATAGTCGTAGTAGAGTTGTGAGCCGACTAGATAGCCAATAGAGTTAGACTCCACAAGGACAAAAGCGTTGTTAAATCTTTTGGCTATCTCCACTATTCTTGGAGAGAGTTCTTCTGGTCTTGTATGGTTATCTCTCCAAACAGCTACTTGTTCATATTTATTTCCGTCAATCCTTATGACTGTAATCACTGAGTAGTCTTGTGAAAGTCCCTCTGAGACATCGACAGAAACGACGTATCTTCCCGTCTCTTCTGGTGATTGGTATTCCTTGTAATGTTCTAGAGAAAGAACCTCTTGTTTAGCATTAAGAGAAAGTAATGTCTCTGCTCTGATTAGAGTGAGGGAAGACATCTGGAAGGAGCATAGATATTCTTGTCCGAATGATTGGTCAGACATTGACTTCCTTGTAATCTCTTCCCATTCTTTGTCTCTTGCTGGGTGATGCCAGAATGGGGCAAAGTAGGGAACATAAGAGTTTGTTCCTTCTTCTGCTCCTTTCCATAACTTATAGAAGAGATTCATCCCTTTTGGCGTAGAGAGAATAATTATCTTGGACTTTGTCCCAGAGGAAACAACAGGATAAGAGGATTCATAGAACTCTTCTGCATTTGGAACTGTGCTGAATTCATCTAGGACTAGTATGTCTGTACTTCTACCTCTAAGACTGTCTGGTGAACAAGCTCCTATGAAGACCGTTACACCTTTTTTTCCATTAGACAGGACAATAGATTTCTTGTTCCATTCTCTGACACCGGGTTTAATCCACCAAGGCAACATCTTGTAGGAAAACTGAAATCTCCCTAGAATTTCTTTTGCTGTGTCTTCTTTGTTGGCAAGGATGCCAATAGAAATGTTTGGTGAGAAGATTGCTTTCCAAAGAAGAAATCCAACCACTATTGTTGTCTTGCCCATCTGTCTAGGAAGCATTGCAATGGTGAATCTGTTCTTCTCAAAGATTTCTATTAGATTCTTCTGATATTTAAACGTTGAGAAGAGCATTATTCCGTGGTCAAGAGAAGAGATGAAAACATAATTGTTTATGAAGTACATCACATCGTTCTTGCACTTCTCAAACTCAGCAATCATTTCTTTTGTAAGGGGAAGCTCTACTTCAGGTAGTTTTAAAGCAATGTTTCCGTTGTAACAATTTCCTTCTTTCAGAATGTTTATTTCTTCTGAATCAGGAATAGGAACTTCCGTCTTAATCTCTGGATAAGGCTCTGGCTTGAATCCCTTTGGTCTGGCAATTTGTTGTGCTGCTGGAATATAAGTCTTCTTTACAGAAACTTTCTTCTTTTGTTGTGTAGAAGAAGTATTTGTTTTCTTTTTCTTATTAACAGAAGATGAAGGTTTCTTCTTTTTCTGTTGTGTTGTTTGTTTTGTCGTTGCCATAATTCCTTGAAGATAAGCAGTTTCTTCTAGGAATTTTAATTAAATCATTGATTTATAAAAGAAAAGAGAGAACTAAGTCTCTCTTTTAATCTTTACCACAATGAATTGGTTGATGTCTCTTTTGTCTCTATGTCAAATGTATATCCATCCAGAGAAGAAACACCTAACTTCTTGACCTTACCCATTGTTGTGTATTCAATAGCATGATTCATGATTTCGTCAAGGACAAAGTTTGGCTCTACTGAGTATTTCATCAGAAGGACAGATTGATTCTCTCTATTGAACACATACTTGCATTGTTCTCTTTCAAAGATGACTTTGCTGTTGTCCTCTCTAATCATCCTTTCAGGTAAAGCAACACTTCCAGACAACTGCAAGAAGAGTTGTTGTAGAGCTTGTCTTCCTTTCATACAGGTATCACAGGTGGGAGAGAAACCTTCTCTGTCTTCTTTAATAGAGATAAACAGATGATGAATGACAAATTCTTCTTCTCTATCCACAGTGAAATAAGTGAATGGAACAAAGACTTCTTTCACCATAGGTCTAATAATGAAATTGATTTCTATTTCAGAAGAAGATAAATATTCTTTAATGTTGTAAGAATCAATTATCTTGTCTTTAACAATCTTCTTGATTGTCTCCTGAAAGAGATGTTTTGGGTCTTCAATAGAAGTAAGTCTTTCTTCTAAATGAACTTTTCCAGATAAATCGCCTTTAAGAAGACTGATATATCCAGTTTCAAACCCAACTTTCATGCCAAGAGAAGGATTTGTCTCAAAAGTGTCTTTAAAACGAGAAAAGTCTTTTATTGCAATAAATTTAGGAAAGGTGAAGTGTAGTTCCCTGATGATTTCATTTCTTAATGTGTTATAGGAAATAGCACCTTGATTTAGCTCTAGAGTGATGTCAACTTGTAGAAAGACAGGTTGAACTCTTCCTCTGTCATCTATGAAGAAGAATTTGATTGGGATGTTTTGTAAGGTTACTTTTCTTTGCATTTACTTTTTCCTCTTTTTGTAATGCTCTGTATTAGGATTTGAGAGGCTTATGTAGTGACCCAGTAGGGTAGTAGCGGGTAGGCATCTTTAAGTCTCTTCTCTAAGGAATTATAAAGGCTTACAGAGCTTAAAACGCATAAAAAGAAAGGAGTCTCAATGGACTCCTGTTTCTTTATTTCTTTATCTTAGAAATTAGTTCATCAACATATCGTTTTGTCTTGTTAAACGAACTTGGGTAATTCTTTTCCCAGAGATAGCCAAGAACAACACCAACAATAAATCCTATCAGAAATGAAATCATTTTTACTCTCCTTAACCAAATATTGGTTCAAATGGAACGACAAACCCTTCATCATCCACTTTGATAAATGTTCCTTCTCTTTCGTTTTCCAAGATTGAACATTTGCCAATTTCTGCCACTACTTTATAACCACGAGCTTCATGAAGCTCCACTGTCTGTTGTTGAATTTTAGTCATAATTTAAATTCCTGAATTGTTAAAGATGATGGAGAGAATATTAACAGAGAAGAGAGAAGAGGTCAAGGCTAAATGTCTTTTATTTCTCGAATTTAATAGACGTATATGCTCTTCTCTTACCCTATCTCTACCTACCCTGTACTACCCTACTGGGTCAGTAGGTAACGTCCTTAGAATCCATCAGGTAGCGTATCTGAGAACAAAGATTTAAGAGTCAATTTTTCGATGACAACAATATTCCTTGTTGCGTAGATGTAAACAGCTTGTTTCAAATCCAATGCTCTTTCTAGTGCTTCTTCTCTTGTCTCATAAGTTCTGTAATCATCAAAGAGGAAATCTTCTTGTAGAAGAAGACCAATTCTCCATCTGGTATTAGCGTTAATTAAGGTTTGAAGAGTATTCCACTTCTCTTTCAGTTCTCTCCAAGTATCTACATTACCCACCTTGCTTATTACTGTGTTCTCAACCTTGTAGTAGGGATAGGAGACTTGTATGTAGCCTTCAGTGATTCCTCTTGGAATGGATTGCTTCACTTGAATAAGAACTGGTTCAAGTGTGGAGGGAAGCATCTTGAAGGGAAGGTCGTTTGTGAAGTTGTTTAGTTCTCTTGGAATGGGTTTTGTGTTTTGTACGTTGTAAAGAACTTTCATGTGTTTTCTCCTGTTAAATAACATTACGGATTTTTTACTATCTCTGTAACCCGCATGGTTGAGCCATTCTTTCAAAACTTTCACTAAGTAAGGAATG